CATCAAAATCTTCTTTTTTGCCGTTGCCATTCCTCAGAACTATAGGACGACACGCGGGCAAGTATATGCGTCACGCGTCAAAAGTCAACGAGAAAATGCCGGTCGTGCATCTTCTTTGTGTTCAAACGCGGGTGTATGTAAGAGACATGGGTATCAAGACGAGGATCACTGAAGCTGGGCTTGTTTCGACGAACGCACCAGGTGAGCCATCGTCGTTCGACACTGACGTCCCATTGGGAGATGGCGGATTTGGCACATTTCTTCGAACGATAGTAACCGTCCCGCCAGTTGGTACTTCAGCAGATGCTGCAAATATTCACGCAGCTCGTTTGGCGATGGCCAGCGTGGGGGAAGTGAGACTTAAATCGGGAACGTATCTTTGGTCTGGCCAGTATGACATGTCAGACAATCTCGTCGAGTCATGGAACCCGGGAACCGTGATTCTCGTACAGAACACAAATGACGGCACTGAGTTGGGTGCTCCAATCAACGCAAATCGTACTTCGGCGAGAACAGTAATAACCACTCTCAATGGCGCATCTACAAGAGGCGCGCGCACAATAGCTGTCACATCGTCTACTAACGTTGTTGTCGGAGAATATATTCAACTCATTGACACCACAGCCAACGTGCTCGCTTGTCTTACATATTTGGTCGTCGCAAAGGCTGTAGGCACAATCACACTCGATCGACCCGTGCAGCGATCATTCGCAACCTTGAGCAATGTCTGCCGTGTAAGTCCGCCAAAAAACATCCACATCTTTGGCAACGGCGCTCAGATTACATCGACTGCAGCTGCAACAACTACAACAATTGGTTCACACACGCTTCCAGTGGGAACAATCAATGTTACTAGCACAGCTGGATTCGCCTCACAGGGCGGCATTTTTGTGAACGGGCAGGTAGTCTTCTACACAGGGAAGACGGGTACGACATTTACGGGTTGCACGAGCGGCTCGGGCATCATAAATGCTGGTAGTACAGTTGAAACCCACGCTGAACGTGCAGTCGAAATTGCGTACGGTTGGGAATGCCACGTTGAAGGCCTTCGCGTGACTGGTTTCTCTGATTATGCTGTTGGTTACGACCTCGGTTCGTATCGCTGCTCGTTCCGTGACATTCGTGTGGATGGGAACAGCAAGGCTCTCGCGGCTTTCACTGCTGAAAGTTCTGAGGAGATTGACATCACCGAGTGTGACGGCACCGCTGCGGGAGGTGTAAGCGTAGGTGGGGGTCTCCTCCTGTGGGGTTCGTACGGCGTGCGAGTCAATGGCGGTAAATTTCATGACAACACGGGCAATGGCTGTCTGATTACGATCGGTGGGTCAGCCGATATACAGGGCTGTGACGGGGTCACCTTCAATGGCACCAAGTTCTTGCGAAATACGCTCAACGGTGTATCCATCGCTGACGGAGCGCGCAATATCGTTTTTCAAGGTGGGTGGGAGTCGAGTGACAATTCTCTTATGGGTATGCGTCTTGAAGCGGTCACAACTCCTCCTACTGACATCACATTTCACGGTGGGACCCTGCGCCGCAACATTGGTGGGCTCTACACCAATGGTGCGACTGTACGCATCAAGGCATTTGGTCTCGTCTCCGAGGGAAATACTACAAACTCGAACTTCAATATCAAGACGTCGAGCGAGGTAGAGTGCTTCGGCTGCTCGTCACTTGACCCGAATGGTGTGATTCCAAACTCGACAGCCGGACTGCTCGTAAACGCCGGAACGTGCCGGTGGGTAGGTGGGCTCATCTCTGGTGACTCCACAGCGGGCAGTCTTGGAGTGCAGATTGCGGGATCTGGCATACTTGACATCAGCGATACTAAAATTATCGGTACTGGCACATCGGGCGGGTACGCAATTTTGCTATCTAGCGGAACAGTTAGACTACGTCGAGTACAGGCAACTGGTCGCGCGGGTGATTTTGGCGCTGTGTTCTCCGCTGGTACTGTTGCACAGATCGATGAGTTCGATTTTGGAGCGACTGGCGTGCCTATCACGATCACAGGTACTGCTGCGGTCACGATGCCGAATCAAGCCGGTCTCGGTGCGATCACCGTTACGGGTGCCAATGTCACAGCGACCAACGCACAATGGGGTTGCTCGACGATAAATGTCACTGGTACGGTCACGGGTAGTCGGCGCGACGTGATTATGCCACACATCAAGGGTCACGTATGGACATTCAAAGTCGACACCACGGGAGCTCTTGGCATCCGCGTGATTGGATCGAGCGGCACTGGTATAAACTTTGCTGATGGCTCAATCGGTCGCGTGATGTTCGACGGGACCAACTATGTGAGTGTTTGACGACAACGAGAAAATGCTCGTTATGATTTAGCATTACGCAGTGACGTCAGAGCACAACGACTCGTCCCGTCTCTCTTCCGCCGCGGGCGTTTTGTGACCGCAGCATGCATCTGATGCCATAGCTGTTTTCTAATTTCCGCTGTAGTGGGATCGTCTTTGATCTCAGAATCAAGGAGACCTCTGAGCCAGAGCGGTATCAGCTTGCGACTATAGTATGTCGCTTCTGGTCCATCACCGAAGATTCGTAGTTTTCCGGGCAATTTCTTGTCCGTGAGGCCGTGATTTACACAAATCGTATCGCCGAGCAGTTCATCAATTTCAGTGAACTCTTGTGGCACGATACAGACTTCACCGCCGCCAGAAAACTGAATCATCTTGCCACCACAACAGTCTCCAGACTTCACGTCTTCAACTCTTGCTGTCGGTGTGTATTGTGATCTGAGTCCTCGTTTGCTAATTTCGTTAGCAAGATGTGGCCACCAACCGTGTGACATGCTCGTGACACCGCACGCGACATCTAGTGCCATTTGTACAAGCTCTTCATCTGAAGCTTCGTCACACTTGCGCGCGAACGCCTGAAATTCTCGCTGTCGTTGTTCTTGATACTGCTTGTTGAATTCTGCGAGTTGTGACTTTATCTGTTCGTCATTTAGCATGAGAATAAGTATAGTGCAACTAAGTACGAACTACCTCAAATACAATGTCGTTAGGCACAACTTCCCAACGTTCACCGATCGCGATGAGTGCTGCACCCTTCACGTTGTTGGTGGCCTCAGCAATCTGCTCTTCTGTCCCGTCGTGTTCCCAGGCGATATTGAATCGCGGGCTTCTGACTTCGGTAGAAGTAACCTGAATGACGATTAGGGACACTTACTGAGCTTTCACAGGGACGTTGTGTACGCTGACAATATGCTCTTCAGCCTGTTTCAGGAGGTGTGTGTAAGCGCTTTTAAGCATGTCGCGGGGCGTCATGTTACCGTGTTCCTCTCTCCCTGCGAAATCCTGAAGAGTTTGTTCGACCAGCCTGTCTACCCACGCTTCGCGATCGTATTCTTCGCTTGTGATTTCACGTACTTCGGGCGCTCGAACGCGAAGTTTGCCAGCATACGTGAACACGGTGTGTCCCGCAGAAGTGTCTGCGTATTCTTTGTTGCACGTATCGTGATTCTTGTCGAGCATATGAAATTTGATCGACAGTATTACACCACTGCGACTCATGGACAGTGCTCACTATTTTTGAAATCGCACCAGGTACAGTTGTTCCTGTTCTTCAGGAAGACGTTTCGTTCCATGGACGCGAGCATGTTTGAGACGATTTTGAGCGCCCGCGTGAGGGTGACCTCACCGACAGACACCTTCATGAGCTCGCACTTCTTCCCGGGCTTCGGGCGACGCTTCAGAATGACGAATCCACACCTCACATCGCGGAGCGCCGGGACCTCCTCACCCGCAGTGCCAACTTGGTCCATCCAGAACTTCTTATAGAGCGTCAGCTGCAGGCCAAGGAGCGGCTCGCGCTTCTTCATGGGCGTCCAACCGGACCCGCTCGTCTTCCAGTCGAGGATCCAGACCTTCTCCTTGCCCTTCGCGTCGGGAGCCGCAATGATGCAGTCGATGAAGCCCTTGAACTTTGCGCCCTTTGCGTTGATGGCCTCGTAGAGCGCCCTCTCGGCGTCGATGAGCCGCCAACCTGGGAAGTTCTTCTCGAGGAACTCTGGGACGTCGGCAAGGATCTCTGTCGCCTGCAGCTTCAGCTTGTCGAGCGAGAAGTCTTTCTCTTTCGGCTCGGCCCTCGCGTACTCGGGACGCCAGAGCTTGTCTAGCTGCTCGTACGCAATCTCGGGCTTCATCTCGCGCGTCTTGAGGTAGTGCTCGAGCGCGGCGTGGACAGCAGTTCCGAACGCCAGGTGGTACGAAGGCCGAAATACGTTGATCTTGTCAACGTGTTTCAGCTTGTGGCGAAACGAACAGTCGTTCCAGTCTTTCAGCTCAGAGAAGCTGATGTGAGGCTTGCCCGTGATGAGTGTGAACTTCGGCGTCTCTTCTTCGACGGGCGCATCTAGAACCGAACCAGTGACTTCTTCTGACATGCAGAAGAATATACTGCATCTTCTACACTTGATCAGTCTTCAGTCAAGTTCAACCATCGCGAGGTGGTGTCGAACCTCGGCGATTGCAAGCCTCACGACAGCGGGATGACCGTCGGTGTCCTTCTTCTTGCGAAGCGCTCCGTCGCCGCTCCGCGTGATCCACGCATCATGCTTCTCTTTGCCACTCTCGATGACCACGTAGTAGTCAGTCTGCCAAGGATAGTAGATGATGTCGCGAATCGTGATCATGCGCCCCCGTATATGAATATAGAGAACGTTTGCGCCCGTGACGAGAATCGAACTCGCACATACCGGAACATAACCTCCGGAGTTCTTCCTTTGAACTACACGGACTTACTGTGCTTGTCTAGCTTCAAAGAGTGTTCTTGGTTGTAGAGCTCCTGGGTGATGAGATTCTTCAGAGTGTGCAGCTTCACGAGATTTGCGTCGTGTGTGAGTGTGACCATCTTGTCGAAGAGCGGGATGTATTTTGTGCGCGTCTCTGCGAGCTGCTTCTCACGGAAAGCAAAGTCAGTTCCCGCGAGCGAACGGAGGTTGTCCAACCTGTCGCACGCTTTGATGGCGAACGGACGCCAATCAACACAGTCGTGGAACCGATCGAGGTAACCGTCAGCGGGACATTTGCTCAGCACCTTGACGATGCGTGTGACCTCCGGTCCGAAACAGTGCTCGATCATGTCAGCTGAAATGTCTTCGGTATCTTCCAACGAGTCGTGGAGGAGCGCGGCGATGGCAAGCTCTGAAGAGTAACAGCGAGCTTCATCAAGCAGTGAGATGGCCACGCGCCGCAGGTGTTCGAAGTACCTGAGAGCGTGACCTTCGCTATCGACCTCTTTGCGCGTTTGTGCACGGTGTCCGAATTTGGCGAGCATGTACGCAAGCCGAATGTCTCGCACCTCAGAGGGCGTAAAGTGAATCTCGATGCGCTTGAAGAAGCTCGCCTTGTTTTCCACTATCCCACCCTCACACCTGGTAGTGCATCGGCTGGGGGCGTGATCATAGCCAGACCGCGTGTGGGATCGAGAGGCCCTAGCGGGTTAGTATCGACGGCAAGAAGCATGCCGTGACTCTCGACTCCCATCATGTTCCGCGGAGCGAGGTTGACAACAGCCAGAACTTTCACGCCGACCAATGATTCGGGAGTGTAAGCTGTGGCAATACCAGCCAAGATCGTTCTTATGCTGAGCTCTGGCCCGAGGTAGACAGAGAGCTTCAAGAGCTTCTTGCTCTTCGGCACTGTCTCGGCCGTGAGAATGATGCCCACGCGGATGTCGACCTTCTGAAACTCTTCGAACGTGATCTCTTCGGTCATGGCGATCCTTTCAGTGCGAGGGGCAGGTGTTCGCACAGCTTGCGCGTCCGTTCGCCAGGACCGAGCGCGATAGCTGTGATCTTCCCACCGACGTCCGGTTCTCGGAATGCCGACGCCGGAACGTCGGCATCGTGTGCTGAAACCAGCAGGCGCATCAGCTCGATCTCAGACGGAGCGGAGAGCAACGCGAGGTAGTTCGAGTTCGTGAACCACACCGAATCAACGTCCGGGTGATCGTGCGTAAACTGACGCATCGCGTGGCACGACTGGACGGCCTGGTAGCCCGGCGCAAGGTCCGCTCGGGTCACCAGATAAAGCTTGTCTCCCGGCTTCACAGTGTGACCTGTCGTTCCGACGTGGGAATTTCCTGCGGTCCCTGTGTGTTTCCCGTCCACTTTGACTTTGGACGAGGCGCCTGCTTTTCCGCTGCGGGCTCTGCTAGCAACCATTTCGTAATATCACTTTCGCTGATACGCTTGTAGGTGAACTGCTCGGCGAGCTTTGCGATCCTCCCGGCAAGGAACGCCGTTGCGTCACTCGTACCGAGCTCAGTGCGACTCTCGACGACGCGGAAACTGACACCGCGCAGGTACGCATACGCCAAGAAGTACAGGCGAGCACGCTCGCCGAGGGACCTCTTGATCGTCCAGTGACCGAAACGCTCATCGCCCGATGAGGACTGAATGAGCTTCCTAGATTTGGCGCCCGCACCTGCAAGGCCCCTGACGATTCCCTTCAAAACAATGTGATTGATTTTGTCCATAATATCCTCCGATTCACTCAATTGCACGCAAACTGCAGTGACAACGAGCGGAGGTGGACCCCTTATTCGAGTGCGGTTACAAGCCGCTTCACATTATCGACATATTTCTATCCTAATCACCATTTTTGCGTTGTACAGGCATCGTATTATGGCGTGCCCGCGATTGACGATAGGTATGCGACAAACGAACGATTGAAGAGAGCGCCCTCTCGACTGTGTTGAACTATTGCTGCACAGCGAGACCCGGCAAATCCGGTGAGGTAGTGAATTGCGAGAGCGCTGACAACGCCCGAGCGATTGAGTCCCTGGTGACACGTTACGAGCGCAGTCTTTCCCTCTCTTACTGCGGCGGCAACAGCCTGTGCGGCAGAGTGCCAAGACGAAATCCAGTGCTCTGGGATGACACACTCCGCGTCGATCGAAGGTGCTCTGATCACTTGGACGCCCGGGAATCCGAGATCCTGTGGTCCGTCTACTTGGTACTCTTTCGCACAGAGGACAACCACATCGATCCCGGAATCACGCAGGCTGTTTCCTTGCGGTGGGCGAGGACCCTGGTAGATCCTCTGGAAAACCATATCAGCACTGTATTGCACTTGTCACTGGCCTTTTCTGGCTCTCGCGCGGATGGTGTCGAATGACTCCGGCGCGGCGAGGTTGCCAGCATTGTACACCTCGCGCATGATAGAGTAAGGCACTTTCGCGGCACCATCCCGGAGAACAGCGCGCGAATCCTATCCGCGTCGCTGCCCGATGTATTGCTCTCGTGCGCGCAGTAGTTGAAATACGGCCTGCGTCCCGTTGCAGCGTGCCAGAGCTCTCCCTCTCGCGCGATCTGCGCGAGCGTCAGCTTTGCCCTGAACGGCACGAGAGCATTTCGAGCCTCGTCGGTGCTCTCATGGACAGAAAACTGCAACCCGACTGTCGGAACATCGACAGACAGCTTTCTCATCTGCGAATAATCAACGTCGGGTGCACTCGTGCTGACAAGTAGGGCCGCCTTGGGATAGAGCGAGTGCAACTTTCGAACTGCAACATCGAGCTCTTTCATGTTGAGCAGTGGTTCTCCCATGCTCATGAACATGATCTGCAGCTTATCGACCGCACTTGCGTCGATATTGTTCGCAGCGAAGAGGTGCGCGGGCTGCTCGACGATCTCGTCTGAGGTGAGACTTCGCACGAAGGAGTCGCCAGCACCGCAGAATCGGCATCCGACTGGGCACCCGCTCTGGGTCGAGATGCACATCACCGTCCTCTGTTCGTACGTCGGGTACTTGTAGAGGACGGATTCGGCGACAGCATCACCTCGTTCGAAGACGTACTTCAGAACGTTGGCATCGGAGCTGCGGACGACGCGGGTAGAGTCCCAGTGTTTCATTGCAGCCTCCTAGAACTTCTGCGCGAAGTGCGTGATGATGTGGAAGTGGTCCTCAAAGAAAGAGGCCTCGCTAGCGAACACCTCATTGAGTGGCATCCACCACGCTTTTTCGGCGTCATCGCTACCCCTGACACGCGGCAATTCGCCCGTGCCGAGATCAATTGCAAATGCGTGTGTGATCGTACGACCCCGGAGAGAGCGACCTGGGTGATCGAACACGTGAGAATCGACGATCGCAGATGACAGTTGCGCGTTTGAGACCTTGATGCCCGTCTCTTCACGAAGCTCTCGGATCGCACCGGCTCTGATCGTCTCTTTCTGATTGAGGAACCCACCCGGGAGCGCAAAGAGGCCCTTCCCGGGATTGCCCTTCCTCTTTACGACGAGGACGTGACCGCTCTTGAACACGACGGCATCGACGGTCACAAACATGGGCGGGAACGGAGCGCCTCTCCATGCTTCTTTGTACGATTCGATGAAGTGAAACTCTTCCTTGAGAGCCTCAAACTTATCACTCTTGCTGAACTTGAGCAAGAAGTCCGTCACAGCCGCGGGCAAGTAGTTTTGAAACTCAGCATCGCCGCGAAAATACAGCTCGCGAATCTCGGTCGCGCCCTTCACACCCTTGATCTCGTCCGTCTCAACGAACTTCCACTGCGGGAAGATGCGAAGGTAGAAAGAGCTGTCGTCTTTCTCATGGCCGAAAAGAGCTATCGTGGGTGAGGCGTGCTCGGTGGCACCAGTCGTAATTTCGCTCACCTGGCGCTGCACCGACGTCACCCACACGTTGTCGTTGTAGAGGTGATCGTTTGCCAACACAAACCTGATGTGCTGCTGCTCTTCGTACGTCAGCGAGTTGAGAATCATCGCGCCGCGCTCTGCAGCGGTCCAGGGATTCTTGGTCGTCCTGGGTTTGTTGCAGCTACCGATCACAACAATCAGGGTCTCACACCGCTCGAGCGCAAATTTGACAGACGCCAGGTGCGCGACGTGAAACGGCTCGAAACGACCGATGTAGACACCAAAATCAAACTTTTCCATGACACACTCTCCGTGTATTAGGCGTCACTCGCTCACTGCAAGTATCGACACCAGAGCAGCTTCTCGTGCTCCTGACTATAGGATATGGCGACCCGTGAGTTTGTACACAAAATGCTCTAACTCAGGACGCCTTTTCAGTATCATCCTTGGTTGAATCGAGCTCAATCTTCACTGCACCCGTCGGAGTGACCTTCTTGAACGCAAGCGCCTCGAAGTACTTCACTGCCTCCTGATCTTCAAGATTCACGGGTCCACCCATTCTCTTCGAAACGGCGCGACCGAACATTCTCTCCCAATCGCGGTGCTCGGGTGCCCTAACTTCGAGGTTCTTCTTCCAGGATGCTTCGATGACTGTCGGCGCAATTCCGAGCTGCTTCGCCTGATAGACAAGCGCATTTACGTCCTTCGGGAAACAGTGACCGCCATAGCCCCGCGAGCCGTCAGGACCCGGCACTGCCCAGTGAGAAGTTCCGAGCCGCTCATCGAGCCGAGCGTATTCAACGACCTTGTCGTAGTCGATATTCGCGCCCGTGGCATCGAGTGCCTCACAGATCTGTGACATCTCGTTCGCGAAGGCAACCTTCGTGGCGAGGAAGCAATTCGTCACGTACTTTACCATCTCGGCTGTCGTCGAGCTCGTCTTGATGAGCTTCACGCTCGGGAATGCAGACTGGAAGATCTCCTTCACCTTGTTGATGTGGGGACGCGGCCCGCCGAGGACGATCCTGTTCTGGTTCCTCATGTCATCGAGAGCGTTTGCCTCTGTGAGGAACTCGGGGCTGAATACGACGCGGAGACCTGTGCCGGCGTACTTCTTGTTCCACGCTTCTGTCGAGCCAGGTGGAACGGTAGACTTCACGACCGCGATGCGCGAGCCGGGAACTTTTGCAAGTTCATCGAGCGTTGACTCTACGATAGAGAGGTCGGCAGCACCGTCCTCATACATGGGTGTCGGAAGGCAGACGAAGTAGACGCCCGAGAAAAGGTGCTGTCTCTCACACTCTTCGACAAAGCCGCGCGTATTGGGAACCTCTGCTTGTTCCGCGGGCAGAGTGTCGAGGCCGGCATTCTTTTGCATCTGCTCGAACGAGATAGAAGCTGCAATGAGCGCAGTGCCCCCCTCGGCGACCTTTCCCATCTTGTCGTAGACAAACACGGTAAACCCGCGCTCATTCATGACAGTAGTGAGAGACCCGCCGACAAAACCTTGACCAATGATCGCTAGCGATTGATTTTTCATTGTTCGTTCCTAATCCAGCTACGATAGCCCAACACTTCTAGCTCACCCTGAGTAACCCAACGATAACTCATTTGCTTAGTTTCAGCAAATTTATGAAGCGCAAAACGTTTGAATTCAGCATTTTTATCACGACCCTTTACTTCTTCAATCGATACTCGATCACGAGTTACCAAGAAATCAGGGACAAACATTTTCGGAACGCCATCACAATTTGTGTATGGTATGCGAATACCATGACGTTTTGTCCACATCACAACAGTGACATCACTATCAAGTCTTTGCATGTAAAACTTTTCAAGCATTGAATCATAGAAGAAAGATTCACTTGATTTTGATGATGTATACCAACCTTTACGCCCATACCCATTTGTATTGGGTATTGTCCCGTCAGCAATGCCGCGAGCTCGAGACTCTGACATTCTTTGACACGTTTCTGCTGTGTGGTGTTTTCCAAAGAAAGGATTATTTTCACCCGTAAAACGTTGGCTATTTAGCGCAATTTTTCTACGAGCTTCTTCAGTGTGTGTTTTGCCGAAAAAAGAATTTCCTTCGCCTTTACGAGCTAAAGACATCTTAGCACGAGTTTCAAGTGATGCTTTCTTCCCACGTTTAGATGCGCTCAGCTTTGCTTTACTTTCAATAGAAAAATGCTTTCCGCGAAATGGATTGTTCCTTGTTGTGAAGCAACTTCGGCACTCTTGCTTTCGTTGTTCAGCACGTAAAAATGCTTGTTCACCCTTGTATGTCAACTCACGATTACATGTTGGACAATTTCGCACAAACACATTTAATCCCTTATCTTACAGTTCATGTTGAGCTCACTGTATATCGAGATGCTTCGAGTGTTTATTTCCCGCCGAGATGTTCGTGAAGGGCTTCTGACTCGTACCTGTCTAGAGCACGCTCATATTTGGGCTCGCGCCCGAGCGAAATTTCTCGCACAGCGACAGACGACGCGAGCGACGGGCGGTGAAGCGTCGACTTTTCGCCGGCCTCGTTCAACGCAATCGCGACCCTGCTAGAGTAGCACCTGATGCCGCCGAGGATCGCATTCTTTGTGTCGTACCTCCAGAAGGAAGAAAGCCAGACGTTCTTCAGAGACTTCTCGGCCTCGAGGTGCCAGTTCTGTTCAGAACAATCGATCACACAACCAGTAATGACGGTGTCATCATCGAGCAACAGGCAGTGTCGCCAGTCGTCTACGATGACAAAATCACACGATGCTGCGAAGATTTCCGCTAGCGCCTCGCGTGTGGGCTCGGGAACAGAGATGATCCTGCGCGACTTTCCCAGGATCTGAGAGAGCGCAATGAGTTGTGGAGAAGATCCGATTGCCACAACCAGCGCGGCTTCTGCCGCAGCGGACTTCTTCGCTGCTTTCCTCGCCGTTTCCTCGGCCCTAAATTTCTTGTTGGCCTCTCGAATCGCTTTCTTCTCGAGGCGCTTCTTCTCGTATTCTGCGATCCGCGCCGCCCGCTCTTCGAGAGACAGTTTCACACCTCTGGGCATGTTCAGATTTTACGCCGTCAGTGAGGTGTGTTCAGCGAAACCTATTTCTCATGATCGAGACAGCCTGTTCGTTGCTATCGACCAAGATGCACGTTCGACCCGTATTCAGCGCCGCCTGTCCTGTCGTTCCTGAACCCGCAAAAAAATCTAGGACCGTCCCACCCACCGGGCAAGAGGCTCTGATCGCTCGCTCAACGAGCTTCACGGGCTTCTGCGTTGGGTAGTGCCCACCGAACTCCCTCTCTTTACTCTGCGTTCCGACAATAGACATCCACCACACGTCTGTCGGATTTTTTCCTGCGGCCGCTCGGTCGGCATCTTTCTGCAGTCCGGGCGCCATGTAGGGAATCTTGTCAATGTCATCCCAGTTGAATACGTGCCCACCGAACGATTTCACGTACACAAGAATGTCATCGTGCTTCCTGGGCCACCGATTTTTCCCGCGCCCGCCGTAATCATAGGCCCAAATCACGTGGTTGAGGAAGTTGTGTCGACCGAAGATCTCATCGGCGACTGGTTTCACGTCAAACACCGAGTGATAGTCTAGGTGGATGTAGATCGTCCCACTGTCTTTCAATACAGCGTGAGCTGCGCTGAGGTAATTTCGAGTGAATTGAACGTAGTCACCCACACTAAATGAGTCACGATAACGAACACCAGCATCCTCCGTAGATTTTTGCGTGTAACCGCAGTTGAAAGGCGGGTCGACGTAAATCATATCGATCGACTGTTTTGCGCGCGCAGACAGAAATTCCACACAATCACCGTGATGAATCTCTAGCGGCGAAGCGCCGCCACCCATCTCATCTGGCGCTGGGCCTCTTCTCACGTGAGCACTTCTTTCCGCAGTGCGACGTACAGATCGAGAGCTTCGTTCATCGACAGCCCGGACTGTTGGCCGTCGTTCACTTCGACGACGATCCACCCGCCATCTTGCTTCTGTGCCACATCGACAGCAAAGAACGTGACGTGCTGCGCGATGATCTCTGCAACAGATGCCAGAAATTCGGGTGGCGGTCGGGACGTGATCCACTCGGGAGGCACGTCTTCACCGTGCGTCGACCAGTAGTATCCCGTCGTCAGTTCTGTTGTCTTGTAGAAGAACGAGCGATACTCGCGTGTGATCGGGAGCCCGTGATCTGACCTGCAGTGTGTGAGCAGTGGGACGTACTCTCTGATGTAGATGTCCTGTTCACCCACAAGAGAATCGGCCGTGAGTCGTGAGTGGACTCGCACGGCGTCCTCGAAAGTCTCTGCGTACATGTGAGTGTCCCACAGAAATTTCATCGAGTTCGTCGCGCCCTTCAGGACGAAAGGTCCCTTCGCGTCTCTTATATCCTGAAGCCTAAACCACGTCTTTGGCGTGAGGTCGCCGAGAGCCGTAGACCACTCGCGCATATCTGCACAGAACTGGTGTTCTCTGTATGTGTTTATGAGTGCACCACCGAGAAGTTCTATATCGTTCTCGAATTCCTTGAAGAAGGGCAGTGCAGAGTAGCGAGGCACGACAAAATCGCCAGGCTGTACGGCTGCGCGCTGGCGAATGACAGTGAATCCCGCCTGCTGCGCGGCCTCCCGTTCGTGGTCTTCTTCGCGACCCCCTCGCAGTAGCACTACAGTTCTCACAGGTGCCGTTTTGCGAGTGTCAGAGCAGAGGCGACGCAGGGACCCATGTCTGTGTAGGTGTACCTTCCCAGTCGCCCTCCGACTACATACTTCGGGTCTGAATCGGCGAGCCTCTTGTATTTCTGGTAGACCTCGCCGTTCTTATCGTCATTGATCGGATAGTACGGGATCGCGTCGCGCGTCCACACTTCTGGGAACTCGCGCGTCACAACCGACGTGGGCAGGTTGTCCTTGAATTCGAAGTGCTTGTGTTCTACCTGACGCGTCCAGGGAACGTCGCGCTCTGTGTAGTTCACAGTTGCGGTTCCTTGCACATCGCCCAGGTTGACAGTGTGTTCGAACCTCAGTGTCCTGTACTCGAGCTCTCCATGAACGTACCCATAGAGCTTGTCGATGGGCCCAGTGTAGAGGATCTTGTCACACATCGCCTCGAGAGTGTGCTGCTCCTTGAAGAAGTCGACACCCAACTGAACTTCGATTCCTTCGAGCATGTTCTCGAAAATCTGTGTGTAGCCGCCGATGGGAATTCCCTGGTGCTTGTCGTTGAAATAGTTGTCGTCCCACGTGAGGCGAATTGGGAGGCGTCGCAGGATACTTGCCGGGAGCTTGTCTGGCGTGCGCATCCACTGCTTCGTTGTGTAGCCGTAGACGAATGTCTCGTAGATCTGACGACCGACCTGTGTGAGCGCCCACTCTTCCATATTTCGCGGCTGTGGGTATCGCTCTCGGTAGCTACGCGTCACTTCTGCCAAGTGCATCTTCGCCTCTGCGGGCGTTGACACTCCCCAGAGTTGGTACAGCGTCATCATATTGATCGGGAAAGAAAACATCTTTCCCTCGTAGTTCACCTTCGGCCGGCAGACGAAGTGATTGAACTTCGTGAAGCGATTTACATACCCCCACGTTTCGTCGTCGTTGCAGTGGAAGACGTGGGGACCGTGCATATGAACATGTGTACCTTCTATTTCCTTTGTGTAGCAATTACCACCGACATGTGATTGTTTGTCGATCACCAAACAACGCTTGCCCGCTTCCTTAGCCCTCTGAGCGAATGTTGAACCTGTAAGACCAGCACCAACAATCAGAAAATCATATTTTGACATCGAGTTTATTCCTGAGATACTGTACAAGATTATTTTGTGCTAGCTCACGCTGTGCTTCTAAATCTGTAATTCGGACGAGACGAATGTTTTGATTTTCGAACCACAATACTTGCTCTTGATCTCGAGCTCGCGTGTCTAAAATTACGCGATCGATGGGTTTATCACTCAACTGTATCGCTTCAACAGAACGATCCAGACCGTGCCAGAACACGCCGTCGACTTGAACATAGATCGTAGGCTCTTTGACTTTGAGATCAATTTCCCAACCGTTGATTCTGCTCGGCCATTCAACGAGATCTTCGCCGAAGATCGATGCTAGCGCATCACGCACGCTTCTCTCGATTTTGGAGTGTCGATAAGTTCCATTTTTGACGCGTGTCTGTCTTCCTTTTGCATAGTTCGCGGGCGAAAATGCATTTACTCTCCATTCATCAAATTTTGCTTTGCCTTCGCTTTCACCGTACTTGGAAATGAGCTTTTCAAGTCTTTCTTGATTTGTCAACCCAGCAGTACCGACCTTATTAGCAGTTTGCCATTTTGATCTACAAGAGAATCCACAAAATGCAATAGCACCCGCCGAAAGTCGCGCACCATTGATTCGTTGTGTGGTTTCTTGCTTACACTGTTTACACACAAACGTATAATCAACGGCAACCCATCCGTTCTTCTCTTGACGCTGCCGAACCCAGTAACTAGACAAACACGATTGCGAACAAAAGCGAAGTTTTCTGCCAATACCAGACGCGTCTTCAAAATCACACAAACAACGTGGACAGTTCAAAGTGTATTCCCATATGTCATCAGCAGTACCTCACGTTCCCGCTACGACAGCGGCCCACTTCTCTTCCCATGACATTGAGTCGCTTCTCAATTGCATCTAGACGGATCACCAACATCGGATCGAACGCGTGCGGAGACGGTGGAACGTTCTCTGCTGGGAGTGCGGGCGCGGGATCAGTGTCGGCTGCATCCTCTTGCCGTGCATCACCTTCGGCTGGTGTCAGATTGACGTCCTCGGCCGAGAGGGTTGTTACCTTCTCGAAGGTCAGTTGGAGGTGTTCTTTGATCACGCGGGCTTGCGCTGCGCTGATTGAACCTGAACCGCTCGGTTGCAACTCAAAGTAACCCTGTAGCCAGTAGCAGAATTGTTCTGGTGTCATTTGCTCTCCCACACGTAGTTTGTTGTTGTGACCGTGTCGTCAAATCTGTCCGCTAGAGTGTGGAAGTAAATTTTGGGACGCACGTTCGACCTAAGATACTTTTGCACCATCATGTCCTGCAAGAAAAACGACCACACGCGCAGTTCATCGTTGATCCCTGCATTTGGCAGGCGATAAGCGTCCATGTGCATCATTACGGGATTGCCGTGCCCAGTCCAGAATTTGGGCGTTGAAACGATTTCGCAATCGATCTCGTCGGGAATGAGAATTTTCTCGATAATGAGCAACTCAGACTCGGAGGGCTCAGCCCTTCCACTTTTAGTCTTGCTCTCGTGAAGAGTTTTCAGCAAGAGCTCTTTTTCGTCGCTGTTAAAGTGTCTCATGCAATGCTCGAATGACGTCAGACCACCCGCCCTGTGATTTTATCTCCTCAACACCCTGTTGTATCGCCTTGTCGTTTCTAGTGGGATCTCTGCCGAGAACGCTTCTGATATTTGTGACGAGCGAATCGAGGTCCTCAAATGGCCTGATCGTTTCGATCGTTTCACAGCCATAAGTGAACACCTGATCGTCAAATGATCGCATCGAGAAGCAGCCTCGAGCCGCGGCTTCGATGTCTTTGATCCACGGTGGGCTCGCGTTGATCTTTTCGCCGTCAACAGTGCACTCAAAGTTCTCGCTGTGCACAAACACTTTCATCTGCGAAAGCGTCGCGAGATAGCTCTGGTAGTCTACCTGTGGAGCGATAGTGACGTCAATGCCGCGAGATTTGAGACCCTCAAACAATTCTCTGCGATACGGGTGAAGTGTACCACAGAATCCGACGTCAATTTTTCTATCGGAAAACTTGGGACCTACGCTGCAGTACTGCGGCAACATCCACATCCTGACAAACTTCGACGGGATTCCGCGCGAGACGACGAAGTTCGACCACCACGAAGACGTTGTCAGGAATGTTGCGAGGTTCAACCTGCGCTTGATGACATCGTACGTTCCCTTGAATGGCGACTCGTCGCGGAACGACTCCCACACGTCCTGCTCGTAGAAAAGTGTCCGCGCGCCGCCAAGAAATGATTCGATAGCATCGATCTCACGGTGAATGGTACGCAACTTCAGAAGTGACAGCGTTCGATCTGAACCCTTCTCGAGTCGCGATCCAGATCGCACGTCAGCGAGTTCATAGTACCTGACGCTGCACTGCTGGTCTAGTGTTGCGAGGAGCTGGTGAATGTAGCAATTTGATCTCGCGTACTGGAGTGAGTCTACGATGACGTCTACTTTCATTGTGCGCTCCCGAATTTCGCTACTGCCTCCGCGAGCGCTTCTTTGAACCTTGTAGATGTGTAAGAGTTGGCGGCCGCGAACTTTATTGGATTTGCTGCGACGACGCGAGCACCCTCTAGAGCAAGCTCTCTGGCGCGGTGCGGAGCAACAGCATTGTGCTGCAGCACCTGTGACAATACGTGAACCTGGCCTTTCAGTGCACGGTGGAGACCGAAGTGAAAGGCCTGTTCATCGTTGGGATACAGACAGTGAAATCCCGCGGGTTCCATGACCGCGTGGCGCCCGAGACTTTCACCCTTGAGAACGATGTCGTGATTCCCGTCGACGTGGTCACAGAATAGTTCTTGGCTACGCGCAAAGGTCACTCGAGGCGTGAAGAAATTTAGGCCCGCAATGAGACCGCCCGTGTAGAAGTCTTGGAGTCTGAGCTGCAAACCGGTGACTCGCTTGTTTTGCGCGAAAATCTCAAACCACGCACGGGCGATTACGGTTTCGTGCGCAAGAACTGTATCGGCGTCGACCTTCACAAAGAGATCGTGTGTCGCCTTGTGAGCGTCCCAAGCGTCCCAGAGCGCGTTGTGTGCTTCTTTTTCTGGTAGACCTGCCACGACATGGTGTGTAATCGAGACCTGCTCCTGTGCGGCAATGAGACGTTTGCACTCTTCGAACTCGGCTTCGCCCGAGTGTAGTGTTCCGACAAACACTCTTGGTTGTGTCATGGGTGGTTCCTTGTCGCGTACTGTGTTCTCAACATGAACATGCAGATCTGATCCTCAAACTTGCCGTCCCTGTACAGAGACTCCACCAAGACACCTTCTTGCAGGAATCCAAGGCGTGTATAGACTTTTCGACCAATTTCGTTGTACACGGCCGTCGTCAGCGACACGCGATGCATCCCTAGGTCGTTGAAACAGTGTGAGAGCATGAGCTCCCACATCAGGTACGAATATCCTTTGCCGCGATAGTCCCGATGAATATCTGCACCTAGGACGCACGAGAAGTTATTCCTATCTACCGTGAACTTGCAGAACCCAACATTTCTCCCGTTGATCGTGAAAATCTTTCGAATCTCGCGCTCTACGTTGAGAGAACGCCACCACTGCATGTGACGCTCCTCGGTGATGCGCGTCGGATCAGTGAGGTTGCGTAGCACGACTGGATCATTGTGCAGCTCGATTAGCCACGAGTGATCGCGATCATCTACGTCTACAAGTTCGGTGCGCAGCGTCGTAGAGCCGGGATGATCATCGTCTATTGTAATGGTGTATGACTCGCGACGCGATGAATCTGACATCCGATTCCTCCAACCACCAACCGCACGGTATCGAGAAGTGCCTGCGAGCGAACTTCCTCACTCCTGGGAGGTGAACTTTGTTTCTCAGGAAACACGTATAGTCGTCGTTCGGAACGTGAACGAGTCCCGCTGCGATTCCGTCGTCGTTCAGTGACTTCACGATGTCATCGCGCGTCGCGCCGTCTTCAGAATCTGGTGCCAAGAGTGTGTACACCCAGTTGCTAGACTGTGACCTTACTGGCCGATAGATCGGCTGGACTCGCGATGTCTTGAAGATTTCGTCGTAGAGCGCGGCATTTAACCTGTGTGTCTGAATGATCTTCTCGACGTGTCTCATCTGCGAGAGGCCGATGGCCGCCGAGATGTTGTTCATGTTGAACTTGTACCCCGCCTCCCGAATGTCGACGTCCCACTGCTGTCCCTTCCAGTCGCCCTTCGCGTCCTTGCCTACATCGCGATCGAGGCCGAACCACTTGAGGCACTTGGCTCGTGCGAGGTCTTTCTTAGACGCACAGACGAGTGCCCCACCGTCTCCCGTCGTGATGTGCTTGATCGCCTGAAATGAGTAACAGACGAAGTCTGCACTCTTTGAGAGGCACTCGCCGTCATATTTCGCTCCGAACGCGTGGGCCGCGTCTACGATAAGCTTCACGCCCTTCTGCTTGCAGACATCATAGATGACGTCCATCTCGCCGGGATTCCCGGCCCACGCGACAAACATCACCGCTTTCGTCTTCTCGGTGATCGCCTGCCTGATTGCCTCTGCGTAGACAGTACCAGTTGTCGGATCGATGTCAGCCCAGACGATCTTTGCACCGAGGTTCTTGATCGGTGTATTCGTGGCGACACACGTCATGGGGGTCGTGACGACGTGATCTCCGTGGCCGACACCCGCTAGCTTCAGCGCGACAGTGAGTGCCGAAGTGCAACTGTTCATCAGGACGAGATTGTGACCGTCTCCGAGGTGCTGTGAAAGCTCAGCCTGTAGCTGTGTGACGGTCTCACCCTCGTTGAGATATCCAGACTCGAGAACGCTGTGAATGTGCTCCATCGCCGATGGTACATCGACGTGGACTTTGAAGAGTGGGTATTTCTTTGCTGTCATGTTTGTGTCTCAGTAGATTTCTTCGATGCCCATTTGAAAGTGCACCGCTTCCGGGAATTGCAGAGGCTCGTCGGCGCCCGTTCGCACAGCGAGAAGCTCCACAGAACTTCCTCGTTCGGCACCGGGTTTATACCCAGCTTCGAGTATGTTGTGCTTGTACAGTTCGTTATGAGCACACCAGATCGTGATCTCAGACCACTTGTGTCTGTAGGCGGTTTCTTCCACGGCGTCAAATAGATCTGTTAGCGACCAAGGATCACCTTCGACTTCAAGAACATGACACGCGTCTCCGTACGGTTTTAGGACGATGTAACTACCATCCTCAGCCGAAAACTTGATGTAGTGATGGTACGGATGATGTTCCCAACGTGCGAGTCGATAGATGTCATCACACACAAACCCGTCGTAATCTGCTACAACACCGAGTCCCAAAGTGTTCTTGACACTGTCTGGTATTTTTCGATATCGATCCTGTCTCGGTTTGAGACTGTACATCTCTATTTCTTGAACACGTTCCCACCCAGACTTTAGGTGAGCATCAATCACAGGTTTGCCCGCCTGTGGGAAACCCAAGATGTAGTCAGTTAGATGGAGGTTGCGTTCACAAGCAATCGCGTACTTGCTCAGTTCAACGAATATGTTGCGCCTGCGATAGTTCGGATCGATGCCCACAGCGAAGCACCTTCCCACACTTGTCTGTTCACCCGCGCGGAGTAGTGCTTTTTGCTCGACACACCAGATACCCACAAGGTGCGTGCCGTCATACGCACCATATACACGAACATCGCGATCGAATGAACCTACAGTTGCGCGACGCGGTCGCATATACCAATCGATCCACTCACGCGTAATGTCAGTGTTGGGAAAAAGCGTGGTGTGAAGAGCGAGAAACCGCAGCACTTCGTTGTAAGAGCTGAGCGCGACGCTGGAGAAATATATGTTTTCACTCACAACCTGAGCCCTCCGTCAACGTGAAGTGTCTGTCCCGTAGTGTATCCGTTGTCACTATCGAGCAAGAACTTTACAGCGCTGTAGAAGTGTTGGATTGACCCAAACTTTTTCGCCGGAATCTTCTCTTTGATCTGCTCCTGGATTGCGGGCGGGATCGTGTTGATGATACCCTGATCGAAGTAGCCAAGAGCGAGTGCGTTGACAGTGACGCCCTTCCCGATGAGCTCGAGCGCCGCTGACCTCGTGAATCCCTCGATTCCGGCCTTCGCTGCTGCGTAGTGTGATGCTCCCACGGCACCATTCGCGGCAACAACGCTCGATATGTTGATGATCCGCCCGTATTCCGCGTCACGCATTCCCGGGATGAATTCGCGACAGACGAGAAACGTCGAGACGAGATTATCGTAGATTGCGCCCGTGAAGCTCTTGAGGTCAAGCTTCCAGCACATGCCATTCGAAGACGCGCCCGCCAGGTTGATCAGGTGCTGAACGCGCTGCCCGGTTGTGGACTCAATCGCTGCCCTGAGGTTGCGAACATCGCTCTCATTTGTCAGCTCTGCTTTGAAGCACCGCGAATCAAAGTTTCGAATCGGGTCTGATGTGATGTGTGCGTGCCTATCCCAGACGTCTTTCAATGCCGTGTAGTGATCTCTATACTGACAGACAACGTCAAAGCCGTCGTCGAGCATCTTCTCTACGAGGGCACAACCCAGTCCGCCTCCAGCACCCGTAACTAGGACGATTGTCACTGCGCGCTCCGCAACTGGGACGTGATGTAGACTTCACAAGCGTCGTAGAAAGTCTTTGAGAGCGGGTGCACCCTAAACTGCTTGCTCATTGAACCACGCTGGTGTGCTACGAACGGTGTGCCGTCCGATAGCGTGTACTCTGTGTGATAGTCCTCACCCGTGAGTACGGCCTTCGCCTTGCCCGAGTTGGGCCTGACAAATTCTAGGGAGTAGTACTTGATGGAGTTCTCATAGAGATACAACGGGAATTTCCAGCACGGTTCTCTGAAGAGAGAGAAGCCGATGGGAAGGTTGAATGCCTCGGACTGTTCTTTGGTTGTGATGGGCAGGAGGTTGCCCTTGTCTGCTGAAACGTCAAAGTCCCACGCGTGCCTCGTCGTAAGAGCACACCACGTGAAATTTGGCACGCGCTTGTAAGTCTGCGATACGCCCGTTCCAGAAGAGAACCCACCGATGTCCTCGTAGATCGTTCCGATGACATCTACGCCGCCAGCGACAATCTCTTCGAGCTTCGTGTCCCAGCCGCGAGCGAGCACGAGCGAGTCGCTGTCTGCAATGATGTTTACCTCACCCGCTTCCATGTTTGCAAGCGCGGCCTTGATACCCAGCATGTGTGCAATCGATCCCGAATTTCCGAGGGGAAGTAGCACAGCCTTCCCACCCGACGACAACACACGCTGGTAGCTGTCCTGATCGAGGCAGTATGCCACAAAATCGAGCCGCTCTGGTTTCGCAGCGAGGCTGCGATGATTTGCTACGCAGTATTCGTAGTACTGGTACGTCACTGCTGACGTGACAATGTGAACTCTCATTTTGAATCCTTCACGATTTCGTCGATCGCTCTGCCCGTGAATGACGACAGAGGCGCGTCCAAGATTCCGAGCTTTGTGAGGTGCTCGTGGAGCTCGTCCTTCGACATCACATCGTCGGCGCTCGTGTAATCGATCCGCAGCTCTCCGTCTGAAGCTTGCTTGTACGACGGCACGAGTGCGTAATGCTTCCCGTCGAAAATGACGCGTTCCGAGGTGTTCAGAAGCGCTTCGTGCATCTTTTCTCCGGGTCGCAGGCCCACAACCTTGATTGGCTTACCAGACTTCTCAGAGAAGATTTCGGCCAAGTCTCCGATTCTCATCGCCTTCAGCTTCGGGATGTAGATCCTGTTGCTCACGCCGTGGTGGAGAGCGTGGAATATCAGGTTGACGGAGTCGTCGAGCGTCATGACGAACCTCGTCATGTCAGGATCTGTGACGGTGATGTGCTCTGCGTTCTCCGACTGGTACTTGAACAGTGGGATGATGCTACCGCGCGACTCGAGCACATTGCCGTACCTGACGCCGAGAAATCTCGTAGGTGACTGTGAACTCGTAATGAGTCTTTCTGAGATTGCCTTGCACATTCCGTAGACGTTGACTGGAGCGCAGGCTTTGTCGGTGCTGACAAAGAGAACGGATTCGATCGGCGGGTGTGATGATGCTCCTGCTGTCGCATTGTACTCGTGGACTGCGTCAACAACGTTCTGCGTTCCCGCGAGGTTCGTCAGGACACTCTCCGTGGGAGAGAGCTCACACGTATCCACCTGCTTCAGTGCAGCAGCAATGATAATCGTCTTCGGGCGGATCTGTCGTATTGTGGCAAGGACACGCTTCGAGTCCCGAATGTCGCCCACAACGAACTTGCGCGTCTGTTCGAGCGACACGCCGAGCTGAGAGCGCAGCGTCCAGTGCTTCGCCTCGTCGCGCGAGAAAGCATAAACGAGCTTCTGTGCAGGAAATCGCCTGAGAAGTGCATTGCCCAGCGATCCCGTTCCCCCAAAGATGAGAACTGTCATTTCAGGAGTGATTCTAATGACAGTCCGCGCAGTGTTTACAATCTCTCTTTGGGGAGGATCCGCGAGTCTATCCTGTCAGCACGAGTGGGTCTGTAACCGAGTTCGGCTAACTTTGCTGGATTTGTGTAGCTTCCCGTGACGCTTCTCTCGTAGGAGCTCTTGCAGTTGTAGATCCCACCATCAAGAAGTGCTGTCTCCTCGTAGCCCATCGAGAAAAATCTCTGGAAGTCTGCCTCAGATATCCCTGCGTACTCTGACATCTTCTTCAGCTCATCGAACGCAAACTGCACTCTGCCTATCCTGTTGAGTGCTGGCAGTTGGGGCGCGAGGTTTGTGCGCCACACTTTTGGGTGGGCCGTCGGCGAGAAATACGCTTTCTTTCCCGTGAAGTGATTCGATAGCCGGGTCCACGCCCATCGCCTAGAGTCGGGTCTCTGCAACTCTTTGTCGTAGAGGTGCAACTCCTCGACAGAGAACTCCTGAAGCCGCACCGATGCAACGTCCCAGTTCAGCGGGTCATCGAGGAACGCCCGTGCTTCGGTGATCCTCTCATAACACGTGTGCACCATATCTGACTCTATGATGTAGATGTAGCTATAGTCGCCGCGGCATGACAGTCTGTAGTTCTGCAGAGCGTACCAGAGAGCGCCCCAATAGCCGTAATTTTTGTCTAGGACACACACGTGATCTGTGACGCTTCGAAGGAGCTCCGTCACACCCTCGACAGTAGAGTTGTTATCGATAGCGTAGACGTCCTCGCGAGGGACGCGACCCTTGATGCTGTCGATGCACTCTTTCAGGACCTCAAGCCGCGTCTCTTCGAGACAACACGAGACGATGACGTGTAAGATATCTCCCACGATCACTCCAGATTCGAGAGCATCCTGTCCCAAGCACTCCAGTACGAGTCGTCCTCAAAGAGACGACGGTGAACCTCGTACATTCCGAGCCTGAGCTTCGTGGCATACGCATCGTCTTTCGAGAGTCTCAAAACAGCGAGCGCTGCCTCTTCGGCTGTCTTCACGACGACACAGTTGTAATCGTGAATGAGCGTAGAGTGTGCGTGTGAGTTGTCGATGAAGTGTTGTGTGGTGATCATCGGCGTCGCCGCGAACCTCGAGTATGCTGGCACACCGCCCGACCAGTCTGTGTTCTTCAGGTGGACGACGGCCCTGATCGAGAGGAACTTCTTTGCAGCCTGTCGCGGGCTCAGCGTCTCATAGTTGCCCGTGAGGCCGGCGTCACCTGCATACTTGACGTCTGCACCGTGACCCCTGATGTTCCCGCCGTGATTCGGAACGTGGATCCCGTGGGGCGCGAGCAGCTCGTTCATCGCCGCAAACATCGGATAACCGATCGCGTGCGGTTGCCTGATCGCGTAGTTGTGATTGAACGAACCGAATCCCTCGCGAGGGCCGGCGATCATCGCGTGTTTGTCACGCTTCACGCCGTAGAGGTCGAACTCTGTGTGGTGACGATAGAAGTTGCAGGCGTGAAGAGGCTCGGCGTACTGAAATTCGGTATCGTAGTTTGCGGGCAGGTTGCGGCAAATGTTCTTTGGTTTGAGCCCAAGCGGGTAGTGCTCCCACGAGTTGAACGACGAACTGATCCACTTCGCACCGGGCATGAACGGCTTGACGTAGTTCTCGAAGATGTTGCCAAGCTCAGTGACAGCATTACACGTCGTGTGAAAGGCGTCGATCTCAATCTTGTCCTTCGACATGTCGACGAGATCGCACTCTGCTTCGCTTGTGTATAGCACTCCCATTTCAGGGAGTTCCTGCTCGATGAACCGATCCTCACCAAAGATGACGTCATCACCCTTCGCGTACCCGTGAATCTCGAGGTTGCGCTTCGTCGGTTCGCTCTGTGAGCGCATGAGGAGCCGCGGCCAGACTGGGATGCGACGCCAATCGAGTCCCGGAGATCCGGGCTTCGGCATGAACACATTGTGGCCGAGCTTTCGATAGTGATAAGGTAGGCCCGCCTGACCGCCACGATCATCGCTGTCAATGATCATGATATTGAGCTTCTTCATCGCGTCTCTTCTTTCACCTTGATAGTAATTTGATGCGGAGAGATGTGAATCTCACCTCGAATATCTTCGGTGTGTGCACCAGCTGGGCAACAACACGATCCGAATCTCGTCCACACTCCGTGCTCTCGCAATGCGGTAATGATTTCACTATTGCTTTCGAGGGTTGAAAGCGATTCTAGCTCTGCCTTCGTAATTTCGCCCTCGACAAACATCATAACAAGCTTGCGGAATGTTTCAAATTTCATGATTTCGCATTTCCAATAGTGATGTGAAAGCAATCACGAATCGAGACAACCTCCACCAGGGTGAAAGAAACCACACGATGAACAAGTTTCGCCAGGGATGTGAGCGGATCGCGTCCAATTGTCTTCTTTTACAGAGAGGTGCTCTGGGAGGATGTGCAAGGTCCCTGCAAAGCCCTCTAGGTCGAGGTGTTTCGTTGAAGACCTCGCGATCGTCGATGTGGGTCTATTGAAGGTGTGCTCGCCCTTCTCACGTAGAGACGCGATTCGCAGGACGACACACTCTGTGAGGAACTCTTCCGGTGTGATTGCTCCGAACTCGAGCAGGTTGAGAAGTGTCGTGAGACCCACGGGACGAAATGTGTTTTTTTCGACGTCAAACATCTGTTGCTCTCTTTCCGATCCCGGGTGAGGTGACACTGAACGGAGTCCGCCGCTCGAGGGTCTCAAAGAATTCTTTGAACGGCGCGAAACCTTGCGGCATGTAGAGACTCGATACACATTTCTCCGCGTGGTCCAGCTTGTTCATATCGTGTGACGACATCACGAGCTCAGCGAGGTTGTCACCGATCGAAGACGGGTGAAGAATTTGTGAGGCGGCGCCGACATCGCGCGACACGATGGGTGTCCTTGTCGCGGCACACTCAAAGATTGCCTGTGGCCCGCCCTCGTAACGAGATGAGACGATGTAACAGTCTATCGCGTTGTAGAGCTCGTTGATCCTCTCGATGCTGGGCCTCTCTTCGTAGACAAATGGGATCCCGGCTTGTGTGAGTCGCTGTGTCACGTACTGCCGTCGCCAGCCTGCAAGAAGTACCGTGAGGCTCGGAATCTTCTTCTGCAGCTTGATGAGCTCGTCACACAGGATGTCAGGGCCCTTTTCGAGCTTCGGTGAGGTGAGATCGCTACCTTCGGTATCGCGCTGTGCCGAGCCCACGATAAATCGATCGGGTGCGATGCCAAACTTGGACGAGTGCAGAGTGCGAGGACCCGGGAGAGCGTGCCAGACGTCGGGATTCACCCAGAACGGCTGCGAAAAGATCGGCTTCTCGATGCCGTGTGACGAAAGAATCGCGTGCAGCTGCTCTCGCGTCTTCTCGGACGGGACGTGATACGCAGTGATGTACTTGTCGCGGACAAGGAACTCGCCCAGCTCGCGGTGCCCGAACTTCTCTGGAACGATGTGGTGCACAGTTGCGACCACGGGTCGTCCCGACAGCAGAAATGTGGGCGGAACGTGATTCCACATCCAGTCGGCGATGAGCCACAAAATGTCAGCTTTATTTGGATCTAGTTCGCCCATGCCGCTCTTTTGCCACTCGCGACAGAAGCGGTCACAAATCCAGTCCTCTTGAGCGGGGAGCGCCCACACTTTCAAATCTGTCATCTCTCGACTCCCAAAATTGAATCGAACACAGCTTCGTACTTCGAAGCTACGGCACCAATATCAAAGCGTCCAGCATCTGGCACAGGCTTCACATCAGGGAGCGCGACCATCTGCTTCACATTGATCTTTGGCGGCTTATCGTAGTATGTGAGTTCGAAATTGTACTCGCTGTCATCCTTCAATACGATGCCGTTCTCGGGACCGACAAGTTCTGCGGTACCACCTTCAGAAGAGCAGATTACGGGCAGCCCCTGGGAGAGTGCCTCAATGACAACGTTGGGACAATGGTCGAGCCAAGCGAGGTGTAGGAACCAATCCGAGCTGCGATACATCTGCAGGCAGACTTCGGGAGTCTGCCGCCCGGCATAAAAGATGTCCGGATCTGCGACCGTCACGTCTGGGTTGGGACCCACAATCACGAGACACGACGCGCCGTGAACAGCACGGAGGTGCTTAAAGAGCTCGATATTTGACTTCAGTCGCTTCTGCGGGTGCCATGATGAACTGCAGATGAAGACGTTCTTGTACGTCTTTCTTAGGCGTTCGAATCCGACCATGGGTGGTGCCGGTGTCGTGTCGATGCCGTTGTGAATGACGCTGAACGCCTTCGGCTCGTCCCACCAGTTGATGACCATCTTCCGATCGAAGTCCGACTGAAAAATCACGTGGTTCGCGCGGCGGAAGAATTCCCTGATGGGACGGTTCCTCCTCTCAAACTCTTCGGGGGAGAACCAGATACCGTCTAGTCGGTGAACAGACGGCTTCCTTTTGTTGAGCTCTCGCGTTGGCTCTATGAAAACAAGTGCGATGTCATAGTCGTCAGGATCGGCGATTGTGTGGCCGTTGAGGGTAAGCCTCTCAGCCAAACGTGTGGCGAACGTGTTGGGCCCGCTGTTCGAGGAGAAGTTTACATTGTCAAAGTACACACGTCGCATGCTACGACAAATTTACGGCGTAGCACTCAGTAGTTCATCGAAAATTGCGGCGAACTTTCCGATGCACGCTCTCCAGTCAGTAAACTCAACAGCAGTGTTAGGAACAAAGGTTTCGCTGAGAAGCAGGCGCTCTAACTCCGCTTCAGACGAGAACGAGTGATCTTCACCGGCAAACTCTTTCGCGCCGCCGCCATTTGTATGGACGTACGTCGGAACACCACATGCGATCGATTCGATCACGTGGTTGGGCCCAGGGTCCCATCGACTCGCGCTGATGTAAACATCGGCATTCGCGAGGTGCTCAGCCAGCTCGACACCATAGCACGGCGGGACGTGCGTCGTATTTTGCAGGGTACCCTTGTACCGACCGATGTAAGTGTACGAAAATCTGTCTCTGTACTTCGGAATGAAATACGAATCGAGCCACTGTGTGAAATCTGCGCCCTTCAGCGCGTTATCCGACCAGTGATGAGTGACAATCCGAATTTTGTCAGTTCTGGGAGCACCGCGCGCGGGCGAAAAGACGCCCTTATCGACACCGTTGTAGATGATGTGATCGCTGGATCTGGCGTGGGTGAGGTCCAGTGACTGCGCCTCCCAAGAGTTCTTCAGGTAGTCGCAAAGCCAGTGGGAAACGAACACACACTCATCGACGTGCTTCCTGCACTTGAAAAGCATCGCATCTACGTCGGATGTACCTTTTCGAGCATCGCACTCGTTCAACCTTTGGATGACGGCGGCCCGCGGGTTGCTGCGCTTGTACGTCACGATTTCGTTGATGCTGGGATTCGCGTCCTCGTAGCGCGGGTCGACGATCAGAACTGCATCAGGGTTATCGACGAGCGACCCTACGACAGTGTACCCAAATCCAGAGAATAGGTCGTGTGCCGCCTGGACAAACAGGTTACCCCCGCCCCAGCTCTGGTTGCGCCGCGGAGTTCGATTGATGAAAATCTTCATCTCACGAATCCTCGCTTACGAAGAAACTCTGCCTCACGCGCCTGAAACTTTGCGTCCGCTGTCTGAAAAGTCTCTGGCCTCATGTCGCACCTATACGCATACGTTACGACAGGCACGTAGACACGATGTTTCGCTTCGTGTAGCACGGGAAGGAAAATCGCCTGATCTCCCGCTCGACGTATGTATCGCCCGTCTTCGCCCCTGAAGTTCGCATCGGAAACCCGTGAGATCAGTGACTTACGAAACGTCTTCAGGTGGCTCGAGACCCACGGGTGTGTGTAAGGGTTCGCGCCGAGAGCCATGGGCCCGGATATGTTCTGCATCGTCACGCCGCGATCGTCAAACCAACGGTGTGCGGTCCACGCGGCGTCACAGAAGCCATCGCTGTACACACGATTCAGTAGTTCAAGCGCGTTGAGATCACAGAGGTAATCGTCGGGATCTATCCGACAGATGATGTCTGTCTCTTTGACAGTGGGGTGTGCGATACACTGCAGGACATTTTCGACCTCCCACAGTTTTTCGGTGTTGACATGAAGCTTCAACTTGTCTTCAATGCCGAGCTCGCGAAAGAGCCTCGCGATGCGCTCGACAGAATCGTCTGTCGAGAGGTCATCGACGACAATGATTGACCAGTCATTGTAAGACTGTCCGGCGAGGCTCAGAACGAATTGCCTGAGGTACCTCGACGCATTGAACATCGGCGCGACAAAGGTGAAGTGATTTGACATGTCACTTGTCGTTGAGCCACTCCGAGACGTAAGCCTCCTCCGGACTCTCTTCTACGAGCGGCTTCTTGCGCGTCATGAGGACCTGACCGTAGTCGATCTGATCGTCCGTATACCCGCGCTCGTCCATGAAAATTCGGCGATCCATCTTGATGAGCTGCTTCTCGTGTGAGTCAAACTGTGACTCATCGATCTCGTCGATCGCCCGCGCACACTCGATCGCCTCCTCTTTCTTTGTCGGGAGGTGATAGTCGTCGAAGAGAATGTGACGTGACCACTTGTCCTTCAGTAGTTCCCAGTCGCGCTTCACTGCGTCGTACCTGTGATCACCGTCGACATAGACGAGATCGAACTTCTCTGGAATTCGCGGAAGCGCGTCCTCTGACTTGTCTGTCACGAAAACGATGCCCTTGAACCACTCTTCTGGGAAGATCCTGGCGAGGCTCTGCACGTAATCGCGGTTTAGCGATGGGTCGATCGTCGTGATTCGGCCCGTCTTCCCGAGGTCTGCGAACGCCTTCGCCGCACACATTGTGCTGTAGCCCCGGCCGAAGCCGATCTCGAGGAACGAGTCGAGATTTCCGGTGACGATGAGGTAGTAAATGAGAATACCTCTCTCGTAATTGCTGCGATAGAAAGCTCCCACAGTATCGAAGAGCTTGTTCCCAGGCTCACGATTTCTCTTCGCCGTGAACTCGCCGATCGAGTCGAAATGGCCCAGTGAAATGTCAGATACTTTTACGCCGAGCTCCTCGAGCTTCTGTTGGATCTTCAGTGTCTTCATTGTGTTGGCTTTCTAAAAAGAACGACGGGTTCGCCGCCGATGGGTGCTGATGCCGTCCACGACAGGTTGTTTCCGAGAAATTCGTCTACTGCGGCTTTTACGCCCACCTTGTCAGTCTTCACTACGGGTGTGGCGCTCTCGATCTGCGAGTGTGTGTCGCGCTCGGAGTAAAAGAGGTCGCGCTCTGACCATTTTCCGAAGTAGTCATCTACGATGAGGAGTCCATCGGGACTCAACAGGTCTTTCAAGAGGTCCAGCTCGCGACTCACCGTATAGTAGTTGTGATCGCCGTCGAGGAAGATGAGGTCGAATTTCTCTGTGTTCGGTCCGAGAGTCGGCAGGTAATTCAAGCTGTTGTCAACAACGAACTTGAACTTGTCACTATCAAGAAATCCTGTGTACTTCAGGATCACTTCAAGTGAGGCATCAAATCGAATATCGACGGACGTCACTTTGAAATCATTCTTCACGCGTGACAGCCAGAAGAGCATCGGAACGAGCGTCTGCCCACGGTCCACACCGATTTCAAGAATGTTTGGTCTTGAGACTCGTGAGAGAAACTGTTGTGCGACGGGAATGTAACCGTGATGGCTCATAGATTTTGCTCTCGCTTCTCGATTCCGATGATCTCTTGTCGACGAACGCAAAAGAGCAATTCGCCGTCAACGGTGATCTGCTGCATGTGTGCAGATTTTGGAACAAAAATGATATCGTCCTCGATCGGAAGGGCCCCAACACACGAGATGACGCGCATCCTCTTACACGAAGAAGACGATGAATCGATCATGATGAGATCAGAATCAGAGCTCTTCTCTTCGATCTCTTTCACGAGAATGAAATCGTTCAGCATCTGTACGGGCATCAGTGTTCCCTGTCGTTAGTCCAGCCAATGATATCGCGCGGAAGCGATCTGTTCACAGAAATGTGAGGCGTTGACGTCTTCCCGTCCCACTTCCTGTGCCAAACCCACCCGCCGAGGACACTCTTCATTAGTGCGGCCCTCTCACGAATATCTTCGTCAGACACGTCCGACCACTTCTTGTCAAACATGAAGTTATTTTCTGGTGTGTCTGTGACAGTGACGTCAAACAGAGATTTCCAGTGACGAGCCCAGTACCCGCGGTACGTCTTGATTTTCCTCTCGAGATCCCACCAAGAGAAGTGAAACACGCCTGGGATCTTGTCTACGACGAAGTTGAACCACTGTTCGTAGTTTGCAAGTGCGCTGGCGTTGCCCATCATTGCAGCGTGCTTCAACCTTTCGATGTCTGGGGTGTAGAAAGACGAAAATGGGATGGGATCACTGGTGACAGAGTCGATATAATCGCAGCCGTCTGTGCCCTGCGCTGCGTAGGTGTGTCCCAATGAATCGATTCGCCGAAGCGCGCGGGGGATCCCGTGTGTTATCGCGGGGTCGTTGCGACTGATCCTCCACTTCCACGGGTTGATGTCCAACCTGACTTTTTCGATCCCGCCCCAATATTCGATGACGGGCAGCGCGAGAAGAGCGGCATTCGCCGGGAACCTCATGACGAGGTCCTTGATTTTTTCACAGTCGTCTTCGTGGACAACCTCGTCAGAGTCCTGCTGCCAGCAGAAATCTCCCGTGCACATCTTGCGAGCCTCGGCTTTCTGGAGGCCGTCGAACACTGCATGGCGAGGGTGGTCCCAGTCGCGAGTGATCTGCTTGACCTTCAGGCGCTGTGTCACTGTACCGTCGACGTTTTGCGTCATATAACCGAGAGCCATCTGTTGCAGTCGGCTCCACGTGCTGTCTGTCGATCCGCCGTCCACGACGCAGACCTCATCGCAGAATGCAAGCATGCTTTCGATGCTTTCGCGAAATGGGTATCCCTGGTCGACGCAGTTGTACGTCGTCGTGTAGCCACTGATCTTCGGGCGATCCAAGTGAGACTTGGTATCGGCCCAGAACCTGGAGCGGCTGAGAAATAGGTACGATTCGGTGTCGACGCGGTCGGGCGATGTGAACCACTCCTCGGCCGCATGTTCGACATTTTCATTGAGGTGCAGCTCACATCCGAGGAGTTTTGCCTCGATCACCATTCGTGGGCATGTATCTCCGCCGAGGGGCAGGTAAACGAATCCTGTGGCCCGCGCGAGCCTGTCAAGAAGTTCATCGTACGGCAAGTTCCACACGATGTCGTAGTCTTTGCCCGTAGACTTACACCATTCGACCGCCGCGTCGAAACCCTTCACCCACGACTTCGATCCGAGAACAATCCACTTTCCGTCGCGGGGACTGTCAGCATATTTCTTGTTCAACTGGGCAACCTTGACGAAAAATTGGTCATCAAACACCGACGAGAGGACTGTGTTGTTGCACTGCTGGATCTCAGGAATCTTTGCGATGTACCTGCTTCTCTGGCGTTCGGACATCCACCAGATCGACTGGGCGCCGCAGAAGAACGTCGAAATTAGCTTCCCGTGTGCCTCGTTTTCGCAGTTGCATGGATTTCCTTCGATGGCGGCGTGTTTCTCTGGGGAGCGGTATTTGCAGTACTTGTAGTCGTACTCCAGGATTGCGTACTTGATCCCAGAGGAAACGATCACGGGTAGAAGCGAGATGTCCATGCCCGCAAAATTGCCAAAGATCCAGAAACGATCTTTTCCCTCTTCAAGGATCGATCTCGTAACACTGGATGACTTCAACTTGAGAAGCGGGAAGGGTGCAGAGTCGATGATCGCCTGCGATGTTAGCTCTGCTCCACCGACGTACTCGTCAACGAAGAAGTCAGAAACGAAGACAAATTTGACGTCGGCTTGGATTTGGCCTGGAACCATAGCACGATGTTACAGCATTTGTCCCGATCTGTTCATTAAATTTGAACACCTGAGATCTCCCCTTAAATTAAGATCCAGATCAGATCTAGATCATTTAACAGATCGATCTCTTAACTGGTTAACCACTAGATCAGTTAATAGATCTGGAAGAGATCTAGATCAGAAAGTGTATGTATCCTGAGTGCCTCCCCAAGTACCTCGTCGAGATCCGCGTGAAGAACCTCTCGAGGGGGAGAGATTTCATACTCCCCTGAGCGGGCAGGTCGGTATTTTTGAGGTTCTCTACTCTATCAAGGCAGAAGTAGGAACCGTTCACAAGCGCATCGACGAGATGCAACACACGATGACGCGCATAGGCGAGGAATCGTCTGTCAACGGACACAAGCTAACGAACCTCTCAGAGAAGCTCCTCGAACCAGACGAGGGACTGTTTGCCCGCGTTCGTGATATCGAGCGCAAGATCGAGCTCACCGAGAAGATAACGGAGAAGAAGGGCGACGAGACAGAAGCCGCTGTCAAACAAGTCGACAAGCTCGTCACGTGGAAAGACACGTGGGGCAAGGTGGGGTGGTACGTCCTCATCGCACTTGTCGGAGTTGTTTTGAAGTACATCTTTGATTTTCTGGTTACAAAGCCTAAGTGACAGTCGAGATAGTTACGTCTTCTGACATCTCCGGACTTATTTGTGAAGTTGGAGAGCGACTCGAGAATTTTTCCTCTCTTGTCGGGAGACTTAGCCCACAGCAGCTGTCTGCCGCGACTCTCGCGTTCCAAGATGGCTCCGAGAAGGTTGTCGCCCAACTGATGTTAGAGGCGGGATTTCGCGCCGAACGTGTCTGTCCGTACTCAGCTAGGGCTGCAATCCAGCTGGTCCTTGGTCACTCGAGAAAATTCTCTGGTGTACGTTCGGTGTACACAGCCGAAGGGCTGGAAGAATTCTTGAGTGACGTGACGAGGAAGATAGCACACGTGAGGGGCGCGTCGTTCTTTCCGAATGCGAGCGAATTTTGGGATGTTGTCTCTTCACACGCGTCTCACCGAGCTCTCGGTGTACTGCGCGACGCAATTTCGCTTGGCGGTTTTGACAGCAGATATGTCATCGAGAGAAGCAGCTCGCCTAACCCTGATGTCACTGTTGAGACTGTTTTAGGATACAACTTTTCGCTCGATTCGGCGGTGAACATCGATAGTTGGGAAGCTGAGAACGTGTCTCTTCTCATGGTCGACGGTGTGATCGAGTCTGTCACTGAGATTCATCGCGTCCTGACATTCGCCGCCGAGAAAAAAGTTCCGATTGTCATCGTCGCTCGTTCGTTTGCCGACGATGTGAGGCAGACGATCGTGACAAATAATGCCCGAAGGTCGTTCTCCGTCCTCCCAATTGTCGTACCAGCTGATGCTAGAAACATCAATACGATACGAGACATCTCTATCGTGTGTGGATCGAGCGTCGTTTCTTCGATAACTGGTGAGGTGCTGTCCGGAAAAACTGGCGAGTCACTGATCTCTGTGAACGCGGTGAGATTTTTGCGAGGAAACTTGACGATCGTGGGCGGAGAAAGAACTGCTGCTGCTACAGATGCTCACCGGTGCTCTTTGGTAGAGAGCAGGCAAGAGGCGCACCACGAGATGTTGCCACACTTTGACTCTCGCATCAAGTCGCTTACGCCGAATCACGTCTTGGTTCGCGTGCCGAGTCGAGGTCTTGAAGATTCAGGCCTATTTGACGACATCACGGACGTCTTCAGACTTGTGAGAGCAATTCACGAGTATGGTGTGCACATCGATGAAAATGGTGACATCGACGTCACGCTCAGAGCGCTGTCGGCGCTTCGATTTGCCAAAGCACAGCTAAAGTTGCTATTTTCGCTCGGAGCGATCGTTGTAAACTAGGGCTTACTTCGCTGCTGGTTTGAAGACTTTCAGCGCTTGATCGGGAGACATTTGTAGCTTCTGAAGCGCCGACGCGGCCCAATACAGGGCGCCTCTGGCGTCTCTCTTCTTGAGAGCCGAGTTCATACCGTTCAGCTGCTGCGCGACAGAGTGCTCTGGATCGCCGCCCTCGTCTCCTGTTTCGATCGGTCCGTCTTCTGGCGTACTCCGTGATGTCGTTCCTTGTGTGCTCTGCGATTGCCCCGCTTGATCTGCGGGTGCAGCTGCTTCAGGACTGCCCATTGTAGCCGCAACATCTGCCGGAGGGGGCGCCCCCACACTGCGAATTTCTTGTGCAAATGCACGGAGCTGCGAAGGCTTGAGATTTGCGAGGTCATTCGCAAACATATCGCCGATCGAACCTTTCAACCCGAGAAGCTGGCTGAGCTTGCCGCCCGCGAGGCCCGAAAGTGAAGAGGTGTGTCCCGGATCGAAGGCTTTCTTTAGCGCAGCGATGACGTTGCCGCTGGCGGGTCCGTCCTGATCTGTCAGTGGATCGTCAGTCAATTTCTTTCCCTGCTGGTCGAGAAGCGTTCCGACGAGCTCCATGCCTGAAGACAGAAGTGTCTCAAGGGCCGCAGCTTTTGCGAGCGGGTTATTTGTCGAGGAGAGCGACCTCTTGAGGCGATCCCACCATCCTGCTCCCTGGTACGCGTTCAGTTCACTGACAACACCCGAGATCATTTTTGAGATGTTGGGCAACTGTCCGCCCTCACCGCCGAATTTTTCGAGCACAGACTCGAGACGCGAGACAGCTTTTGCAATCTTCTTTGCTTCGCCGCTGTCGATCTTCTCCTCATAGATCAGAGAGAGCGTCTCGTTCAACATCACCATTCGACCGTCAAACCGCTGGCGTGCCTCTCGCATGACAGTCGCCTTGGTCACAATCTCGTTCAGTTTGCGTGCGCGGTACGATTCTTCGAGCGTTTTCATCTACACTCTAGATATGTTCGATTTACGCTACGGGAACGATGTTTACAGTCTTGATCCAGTGCTGAGGAAAACATGAGCGTAAATGCGGTAAACAGGACAGTGAAGGGTATTTTCGACGTCACGAAATCAAAGGTGACACAGGCTGTCATCAAAGCAGTAGCCTCCGGTGAGGTGAAGACGCTCGAACAGGCTGATATCGAGAGGCTGTGCAAGATCATTGATGCCACGATCGATCAGAGCCTCTCAAACGGCTTCCCGGCGATTAATCGCTCCGTCCAGGATTCTATCAACAGCGGATCGAAAAAAAACACTCCCTGATCGAGGCGCTGATGGGCTTCTTGAGAGCAGATTGAATGGAAGCACTGAAACATCTCATAGAGTGCAACTGTATCCTCGCACAATTTGCGAAATCGCCCTCGCCGCCCTTTCACAAGTTTGTCGTATTTTCGCAGGTTGAAGACGACGGTCGCGTACTTGAAAAGCACGCGCAGTGTTCAAACTGCGGAGCAATTCACCGTGTCTACGACGTGTGCAAGAGCGAGGTAATACCGAGAAAAGAGAGCTCTGCGATCGTAATGACGATCGATGACGTAAAGCCATCGCTCTCAAAAGACGTCTGCGACCTGCTCGAGAAGAATAACTGCGATGTTTCGACGTGGGAGCACGTGCAGTTTATCATCGAGAACCAAAAGTGGGGAGAGCACGTAGTTCTCTCGTCTGAGAAAACAGGTACAGGGAAAGAGGGCAAGATCCTCAGGATTCTTGGCAACTCACTATTTCGCGTCCAGCCTTTCACGATAACAAATGAGGTAGAAATTGGCTAGCCCACTCTTTGGCGAACTGAACACAGAGCGCCTTGCAGCAGAAAATCTGAAGTGCCGTGAGATCGTTAGAGAGATTGTCAACTTTGGTGTTACAGAGAGGCAGTTGTTTGTCATTATCAAGCTTCTAGCTTATGAGCTCGAAAGTGTTGATGCGATGCGCGAGCTTGTTGCGCACGTAGATGAACTCTGTAACGAGATCGGTATTTCGTCAAATAGTACATCAGGAGAAGCACGATAATGGGAAGGCAAGCTGCTAAAACAACCGGAGACAGTGAATTCGGCGAAGCTCCCTCGATGGGAATTGCGCTAGCAGAAGACAGGATCGTATTTCTGTCTGGTGACGTTACAGAACACTCAATCACGCAAGTGCAAGCACAGCTAATTTCGCTCGCAAATCACAGCAAGTTGCCGATTACGCTAGTCGTGAGCACATACGGTGGTTCGGTGGACGAGATGTTCAGTCTGTATGACACGATCAAGTTTATCGGCGTGCCCATTCATACAGTCGGGCTCGGAAAGATCATGTCAGCTGGTGTCTTGCTTCTCGCTGCGGGTGCAAAAGGCAAGAGACTCATTGGGACTCACGCGCGCATCATGATTCATCCGCTCTCGGGTGGATCTGGCGGCAATGTTTTCGAGATGCAAAATGACACGGCCGAACACCAGCGCCTGCAGGAGCTTCTCGTCAAAGCGATGTTGCAAGAGACGAAGTTTAAGAGGCCTGATCTCGAGAAGCTCATGAAATCTGGTTACGACTGCTACCTCACCGCGCAAGACGCGATTCGCCATGGAATCGTAGATAGTCAAATCTGAGCTCGACGAGATAAGAAAAAAAAGTGAGCCCATCGAAGTTTTTGTGGGATTTTCTTTTTACACTTTGGGATAGCGAGGTATTTATACTCTGAGCGTTGCAAAGCAAAAAGCTCGCAAGGAGAATCAACATGTCTGATACGGACGTACTCGTGAATTGGGATGGTGTGAAGGCGACTGTTACTGCTCTTGAGGAGGATGTCGTGAAGAACCTCGTCAAGGGAAATGCGTCGGCTGGTGTTCGCGCACGCAAGGGCCTTCGCGCTCTCCGCGGGCAGCTCACCCTGATCGTGAAGCAGTCGATGGAGGCAGCAAAGGCTGCCCGCGCGGCCAAGCCGCCGAAGGCTCCGAAGGAGCCCAAGGCGAAGAAGAGCGCCTGAACCGAAGCTCAGTTTGACATTTCGGGGACCAACTTGAATGAGTTGGTCCCCGAAACCATTTTGGCGATTATTTAGACTCGAGGTCACACAAAGATGCCATCACCAAGAAGCGTTCTCATTGATATCACGGAGAAGAATCTTGATCCTGAAGTTGCTCACGCACGTGTGGGTGCAAATGGACGACTTCGTTCCCCGACCGATGCAGAGACCGTAGAAGAGCAGGCGGTTGAAGTAGAAGCCGAAAAGCCCGTCAAGGCAGGACTTGTAGAGCTGGCAGACGCGCCGGTCGTCAAGAAAGAGCCAAAGGCGAAGAAGAAGCAGTCAGTCGACGACGCGTAAGCGGCGCTTGATCGTTCCTTCAATCTGACAGATTCTCATACGTGTGAGTCCATACAATTTTCCCACCTCTTCGAGGGTCTTCGCACCCTCGGATGCAGAAATGATCGAGCAATTTTGTGCAGACGCCGCGGCAGCCAGCCAGTGTCTGCACGTGCTCTTTTTGCACGGTACGCGGTGCTTTGCGTGAGTCTCATAACATGTGGGCATTTGTAGATCATCTCTCCGGTTACGCCTTAGAATCTCATACGTGACGCGTTGTTGTTCAAACATGAAAGAGTGTTCTTGATGTCAAATGCCGTGGAAAAGTGCTTTGTTCTAGACACAAATGTCCTTCTCAGCGATCCTTCGTCAATTTACTCGTTTGAAGAGCACACTGTAGTGATTCCGCTCATTGTCCTCGAGGAACTCGATAGGCAGAAGAGCAGGCAGGACGAGGTCGGTAAGAGCGCTCGTGCGGTCGCGCGCGAGCTCGACGATCTGAGGGCGACTGGCAATTTGTTCGACGGAGTTCGCCTCGCTCACGGAACAGCGACGGGAATTCTTCAGATCAAAAGCCTCTCTAGCACGCTTTCACTCGATAAGCTACCACCTGAGCTTCGAACCGGAAGTGCTGACAATATCATCATTTCGCTTGCAAAGCTCCTTACTGACGTGCTGACGTCAAAAAAAGTCGTTCTTGTGTCGAAAGACATCAACGTCAGGCTGAAGGCCGATTCTATCGGTGTGGTAGCAGATGACTACCTCAAGATGAGGGTGACCACAGACAAGGAACACATCTACGGCGGAGTGATGAGACTCGACGTGCCAGCCGACGTTCTTGAGAGGTTCTACACCGAAAAGAAGGTCGACGCCGTGGGCGATTTCTTTGACGTGCACGAATTTCAACCGAATCAGTTTGTCGTCATGAAGGACGTCGCCGCACCGGGAAAATCGGCCATCGGTCGGTTTGTCTTGGTGAATGGAATGCCGACGATCCAGCAGTTCAAGTTTGCTCGCGAAGCTATGGCTGTCTTCGGTGGGCTCGCTCCAAAGAACAAGGAGCAGATCTTTGCCCTTGAGTTGCTGCTCGATCCGAGCGTGAAGCTCGTGACGCTTCTCGGTGCCGCGGGAACAGGTAAGACACTCTTGTCTGTTGCTGCGGGACTGAACCAAGTAAGTGGCATCTCGGGGGTCGCAAACGCGCCGTACAGCAAGCTCATCGTGACGCGGCCGATCCAACCTCTCGGAAAGGACATCGGGTTCCTTCCCGGAACGCTCGAAGAGAAGATGGACCCGTGGATCTCACCGATCAAGGATTCACTCAACTTTCTCTTCGGGAAGCCGAAGGCAAAGCGTGAGGACGAGACGATGCTATCGATGCACCTCGAGAAAAAGAAGATCGAGATCGAAGCGCTGACATACATCCGCGGGCGCTCTATTCCAGACTCTTTCATCATCATCGACGAGGCACAGAACCTATCTGTTCACGAGCTGAAGACGATCATTACTCGCGTGAGCGAGGGAACGAAGATCGTCCTGACGGGAGACATTGAGCAGATCGACAACACGCACGTCGATGTATACTCGAACGGTCTGACACACGCCGTCGAGAAATTCAAGTACTATCCGATTTCTGGGCACGTGACCATGCGAAAGGGCGAGCGTAGCGAGTTGGCGACGTTGGCCGCTAGTATTCTGTGATCGACGCGAGATTGTGTGCGTACCTACTTAGAACGATATGGGCATACTAGACTCAAAGTCGCGAATTCTTGACACCATACTGACACCCGAGGGCCGCAAGCAGCTCTCGGAGGGAAGCTTGCGGATCAAGTTTGCGACTGTGAGCGATGCCTCGACGTTTTATGAATATGACGCGGTCAGTGGTTCATCGGATCACACTGCACGAATTTATCTAGAGTCAGCAGGTCTGCCCCAAGATACCATCACCTTCTCGGCTGATGATTCTGGAAAACTGAGGCCATTTCCCAATCCTTCGGGATTGAACGTGATCGCTGGGAAGCTGGTGTCAGGCTCAAGCGTTGTGCCCGCCGATGGGACACAGTTTTCTAGTCTCGCTGGCGATCTGCTTGGCTCAAACATCGAAAATCTCAAGAGGCTTTCGATAGTCTCTACGATCGACGACCTATTTGAGGACGATCAGTTTGAGCTATCACGGAGGAAGATTACATTCGGTTTGACAGACTCCAAACCCGCAGAGTCGACGAAGATTTCGCGCGTGACAGTGCTCGACATTCCTTCGCTTCAACAGGATCCGCGACTGATCCACACGCCTAACTTTCGTTTCCTTCCGCCCGTTGTCAGTGGGAATGACAAAAAACGCGTTCCCGTTGCCGATTTTGCTCCACTTTCATCCTTTCTCTCTGATGATGCATTCTACACAGCACTCAAAGCGAGGCTGGCGAAGCTCGATTCAGAAGGTTCGGGATGTCACGTGACGCTGCATCCGACGTCGCACGATAGCAATGTGTTCTACCAGATGTTTGAGGTGAATCCTGACGGAACGCTCACGAAGCTAGATACACTCATCTTCAAGCACAGTACGGATTCTGATAAGTCAGCGATCTTCGCTGGGAAGATTGTTCGCGATGCCGAAGAGTACAAGTTCGTGTGTCTATTTACGCTTGTGCTGTCCTGATAGGATCAAAAACACATGAGGGTCACGCAGAAAGAAAAGAAGCAACTTATCTCGACTGTATCCTCATTTTTGAAGGTCGTCGAGCTCGGCGAGAAGCACACAGCACTCGAAATCCAATATTCTGTTCTTTTGGCCGAGGTGTTGCGGCGCAAGCTCTCGACCGTTCGTGTGACGCTCAGCCCACCAGCGGGTCCCACACCGTCATTGATCGACGGAACGAGCGGAGACAGCGACAAGATAGTCACGGGCATCCTGACGGGGTATTCGCTTGTGCGAGACTCTGTGAAGAAAAAGAGTGCAGCTGTCATCAAGACATACGACAGTGACATTACGAGAGCGATCAGCAACTCATCTACGTCAGCCAGCGATCCCACGTCAGCAAAGACAGTGCTACGTGCGGTACCATCAGCCTCCGTTAAAAGCAGCATCGTAGGAACAAATCGGCTGGCTCACGTTCCAACACCAGATCGCACGGCGCAATTCCTGGCGACGAAGCTACTCGTTGACGAGTTTGACCCGGCGATGGTTACAAAAATTGGAGCGCAGGTCACGACAGTTCGTGATCTGGTTGCCGGTGTGATGAAACACGTGCGTACGCAACTGTCATCGTATGATGATCAGCTCGCGTATCTAAAAGCGATATCGTCAGCGACAACACCCGTGATTACGGTATCTGGAACGTCGACAGAGGTTATCAGCGAACAGCAGAGCGAAGTGCTGCTTGTTGATGTGGTAGACATCCCCGTTCGTATTGATTCTTTGAGCGAAATTTCGGTAACATTTGAGCTGCTCAACGCTGATGGATCTGTTTTTTCGAGCCTTGCACGAACAGTGAAAACATCGCGCGTCGTTGCTTCGGCAGCAAATGTCTGCGTTCCACCCTCCCTAAGTGTTGGTACAAGTGAGACGGGAGCGTGTGTCGTTCAGGTGAAACAGCTAGACAGAGCCGGTAAGTTTGTTTCGCTGTATAAACGCGATGTCTTTGACAGTTTGCTCGACGCGGAGGCAAAATACGAACTTTTGACGACGCGCAAGCTGTCTTCTGCTGACGGTGTCCTTGTAGCAGAGCTAGATGTCGGATTTGCGTCGAGTATCATAGTAAGAGCTGTGGGTTCTGGTTCTGATGCAGAACTTACATCGGGAGAATTTTCTGGTGTTGTTGTGCGCCGCGATGCAAAAGCGATGAGACAGACGTTCTCGTCTTTGACTTCAAGACCCACAAGCGAAGGAGTTTCGATCGATCTCAGAAACATTCCCTATGACGTTGTGTCAGTTGCTATCAAGCGCCGCGACGCTATGGGAGCCGCAAGTGAATGGGAGACTTTGACGGTATTTTCTGTCGCAGATCGACGAGACGTGTATCCTTTTACGGATACTACTGTCCTGCAGGGAAGAACGTACGAGTATACGTGTGATCTATCGACGGCTGGGGGAAGTGTTCTGCGCGGAAGCACTGAGATCGTAGAGTTCAGATCGGTGTCAACAAAATTGGTTGACACTCGAATCGAGAGCCTGTCAGTGTCTCAATCTGATGACGACATTGATGTTGCATTCAAAATCACGTCATCGATCGTTCCGAAGACGCTCGAACTCACTCGCGCTGCTATGGTCGAACAAGGGCTGGCAGATTTTTACACAGATGAACTCCTTTCGGCACGCGAGAGCCTGCAGGCCCTCATCGCGCACTCCGTCACAAGGGTCAATATGCTCACTGGTGAGCGTGAATCGTTTGGTGTACAACTCAGCGGTGATTTTTCTGATAGTGCAGTGGGGCCTTCTTTGGGCGTGTCTGCGCTCAAGAGGGGCGTAACGTATCGTTATGAGGTCACAGCGCTCTTGCGCCACCCAGAGACTATGTTGCCGGATTACGTGAAGACCGCGACAGACGGTAGATCAAAGCGATCGTATGCGTTCAAACCCGCAAAATTCAAGCATCCCGTGGTGTTTTCAGATGGCAGCATCACGACACCAGGATCTCTCACACGGAATCACAGCAAGGATCAATTTTCATTCGGCAATACGGGCAACTATGTCTGTGTTGACGTCCCAATTTCCACACCAACTCCCACAATAACAACACCGTCTGCGTCTCAAGTCGACGCAGAGACGATCGAAATTGTGTGGAAAGTTATCTCATCAATCTCTTCGATCGATCACTTCCTCATTTTCAAGTGTTCTTCTGATGGCAGAGAACTGGTCGGGAAGACACACACGTTTTTCGACGGTGATTTTTCCTTTGTGTATCGCATTTCACCGGCAGACGTCGGAGACATCACATTTGTTGTCTTTCCGATATTTGCCGATTTCTCGCGAGGACAAGAGTTGTCAACGAACCACATATTCATAGCCGAAAGTGACGGGCTTCACCGGCGCCGGCCGACAAGAGTGACAGGATACTGATGGCACTGTTTACAGCGAGCAAAATTCTCCCAGTGGCGCCCAGCATTGTGGCGTCGGTCAGTACTGTCTCAAGTGACCTCAAAACGCCGTCACCGGCAAAAGATCCACTCGTCGATAAAGTGATAGCCAGCGTTATCGATCCTCCCTCGCCCGGGAAGATTCCGATGTCTCCGCTGTCACCCCTTCACTCAACGAAGCCGGTCATTCCTGGAAAAGCTGAGTTTATCGATTTTACTCCCGAAGTTGCAATTGCGTCTGATATTGCGCTCCGGAGCGTTGACCGCGAAAAGAAGAATTTCAACCCACTCGGCGATACGTCGGGCATCACCTCACAGAGGCCTATCGTACTCGCTGTCACACAGTTCAATCCTCTTTTCGTTCGTGACGTGTCCAAAGACAGCGTTGCGTCCGGCAGTCCTTTCACAGATATGGGAAATCACTTCCTCGATCAGTTTTTCACAAAGAAACTGATCTGGGAAAACATCGCTCGTATCGTAGATGAGCTCGGCAAAGCTCCCGACACGGCAAATAAGGTCGCTCTCTTGAATCGCGGGTTCAGGACGGGCTTCGAAAAGAGTATCGTCCCAGTTCAGTCGCTGTTTCTTGCTTTGCGCTCGCTCGAAGCTCTCAAGAAAGAGTTCGAGTTCAAGAGATACGAGGCAGTCAGCTCTACTACGATCGAATCGCTGAAACCATCAGTGCTAAAGAGCGTCGTCGGAACACACGATACGGCTGTTGCGACGTTGAGCGACGTGTTCACAGATGACCTGAAGTTCAGCGATAGCGCGTTCAGAAAGTTTTCTAACACAAAGGTGATCTATCAGCTCATCTACGAGCTTCAACACTTTGCTAGAAATCACAGTTACGATCTTGTAAAGACAGATGTATCGGCTCACACGAGTGACGATACAGACTCCAAGATCGTCAAAAATTACGATGTGACGCCGAAGTTCTCTGTCGGATTCATGGAGAGATTCAAGCAGTTGAAGCTCACACAGTCTGATCTCGTATCGTTGTTTTCGGGTGATGACAAGGAACCCGCTTACAAACGGCTTCAGGCTGCGTTCAAATACATCTCGAGCGAACTGCCGACAAATACAGTTGAGAAAATTCAGCTCCTTGCTCTACTAGTAAGCCGCGAATTTAGGTGCAGCTCAGGATTGAGCAATGTTGATTTTCAGAACAGACTTCGCTCGGCGGGATTTGATCCCGATTCAGAAAAAAGCATTCTAGAGCAGCTTGCGGGTGATATTCCGGAGAGTGTGACTGACGTTCTCCTTGCGCAACCGAGGGGCGCGCTCTCAAACGTCGCGCAGATCAGAGCAGATGGTGCGGCTGTCCTGCCGTTTGAGACGAAATTCATAGACTCCGAGAACGGGACGTACACACCTGGATCACTGTATATGATCGATTCGATCGTCAACGATCCCGCGTCGGCTCTCAACACTGATCGTCTGAAGTCGTACGTTTCTACATTGTCAACGTGTCTTGCGGCTCTGCAGGATACGCTAACACAGCTGAAACTCGTCAACTCATACGCGACACCCCTCCCGATGGGATTGAATCGCTCGGACGTATTTTTCTTCAGGCTGTTTTCCGAGTTGCTGCGTGCCACAATGTCAACCGGCGACCTAGGAGCTGGAATCCTTGTCGGAACACAAAATGAAGTGTTGGTATCGACATTCGCACAGGCAGCTGCTGATGACGTGCTCAAGAGCCAGATTTTTGCCCTTCTGTGGGATGCAGATAGTGCAGAGCTTGACACGATCATCGATGTTGATGCAGTGAACAGAATTTTCAATCGAGTGACAACTGTTCTCGGGGCGCTGAGAGCTGATACTACGAAATCTACGTCGGGTCTCAAGAAAACGCCGCTAGCGGGACCGGGTGTGAAACTCGATTTCACTGAGCTGGTGAAAGACATCGGAACAGCCACACGCAGAGATGTCAGCGAGGAAGAGTTCAGAGCTGCTTTCAGTAGCGCTGAATTCAAAAATGTCAAGGCACTGTTCAAATCGATCGCGTCGACATTCGAAATAAAGAAGAGCTACACAGACGCTGGTACGACAAGACTCAGCAAAGTCAACTCGATCGCGGTTCAGATGCTGCTCGTAGACGAATTTGTCTCTATCGCGAGCAGGTTCATGTTTTCCAAATTTAAGCTCGGGTCAGACAGCAGATTGCAGGTAGAGAGCTCGGGATCGAAGATTTTCGGCGTGCGTACCGTGCTAGACAAGCTGGCGGTTGCGCCCGACCTGCAACAGGCAATTCAAGTCAACAACGCAGACGAGCTGGATGCCGTAGATCCGCAGCTACGACAGATTGCCTTCAAGCTCAATGATGAGGAGATGGCACTCAAGAAAATCTACATCTCTCTCGTAAATCTGCTCTCAGGTGTTATCAGGTCAGCTGAGACAACTCTCGCGCAGTTCGCGCCGGGAACGGGCGTTCACGCCAAGCTGTTTGATGACCTGTCTGACATCATAGACAAGAGGCTGGTGAATTTGCTTGACGCAGCTCAGATACGCCTCGCGTCGTTCAAAACGCTCGACACCACGTCACGCGTCGTTGCGGGTCTCGCTAAGGGTGAGAGAGTTACGATGCTTGACGATACAGTGATGCAGTTGCCGACGCTGCTCGCATTGGGTTCAGCTCTGTCGGAGAAGAGGTTTCAACAGCTCGCTGCGCAGAATCTGCGAATCATCAGCGTTGGACTCCCGGCGGGATTTTCAAAGCAACTTCAAGAGCGCGTCGACGTGCGCTTGACCAAAGGGACGACGAAACTTCAGCGCAAAGAGCAGGACGTCGTTACGATCAACGTGTACAAGCGTGACGCCGGGTATCCCGAAATCGTGTTCAAACCGCAGAAGTTCGTGTTTGAGCTCTCTAGATTCGTGTTTGTTGACTCGGCGTTTGCCCTCGCTGCCTCAAAAGAGCCGAGTTTCATGTCTTTTTCGAAGTTGATGGAGATCGCTAGGACGGTCGATCTGGGTGATACGATCGTATCACCAGACGTCCTGACGTCTTCAGACAAAGACCTTCGCGACAGTTCGGAGTACGATTTCTTGAGTCCTGACGAAAAAGAGGCGCTAAGAGCAAATCACGTGATGAGTGCTCTTCTGACACAGTACATCAAGATGATTTCGGGAGTCTCTCTTGACGAGAGCGCATTTCCGATCAGTTTCGGTGACATCACTGTCCCAGTGGCAGTGACAGATCCGGCGCTTCTGAAAGAGCTTATCGAAGCGCGTGTGAAGACAGTCGCAAACATTCCAGCATTTGACGCCGCCACAGACAGTGTCTCGAGCCTCGACATCTCTGCGGAGAAAAAGAACAAGATTGCGTGTGATGTCAAACACCTCGCGGCGCTCGCTTTTTCAAGAACAACACTGGGAGATCCCACAGCAGAAACAAAGGCCGCGCTGACACCAAAGCTCTTCGAGAGAATCTTCAATGTCCCAGTCGATCCAGACGACTTCCTTGTTGATGTCGAACTAACTCGCAAGAGCACATCGGGTGCTGCTGCTCTGGATGCTTACGTCGCCTCGGGCGAATTTCAACACATCGACGATCGCGATGGCACGGTGACATCTTACGCTCTTGCTGACAAAAATAGGCAGCGTACAGACACTGTTCTGGAGCAGTACTTTGTCACCATATCTACAACCCTCGGGACAAGTACATGAGCACGTCATTTCCCAGCACACCCATCACAATTGCGGACGTGCCCGAAGTTTCGAAATTTCCACAACCACAGTTCGTCTACAACTACTACGTTGAGAATGAGACTGTTGATGAGACGGGTGAGCCACCCGCTGGGACCCTGCGTCGAAGCACGAGCTACATGAATGACGGCTCAAACTTGGTGCAGTACGCTCGCAGGATGCCGCGTCACGTAAAAATCGCGTTCTCGCCGGTTGTGATTTCGTCTGTGTCGACGGAGAAGAGAAAAAACGCCTCTTACATCCGTAGCAACGAATCAAAAATTGTCCACGAGGAGCACTTCAGCAACAACAAATACACCGGTGTGAACTTTGAACCAGTTGATGCTGAGGCAAAGTTGTTCGCACTAGTCTCTGGATCAGCGGCGTCTGTCGGCTCTTCTAGTCCGACGCTCGAAAAGACGGTTAGCGCAAAATCGTCGCTAGCCGAAAGGGTCGGCGGTGCTACGAGCGAAGAGATCCCACCCGGATTTCTCAGCAAAGTAATGGCTTCGCGTGTCGTTCAAGATCACGCAATTCGCGCGCACGATCCAATTCCACCCGATCTATCACTCCGTGTGCAGTTTGACAATAGATTCGTGAAATCAGCCGTTCAGACGTCTATGTTTGATCCCTTTTCGATCTACAACGAAGACATCAGATCACTGTGGACGTCCCTACAAGAAGTGCAGCGTAAGGCGATTTCGTCCGCGAAGAGTACGACCATTCATAGCAAAGAGTTTGATCCTGAGGTGCAGTGGATCTCCGTCGAAAAACAGACCGACACCACAACACCAGGTCCGCTGCAGACGAAAATCGTGGGATATATCGTCGACAAGTGGGAAATTTCAAGCGATGGCACGTTCAAGAGTGTCAAGCCGTCGATAATTCTCGAAAATCCGCTCGCGTGTGAGTACCTGGATTTTTCGGTAAAGTACGGCTGTGAATACTGCTACGCTGTGCGAACCATAGCTGAGATTCGCGTGTCAATGCTCGTTGAGAGTGCTGACGGTAGTGTCGTCCCGTCGATCGTGACGCTGCTGGTCTCTTCGCGGCCGACGCCAAAGCAGTATGTCCAGACGATCGAAAAAGTTGCACCTCCGCCCCCGACAGACGTGGATTTCGTGTGGAACTTTCAGGACAAGCTCCTGAGCGTTGTCTGGTCATTTCCCGTCAACACGCAGCGCGACATCAAGAAGTTTCAGGTGTTTCGGAGGAGAGACATCTCTTCTCCGTTTGAGCTGTTGCAGCTGATAGACTTTTCGGACGCCCGCGCGGCAAAATTTCCCGATCCGGAGAGCGATGCGCTGCCGAGCTCTGTCGTGAGGCGCGTCACATCGCCGGTTACCATGTTTGTCGACGAAGAGTTCACACGTGACTCGGAGTTCATCTATGCTGTTGCGGCGATAGATGCACATGGCCTCGCTTCTGCTTATTCGCAGCAGTTCAAGGTTTCGTTCGATAAGTTCCGCAACAAACTCATTAGAGAGCAGATTTCTCCATCGGGCGCTCCGAAGCCCTACCCAAACTATCACCTTCTCGTCGACACATTTGCCGATGTTGTACACAGTACAAAGAAACAAACGGTGTCTGTGTATTTTACTCCTGACGCTGTTTCGATCATAGATCGTTCAAATGCGAAGAAGCAGATGCTCGAGACGGATGCTACGGGTGGGAAGTACTACTTGCAGGTGACGAACACAGATCTGCAGAAGCAGAGGATCTGTGAAATCTCTGTCGTGGATCTGAGAACGACTGTCGGTTCTCCGAGCGCTGTTGGAAAGTTCCTCGGCGACATCAGTACAATATCTGCAGCACGCCCGAGATTCGGTTGAGGGCTTTACGATCTCACACTGTGGTATACACTACAAATACTCACGAGTGTCATACGAAGCTAATACGTAGCTGTTGTTCGCGCCTCGCGCACGGAGTGTAAATGGGATTTCTAGATCAGTCTACAAATAGCATCTTGCTCGATTCTGTCTTGACTGATTACGGTCGACAGGCTCTGTCAAGGAACGACGGGTCTTTTTCCGTCGTGAAGTTCGCGGTGAGTGACGAAGAGGTAGACTACTCGATCATCACAAAGTACGGCCGAACAGTCGGCAAAGAGAAGATCGAGAAAAATACGCCCGTGTTTGAGGCAATCACCAACCAGAATTACGCTCAGAAATATCGTCTGGTGTCTCTGTCAAATCCATACCTCATTCGCCTCCCTAACTTTACGCTAGAGGGTGCCGGTGTCGATTCTAGCTCGGACACCGTGTCTATGGGTCGCCTCTACACCAAGTCGGCAACGCTGACGGTGACGCAGACAATCACAAACGAGTCTTCGATCGACAACGAGCTGCGCGATCAGTCTTTCATCGTTGAGGTGAACAACTCGTTCCTGCAGATCGCAAAGTCACGTCCGAACAACATCGACGGACAGCAGCGTGCGAGGTACATTCTTACGCGAGCGCCCGTTGAGACGTCGCTCGGCGGGTCAACCGTGACGTTCACGCTGCAGGTGAAGTCGCTGACCGAAGCACAGTTTCAGGTGTTCGGAAGCACAAGCAACAAGAATCGAATCACGACATACGTTCGTGTCACTGGCGTGCAGAGCGGGGCCGTGAAAGAGTTTCGCGTAAACATCGACAAGACTGCGTGATCGGGGAGAAATGGCAACATTCAAAGAAATTAGCTCAGAAGACGTCAAGACGCAGCGGTCGTTTCTCGAACAGATTGTTGACGTTCTCCAACAGAGCATCAGCGGTTCGTCTACACGCCGGAAATATCAGGTCTTCGTCACGGGTGGCCTGGGACCAGGCGTAACGTCGTCTCTCTTTCAAACTGTCTACGATCAGGATTTCACGCTGCAGACGGCAAACCCAGTCTTTGACATGTCTGTCGGCCTGTACTACAGCGGCTCTACTGCACTCGGCGCGCAGGTTGGCACAGACACGTCAGGGAAACCGCTCTTCCCCAGCAATACCCTCATGATGAGGGAGAAGATTGACGTCTACAAGCAGTTTGCCCAGGCACTTCTCGGTGAATCGACGGCACAGTTCGTTGCACCTTTCGACTCTACAACGGACGCGGACAAATTTGATTCCGCTCTCTTCCTCTCGTTCAAGCGACTCTTTGCTCGCGACAAGATGAAGCGCGAGACGTTCTCGATGGTCTTCTACAAGGGTGCCGCACACACTGAGATGGGTGGGTTCGCGGCGGGTTCGTCTCTTCCCAACCTCGCACAGACGTCTATCATCAGCGCTTCGATCCTCACTGACTTCGGAGCGTCCGGTGATAGGGTGGTGACGCCGGGCGGAGAGGTCGGAAATCTCTACAACGCTACAGACACAACTACGACAGTCGGTCAGATCTTCTACGACAGGGGCGTTGTTGTCCTCAATCTCGCTCGTGTCATCTCCGGAAGCCAACACGTCTCAGGCGTCATCAGCTACGTTTCTGGCGGTTCTGCGACGGGATACTCGATTGGCCAAACGATCATCGGAGCACACTCTGGTGGTGGCGCGGATCCAAACTTCCCGCTCGCAAATCCGAACGCGAAGTTCATTCCCGATCTCATGGTATCGGGCTCCATCGATAACATCATCGATCACTTCGCGACAGCGAGGTTCCAGTCGGGCTCCCTTTCGGCGATGACGTTCCAGAACCTCACGACGATCAACTCGTCGCTGTACTTTGCACGCCTCACAGCAGATGAGTTCAACTACAGCACCAACCCAACATTCACAGATTCTGAGAACAGGATTGTTGTGATCGACGAGGGTCAGGAAGACACGCAGCAGTCGTTCACATTCGTGACCACGATCGGCCTCTACGATGCGAACGATAACCTTCTGGCTGTCGGAAAGCTCTCGCGCCCTGTTGAGAAAAACTCTGAGAAGGACCTCACGTTCAGGATCAGATTGGATTTTTGAAAGTTTTACGAATTCTGCTCAACGAGCAAAGGATTGGCGTCGCGTTAGAGCGAGTACTTAAGTTGCGATGTCATTTTTCAAAATCTCCCCCGATCAGATTGAGACATTCACGATTGTTACAAATCCGTATCGATCGTATGCCACATCGTCAGCGGGTGCTTTTGGTTCGATCTATGTGTTCCCACGTCGCTCTCCATTTGAGCGTGACGTAGTAGAGACGGGGACAGAAGCGACGCGCTTCTCTGACGGTACGATCGATCAGCTCATTCAGGATATCAAGTCTTCTCTAACTTCGTCTACTGACATAAGTTCGGCTGTCAGTTCGTACATGGCAGCCGTTCACTCTAGACCGCAGTCGAAGAGAAATACGGCTACACTACCGATAGTGAGGTATGTACCAGGCAACATCTTCTCCGAGAGTACGCTGCGCAAAAATACCGTCAGGAAGCTTCTCTGTCCCTACTATCGCACAGAGATGCCGACGGCACACTGGGCGTATACAAACTACCACTCGATCAACTTTGCTCGTTCGGCGAACCTTTCGACGGGGTCTGCGCTGTTGTTTCCAAATGCTCCGATTTCGAACAGCACATTTGCGTCGGGCACGTATGTCGTAACGGGTGGGTTCACCTTTGAGTTCTCTGTCAACCCGCGGTTCGTAGCCAATTCTCCCACGACTGAATTCAGGGCGTCAACGCTGATGCACCTATCATCGTGCTTTGCTGTATCGATCGTGTCCGGCTCGGAGCGCGATCACAACAACAACACGCGTGGTTTCAGGGTGCTGCTTCAGTTGAGCCACAGCGCCGATATTTCTCCGTCTGTTGCTGCTGCGGGTACGTACCCACGTAACTTGGTCTTTTTGTCGGATGACAACTCGCTGAAGGCAAATACGTGGAGCAGGGTCGTGATCCGTTGGGGCACCAATTCTGTGAACCACGGAACTGGAACCATCCTCATTGACGGCGTGACACGCGGCACGTTCGTTGTGCCGTCATCGTCGATTGCCCCACGCTCGATGGCAGCGTTCGGAAACCCAGACGTGCTCTGCGTCGGAAATTTCTACGAAGGAACCAACGCCGGAACGTCACAGCTCGCGTACTTCTTTGCTGCTAACACCGCTGCAAGAGAGGGCCTCGTTCCGCTGACGAGCGATACGTCACGGGACGAGCCGGCGACCTACAGCTTCTCTCACCCTTTCAACGCCGAATTCCACGACCTCATCATACGTGATGGGTACGCACCAGATGACCTCGTATTCAGCGGTTCGGGCGTCGGACCGGAAAATCTAGACGGTGTGAAGTTCTTCCTCCCGCCGTTCTTTACGAGCGAGTCTCCGTTCAGGAGGCAGGTGGGAACGAAGGGTGGTGTCCTTCAGACACCGTTCTTCTCGGTCGACGGCACGACAGACGATCCGTTCAACGCTGCGCTTGCGTTCGGTGTCGGCGGTCACTATATCAACGCAGAGAACTTCGTCCGCGATTTTGCTACGGGCCGGTACCCACTTCTTCACCAGCTGTCCGCGTCAGAGATTACGACAACGACTGATGCCCTGTCGACTAACGAGACGTTCTACAGGGATCCCAACGTGAGGCGAAGGAACACTTTCATCCTCCCGTGCGATGATGGCAGCTACGTTCCGAATTTCGGATTGCTTCTCACGAGCTCCGCGACGTCATCGTTCTACGACGATCTGGGGGCTGACGATCCAAGCTTCATCTCGCTGAATGACATGATTCCGAGCGGCAACTTTCTCGGATTCCTGCAACACGATTCCGGTTCATATTTTCAGCAGCTCGCGGGAGCGTCCCCGGAGTCTCCTGGCGTTGACCCGGGCTCTGTCCTCACAATCTTCCAGAGGACTCGCGATAACTCATCGAACCAAGTGACGCTGTTCAACATCAGCAACCTGTACTACGGCAACAGGATCAAACCCGGGACGTTCTCTGTCAGTGACTCATCACTTTCCGGAACGGCGGGGGCTATTGGGATCACGCTGCGCGATGACGGTTACGGAAACCTCTATCGAGCAGATTGTAGCGGATCGCACGCTAAGTGGAACTCAGTGGGCAACATCTTCTACAATGAGGGTGTCGTCGTCGTGAAGTCACCTCACCTTAACTTTTTTGGTGCAGACGCGTTCTCAATGACATTTCAGGGTGAACAGACGATTCACACCACGAAGATCAACGTCATCATCGGTAGCAATACACTAAACTCTTCTTCAAACACGTCATTTTCGCCGATTTCGGCCTCCTTTGCGGCGAACGAGACTGACGGACGGTTCGTGTACGTGACAGATGTCTACCTGATGGACGAGAACATGAACGTTGTCATGAAGACAGCTCTCGCACAGCCGATCTTGAAGCGGTACGGCGAAAAATACCTCGTGAGAGTCCAGCATGACTATTAAGCGCCCGCGCCGAGCGAAGAAAAAGAGATTTCACACAGGCACTTACGTGTCTACGAAAACCGGGAAATCGATGGTCTACAGGAGTTCGTGGGAGCTCGAATTCATGGAGTACCTCGATGCTGACGATACAGTGACATCGTACTCTTACGAGTCGGTCATCGTCCCGTATCGACGGTCGTTGAGATCGATTCGCATCAGCAAGTACATCGTCGATTTTAGGGTCGAGTACAGTTCTGGTGTCACTACGCTGTATGAAATCAAATCGTCGTCATTTGTGAACAGGCGTGTCAACCTCGCCAAGTTCAGCGCGTGTAGGACGTACTGCACACAACACGGTTGGCAATTTTCTGTGCTGACAGAGGTAGAGCTTCGCGCGATGGGCCTGCTGAAACGAAAGGCTCCGGGTACGTTACAATCATAGTTGATGAAGAAGCGATTTCTTGGGCTTGATATCAGCACATCGTGCACGGGTTGGACAGTGTTGGGTGAGGAGGGCGAGCTCATCAAGATGGGACACATCCTCTTCAAGGGCTGCGCGACACTCTGGGACAAAGTAGATCTCGCAAGGGAAGCACTAGCGGAAGTGCAGACAGAATTTGCGCCCGCGCAGGTTTTCATCGAAGAATCTCTCCAGGGATTCAGACCTGGGATGTCTTCTGCAAATACGCTCTTGATGCTCGCAAAGTTCAATGGCATCATCAGCTATGATATGCGCCACCTCACCGGTGTAGATCCGGTGTATATTTCTTCGGGCGAGGCGCGCAAGAGATGCGGAGTGAAGCTGATCCGTGAGAAGAAAAAACATCCCCGTCAGCTAGGATACAAGCACCAGACCTTCAACGTAATTTCTAGCGGCCTTCTGGACGGTTACAGCTGGCCAGAGAAGAAGGGGAAAGATGACCCAGCTGCCACTCTGGCCGAACGTGTTGTCGATTGGGCACTAGATGAGGTCGATTCTTACGTCATCGCGCGGGCGGGCTGGCTTTCAACGCTGAACAAAACAGTACGTGCGGAGAAAAATAAGGAGGATGTTCGCCCTCTCAGACAAAGTAAAGTTCATCGAAAGGGTGTTCGGAAAGGGGGACGTGACTCGCAACCTGACGAACATTCAGGTGACGTGCCCAATTTGTCTTCAGCAGAGTCAGAAGTGGTCGCAGAAGAGAAAGCTGGCGGTTAGGCTCTCAGACGATCTTGTGCACTGTTGGGTCTGTGGCTATAGTTCGAGGAACCTTGTCCCGCTTCTCAGGAAGTTTGGAAGCCACGATGACCTGAGTTTCTACATCGAGAAGTCTGGGTCATCTCTCACATTTCAGAAGCCCGCCGAAGACGAAAGCGTTCCACTGAAGTTGCCCGAGGGGTTCAGGTTGATCGCCCCACTCATCGGCCGCGGCGATCGAGACGTTGTTCGTGCGATGCGATACCTCAAGGAGCGCGGGCTCACAGCGTCAGACGCGTGGTACTACAAGTTTGGTGTCGCTCCGACGCTCCCAGATCGCGTCATCATGCCCTCATTCGATCAAGTGGGTGGGCTAAATTTCTGGACGGCCCGTTCGATCGTTGACGCTCGTCCGAAGTACATCGATCCCCCGAAGGAGTGTGTGAGGAAGAATGAGATCATCTTCAATGAGATCAACATTGACTGGAAGAAGGAGCTTGTCATCGTCGAGGGCCCATTTGACCTGACGAAGTGTCCCACCAATACGACAGCCCTTCGAGGCAACCAACTCTCTGAAGAGTCTCGGCTACTTATACAGATCGTGATCCACGAGACTCCTTGTGTCGTGATGCTTGACGACGATGCAACTGATCGCGCCGGGAAAATCGTGAGGACATTGGCGTCGTACGGCGTCACTGCAAAGCGCGCTAACCTCGGCGAATTTCACGATCCGGGCGAGATGACGAAGAAACAGGTTGCCGACTGCGTAAAAGCCGCACGTGAGCTACAATGGGAAGATCACCTCTCCGACAAGCTTTCTAAATTGGATCGCCTTCACCTCTCGTTTTGAGGCACATGAAAATCTGTCACATCGCAGACATCCACATCCGTTCGATCAGCAGGCACGATGAGTACCGAACTGTGTTTCAGAGTCTCATCGACGACCTGAAAAAAGATCCCGTTGACGTTATCTTTGTCGGGGGCGATGTCTGGCACACGAAAACAGCTGGGCTCACACCTGAGTACATCGACTTCATGCGGTGGTGGCTGACAGAGCTCGCGAATTGTGCCGAGCTGTTTGTTACTCTTGGAAATCACGACGGAAATCTCGTCAACACTGACAGGCAGGATGCAGTGTCGCCGATCGTCGCCGCCCTCGCAAACCCGCGCGTGAAGCTGTACAAGAAGAGCGGTGTATATGAGTTCAAGAAGGGCTGGAACTTCTGCGTCTACTCGCTATTCGATCGCGAGGGGTGGAAGAATGTATCACCCGAGAAGGGGAAGATCAACATCGCGTGCTATCACGGCGGTGTCAGGTCTTCTCTGACCGAGACGGGTTGGCCAATCGAAGAGGGCCCGTCTGTCGACTTCTTCGACGGGTATGACCTTGTCCTCCTCGGTGACATCCATCGCCAGCAGTTTCTCGGCAGCCCGAAGAACGGACAGCCGTGGATCGCGTACCCCGGAACGCCAGTCTGTCAGAACTACGCAGAGGGCTACCAGAAGCACGGGTACCTAAAATGGGTGCTGAATGATGACGGTGTCGTAAGCTCTGTTGATTTCGTCGAGCTGAAGCAACCGAACCCGTTCGTGACAGTCGACTGGGAGGGCGATCGAGAGAAGTTCGTCAAAGATATCGAGGAGCTTCCGGAGGCAGCGAGGTTCCGTGTCAAGAGCTCTGTGTTCGTATCACAGGATGACATGGGTGTCATCTCTGCGACACTGAAGAAGAAGAAATCGGCGATCGAAGTCGTCTTGAAGTCTGAGGTGACACACAAGAAGGACGTGTTCTCGGCGGGCGGCCTTGAGATGATGCGCGATGACTTGCGCAATGTCGAGGTCCTGACACTTCTCTTGAAGGATTTCTATCGCGGTATCTCTATCAGCAATTCTGAGTGGGATGACGTCACGAAACTCGTTGAGAAGTACTTGCGATCGGCTTCGAGTGACGACGAGTCACCGCGACACGTCAAGTGGAGAATCGGCGAATTCTCGTTCGAGAACCTGTACTCTTACGGGCTCGGCAACAAGATCAACTTTGAGAAGCTGTCTGGTATCGTCGGAATTTTCGGACCTAACAGGTCTGGGAAGTCATCGATCGTCGGGACGATGATGTATGGTCTCTTCAACACGACAGATCGCGGGGCGGTCAAAAACCTTCAGATCGTAAATGACAGGAAGTCCTCCGGCGAGGCGAAGATCGCACTTCAGGTGGGTGAAGCGAAGTACGTGCTGACGCGTGAGACAAACAAAACAGACACGAAGAAGGGCATCACAGTCGCGGCCACTTCACTCGATCTGAGGCGTATCGCCGCTGACGGCTCTCTTGTGAACATGAACGGTGAGCAGAGAAATGACACCGAGAAGACGATCAGGAAGTTGATCGGTACACAGGACGATTTCCTGCTCACGTCAATGTCAACACAGGGTGATCTGAACAAGTTCATCAACGAGGGCTCTGCCTTCAGGAAACTGATTCTCACGAAGTTCCTCGACCTCGACATCTTTGAGAAGATGCACGAAGCAGCCAAAGCAGAGCTCAAAGCGGCGACAGCGATATCAAAGACGATCCCAAAGCGTGATTGGCCAGCAGAGCTAAAGAAGATCGACACAAAGCTGTCTAATTTTGATGACTTCGCAGAGAAGATCGAGACAAAGCTGTCTGAGCTTCGGGCATCGCTGCATACCGCACAGGTGAAGCTCGCGCTGTATAAAAACACCTCAACTGTGTCAGAGGACGAAATTTCTGCCGCAGTAGCTCTTCTAGAGTCGTACGTTGCTTCTTCTGAAGCGCTCGAAGTGCAGCTCAAGAAGCTTCGCCTCTCGCTGGAAAATGGTCACGATGCCCACGCTCGCGTCCTATCCCTTCTCGAGAACTACGACGCAGAACAGCTACGAATTGAGCGTGATAACGGCGTAGCACTAAAATCTGCGGCAAAGACGCTTGAGGCACAGCTCACTCGCGCGAAAGAGGATGTCGAGAGGTTGAAGAGGTCCGCAAAGAAGCTAAGTGTCGTCCCATGCGAAGACAAGTTTCCCACGTGCATGTTCATCAAAGACTCTCACGTCGATAGGGGAGAACTACCCGCCGCAGAACAGAATGTCGCCGAACTAGAAAAATCTCTCGAGAGCACAAATTCGGCATTTTCTGACTGGCAGAAGCTCGATACGGAGAAGAAGTTCGCAGAGCACGCTCGCCTCCTGACAGAAGAGAGGTCACTCGCAAACGCTATCTCGGCGTCAGAGGTGTCGGTCACAAAGACAGAGAGCCAACTTAGTATTGCGAACGCGAAGCGCGGAGCACAGAAGATCAAGGTCGATGAGCTCGTCGAGGCTGCGGCTCGTGCGGAGAGTGTCGAGGCACTTACTCTCCAGAGAGAGTGCGACTCGATCAACGAAGACATCAAGCGTTACGACAAAATGAAAGTCGATGCCGCCACCAGTCGCGGCAAATTTGAGACTGAGGCGAAGCAGCTGAAGTCACAGCAGTCACAGTACGAAAAAGTTCAGCATGACATTCACGTGACGGAGCTGATCTCAGAGGCTTTCTCGAAGCGCGGAATTCCCACGAAAATCATCAATTCGCAGCTGCCGGCGATAAACGCTACTGTCGCTGAAATTCTCCATGGCGTTGTGGATTACACGATTGAGTTCGTTGCGGACGAGGACTCGAACGCCCTTGACGTGATCTTGAACTACGGCGATTCAAAGAGGGTTATCGAGCTCGGATCTGGCATGGAGAAACTATTTGCGTCACTTGCAATCAGGGTGGCACTTCACACGATCACCTCGCTCCCAAAGACCGACATGTTTGTCATTGACGAAGGATTTGGCTCTCTGGACGACCTCAATGTGGAGCCCTGTAATCGCCTCTTGAGATCGCTGAAGAGGTACTTCGGAACGGTGATTGTCATCACACACGTGGGTGGTATCAAGGATTCTGCCGACACGATCATTGAGATCGCTCGAGACGGAAAAGACTCGAAGGTGGTCGCAGAATGAGCGGTCTAAAGGTGACAAGGGGTGAATCGTCGATTCTGCTTGTCAGAGAGGGAGCTACGTCACCCATACCGTTGTTTTGTCCCGTCTGTGATCTCATGATGAGAACAGCCGAAGACGCCGCAGCGCATCGCGAGTCTACGTGTTGTGCTGCGTGCGCGAGGAAGTGGCGAGATTCAAATCGATCTCGATGGGCATCTGGTTGGAGACCTACCACAAAAGAAGTCAGTGAAGAGGTCTCTACAAGGAGAATTGTACCCATCTCGCTAAAGCTTGAGGAAGACGCATAGTTATCTCCGCACGGAGATAAAATGGAACTCGAAAATGGCCTTGATGTAGATGCTTTGGGACAGGCGACGGACAACACGTTCGGGCGGTCGTCTACAACGGCGTGTGCGACAAACTCTGTAAAAATCAGGCTAGTCGGCGACGGTCTGCTGCAGGTAGATTACCTGTCTTCTGTCACGTATGCGTCAGATGCGATGATGCGCGACGTGATGAAGAAGTACGGTGATGAGTCTGATTCTGCGATCAATTCTGCGATGAAGACGGTGAAAGCAGAGTACCGCAGGATCTGCGACAAGCAGCTGAAAGCAAAAGCTGTAGGCAATCCCGACTCGTCGATCGAGGCTGTGAACATGTCGTCTCACAGTCCCATCAAGCGTGGTTTCTACCGGAAGCGCTGTGTGTTTGAGGTGAAGTGATGACTGCTCCCAAAGCAGCGGTCTCTACCAAAGAGATCATGCGAAAAGAGCTCATCGCGTGTGCCGAGAGCCCAGAGTACTTCCTGAAGACATACGCAAAAATCGTTCACCCTACAAGGGGGCGAATTCCATTTAAGACCTACGCATTTCAGGATGACTGTCTGAAGTCGTTCATGGATCACCGCTTCAATATCGTCCTGAAGTCGCGCCAGCTCGGTCTCTCGACCGTGACAGCGGGATTTGCCACGTGGTATGCTATGTTCGCGCGCGACAAGACAGTTCTTGTTATCGCGACGAAGCTAGACGTCGCGATGAACTTCATCAAGAAGGTGAAGACGATCCTCTCAAATCTCCCACCATGGTTCGGCAGCGTCGTCTCTATCAAAGGCGAGACAAAAAAGTCGATCGAGCTTGCGAATGGCTCTACGATCACCGCTATCCCGACTTCCGAAGACGCCGGTCGTTCAGAAGCGCTGTCACTCCTGATCGTAGATGAGGCGGCAATCATCAAGGACTTCGAAGAGGTATGGACAGGCCTCTATCCGACGATCTCAACGGGAGGTCGCGCCATCCTGCTCTCTACGCCGAAGGGCGCGATGGGACAGTTCTACGAAATCTGGCAGCAGGCGATAAACGGCGAGAACGATTTCAATGCCACAAAGTTGATGTGGTACGTGCACCCAGAGCACGACGAAGAGTGGTTCAAAAAAGAGACTCGGGGCTTCTCACCGCGTAAAATCAGCCAGGAATTTTTGTGCGACTTCAACGCGTCCGGCGATACTTTCATCACAGTCGATGACATGGAATGGTTGCGCTCGCAAGTCCAAGCGTGTGTGGATCGCTGGGGAGATGACGGGAACGTGTGGGTGTGGGAGAAGCCGCAGTACGGTGAGAAGTATTGCCTGTCGGGCGACGTGTCTCGAGGCAATGCGGAGGACTTTTCTACATTCCACGTTTTCAAGATGTCTACAAATGAGCTCGTCGCTGAGTACAAGGGTAAGTTGCCTCCTGATGAATTCGGCATGCTCATCAACGACATCGGCAAGAGGTACAATACCGCGCTAGTGTGTCCAGAGAACAACACGTTCGGATACTCTACGATCAGAGCACTGAAGACCGCGGGATACAAGAACCTCTACTACGAGGGTAGGCGACCAGGCTACGTTCCGTATGACGAGAAAGAGATGGCGGGATTCTCGACGCAGAAAAATACGCGTGAGAAGATTCTAACCAACCTAGAGAGAGCCATCAGAAACAAGACGATCAAGCTTCGCTCTGAGAGGTTGTACCTAGAGCTGAAGACATTCGTATGGATTGGCCAACGTGCCCGGGCACAGGACGGAAATCACGATGACCTCGTGATGAGTGCAGCCATCGGTGCTTACCTTCTGGATCCGAACGGTGGGGCTGTTGACAATGGTGATGCTGCTGGCTTGCTCGGTGCAATGTCCGTGTCGTCTCGCGACGCGGGTGAGATTTCTGGCATGGGCAGGGATATCACCGCGCTTACGAATCCCAACATGATGGTCGCTGCAACGAACCGGGTCGCGATGCGACCCATCATGGGATCTGAGACGATCGGAGTACAGGAGCAGCTGCGCAACATGGGATTTGGGGCGCGAGATCAGAGCCTTAGCGATTTTTCGTGGGTGCTCAAGGGACGCTGATAGTTAAAGGGACGGTGGGACTAGAATGACAAAGATTGTCAATGTAGACGAAAAATTGCTCCGCAAGATCATCCGTGAGGAACTTGAAGCAGAGCCGCCAAAGAACACACTGAACCACGAAGAGGCAGTATCGATTGTCTCAGCAGCTAGCAAGCTTCTGGGTGCGGTCGAGGCATTCGAAGAAAAAGCACCGCAATCCGCAAAAGACCTGATGGCAAGCAGAGTACCAGACCTACGCAAAGCACTCGAAGACATGGTGACAAATCCCGGAGCTTACGTTTCAAGAGTCAACCCACAGAACGTCAAAGTGTCAGACACAGCACAAAATATCGTAGATCCGAGTCCCGCCGTAACAGCATCACCAGCAGGCAAGAAACCAGTTCTCGATCACAAGACAGCAACAGAGTCAATCAACAGGCGCCTGCGTCAGAACGCAAAGAACACCAAGACTTAACAACTTCGCAAATAGAGGGTACTTATCTTTCTGAATGGTGACGTTCGTCACCTTCAGACTTTAAGGGCGGTGCGACAATGGCACGCTGGAGCGAATATGTCAACAAGGCAACGTGAGACTCTTTTTCGCAGGCTTACCAAACTTTTCAAGTCTGGGCCCGTAGTAAAGAGAAAGGTAAAGCAGCAAGATACGAGGCAGGCGGGGCCCGATCCCGATAAGTCGTCAGCTGTTCTAACGTTCCAGAAGTCATATTCGCCCATCTACAACACGATCGTCAGTAATGCGTTCAACCTTTCAGAAAGGCTAGCGCGATACCAAGATTTCAACTCGATGGAAATGACGCCGGAAATTTCCAAGGCGCTAGACCTCTACGCCGACGAAAGTGTGGCCCAAGACGATGTGGGACGTACACTTCACATCTACTCCGACAACCCGAAGGTGAAAGGTCTACTTGAGGAGCTCTTCTACGATACGCTGAACGTTGAATTCAACCTCAGACCGTGGGTGCGGAACCTGGTTAAATACGGCGACCTGTTCCTCTTTAACGACGTGCATCCCAGGTTTGGCCTGATCAACGTGATCCCGATCCCTGTGAATGAGCTCGAGCGCGAAGAGGGATTTGACAGGGAAGATCCAACAGCGGTCAGGTTTCGCTGGACGACGATGAACAACAACCTGCTCGAGAACTGGCAGGTGACACACATCAGGCTCATGAGCAATGACATGTTCTTGCCTTACGGTACGAGCATGATCGAGTCAGCAAGGAAGATCTGGCGACAGCTGATGCTCATCGAGGACGCGATGCTCGTATATCGCGTCGTCCGTGCACCCGAGCGTCGAGTCTTCTACATTGACGTCGGAAATACGCCAAATGATGAGGTGCCAAACCTCATGGAACAGGCGAGAATGAAACTTCGCACGTCACAGGTGATAGACCAGTCGACATCACGTGTAGATGTCAGATACAATCCCCTGAGCGTTGATGAGGATTATTTCATACCTCGGCGCGGAGCTGAGGGTGGAACAAAGATCGAGACGCTGGCGGGCGGGCAGAACACCGCTGCTGTCGAGGACGTTCAGTACATTCAGAGGAAGCTCTTCGCAGCACTGGGAATCCCAAAGGCGTACCTAGGCTACGACGAGATGCTCTCCAGCAAGGCGACACTCGCTCAGGAGGACATTAGATTTTCGCGCACAGTGAACATGATCCAGCGCACTCTGATCTCAGAGCTCAACAAGATGGCGATCATTCACCTTGCCGCGCACGGGTTTGACGGTGAAGACCTGCTGAACTTCCGACTTCACCTCTCAAATCCTTCTACAGTTGCTCAACAGCAGAAGCTTGAGCTCTACCGGACGAAGTTTGAGATTGCCGCTGCTGGACAGCAGGTCGAGAACCTCGTCGACATGCAGTTCCTCAGAAAGAAGATTTTGGGCCTCACTGACGAAGAGATCGATGAGATCAAGTCTGGACAGCTTACTGACGCAGAGTTCCTTGCGGGTGTAGAAGCTGGCGGCGAGGGTGGTGGAGGCGGAGGTCTTGGTGGGGGAGGCGGCGGAGGTGGAGGCGGGGGTCCATTTGGCGATGAAGACGCTCCCGACGAAGAGGGTGCCGACACCGAAGATGAACCAGAGAAAGAAGAGGGTGACGATGTCGAACCGGGCGTCGAGCTCATCAGAAGCGGTGACGATGATAGTGGAAGCGGAAAACCGCTGAAAATCTCGATCGCCGACCCGTCAGCACCACTGAAGACAAAGGCTACCGTGTTGGGTGCGGCTCTTACGAAGAGGCGTCGCAAGAAGCACCATGGCAATGAGATCGAGCAGAGACCCGATTTCTTGAGGATGACGTCGATGAAGGGTCACAGAGACGACGATCCTTTCGATATGTCATGGATCAAGACATCCGCACGCAACCCACTGGGCGAGGGCCTCGCTCCGACCCTGAGCTGGAACCTCAGCTCAATGATCGATCGCATGGCGAAGAAGATCGGAATACGCCGCGGGTACACCGCGTCGCCAGTTCCTGCGAATATCCTCTCAGAGGGCGTTGAAGACGTTGAAATCGATATCAACATTGATGGCGAAGAACAAGACGATAGTTATGACGGAGACACCTGAGACATGAGCAGCAAAGCACACAACAAGCGTAGGAATGCGGGACTCCTGTACGAGTTTCTCTTCAGAGCCGCATCAACTGCGATCGTCGATGGCGATCACGAAAAGAGTGCAGCCGCCCTTGCGATCATCAAGAAGTATTTCAACAAGGACGGCGAGCTCTACAGAGAGTATCGGCTCTTCAATTCGTTGATGAAGGTCGAAGTGAAGTCTGAGGCCGTCGCGTCAACTATCCTTCGTGAGGCCGCGCTCGCGGCGAAATCTCTTCAGACAGAGGCCGTTCAGAAGAAGAAGACGGCACTGATCAACGAAATCAACAAGACGTTCGATGATCCCACGTTCTGGGACGCGCCGATCGCTAACTACAAGATTTACGCTACGATCGGTACTCTGATCTCGGAGTGGTCAGAGCAGTCTGGCAAGGTAGACATTCAGAGGCTTGCGGAGCTCGAAGACAGGCTGGTATCTTGGCTCCGTGAGAACAAGTCAGCGGTGCAGGAAGCAGAGCCGACGAAGAGGGACGGAACAGAGAGGCTTGCCCTCCGACTGGCACTCAGAAAATTCAACGAGAAATATGCCGGTACTCTACAGACAGAGCAAAAGGACATTATCAGGTTGTGGGCCCTGTCACACCAGAGCGGGAAAGCCGAACCTGTCACCAAGTTTCTCGCAGAGGTAAAATCGTCCACACTTGCAGCGATAGACGTTGCGGTAAAAGACCCCGAGCTGGCTCTTCTTCACGAGGGGATCAAGTCTACGCGTGAGAAGATCGAATCCGAAAAACTTGAAGAGGTGAATGACGAGACGGTCACTAGGTTTGTCCTCTATTCGCACCTCAAATCTGAGCTCACAAAGCGAGGGGACACATGAAACTTCTTGAGACATTCGACGAATTTGAGTACAAGCTCATCACAGAGGCCGCGCCCGTACCTGTAGAAGTAGAGGACGAGAGTGGTAACAAGGTTTCGCTTCCTGGCAAGCCGAAACTCATGATGAAGGGCATCTTGCAGAAGGCCGATACGCTCAACCAGAACGGCAGGATCTACCCTAAGGCGATCCTAGAGCGCGAGATTCGCAACTACCAGAAGTTCATCAACGAGAACCGCGCTCTGGGGGAAATTGATCACCCGGACTCTTCTGTTGTGGAGCTGAAGCGCGTCTCTCACATTATTCGCGAGGCACACATGGAGGGAAATACCGTCATCGGAACGGTGGAAATTCTCCCAACACCCTCGGGCAATATTCTACGAGATCTGGTCGAGGCGAAGGTGAAGCTCGGAATCTCGTCGCGCGGTGTCGGCTCTACGAAGAAAGACGGTGACTACTACGTCGTTCAGGACGATTTCCAACTGATCTGCTGGGACTTCGTGTCCGAGCCGTCGACACCGGGAGCGTTCATGATGGCCGAGGGCAAGACGTTGACTGACAGCGAACTGCGCAAGATCTTCAATAGGTCTGACAGGATTTCGCGAATCCTAAACGACATCCTGGACAAGTGATCGCGAGCGGTGTAATGTACAGGGATGAATATCGTAAAATTCCCTAACACAGCGCTTCGCGTCCCATGTGTCGATGTCTCGCGCGAAGATGATATCTCTGATCTCATAAAAGAGATGATTGATACGATGTATGCGAACAACGGCGTCGGTCTTGCGGCACCGCAGGTAAATGTGCACAAAGCGCTGTTTGTGATGGATTGGACGGGCGGAGACAGGAATGACACTCTGACTGTCGTCATCAACCCCGTGATCATCTCACACTCTGGAGACGACCAACAAGTCTCACCAGAAGGGTGTCTCTCGATCCCTGGTGTATTTGCGAATGTCAACCGGCGGTCTTCTATTGTGGCTACGTGGTTCAACGAAAAAAGAGAACCCATCACAAAAGAACTATCGGGCCCCGAAGCGGCGATTTTTCAGCACGAACTTGACCACCTCGGTGGTATTGTATTCACAGACAGGTTGTCTCAGTTTGCGAAGAAGCTCGCATTCAAAGGGTATGGAAATCAGTCATGAAGATAAACAGGAATGATCTGAAGGCGATTGTCAAGGAGTGTCTCCTTGAGATCATGGTAGAGGGCCTCGGTGCGCGGGTCGAAGAGAAGATCGAAGAGAGCTACGCTGCACAACCTCGACAGGTTCAGAGACAGGTTCAGCAGCCTCGCGAGCGCCGGCCACTCACCACACCTTTCACACCCGCACCCTCTGGTCGGCCTCGTGCCGCAGCCGCTCGTCAGTCGGCCGCAGTGAGCGTCTTTGCGGGACAGTCTGTCGGTGCCGTATCTCTCACAGAGATCCTGAAAGACACAGAGACAAATACGTTGCCACAGATGGCAGCGGCGCCCGATCCAGAAGCGATGATGGGAAGGGCACAAATGATGTATGAGGGGCCTTCATACGACGAAGACGGTCCGTTGCCGCAACCCACGGCCGATGATCCGTACCCGGGTCTCACAAACATGTCGGAGGAACAGAAGGCGTCCGTGTGGGACAGACTCATCACGGCACCAACGCGCATCGTTCACCCGCCTGCACCCGCCTCGATTCCAAGGGAAGTGTTGGATGCGAAAGTGGGTTGATCTGTCAGCACACTGCGATCGAAGCGATACTTATCTGACGTCTCCGGTCGACATCGCCCGGACTATAACATGAGGGAATCCATGAAAACTGTCAAGCTTGATGCGCGTCTCCTGAAGAAGCTTGTCCTCGAAGAGGTCGAGAAGATGAAGCTTGAGGAAGCTGACGCACTTGAGACCGTCGAGTCTCGTGGGGATGATGCCGAAGAGCTGGATGATGCCGGCGATTACGCAGACACGCTTGAGAAGAAGATCGACTTCTACAAGGCGAATAAGGTGAAGGAGCAGAGGATTCTGCGCAACCTGAAGACGCTTCGTGAGACCCAGTCGCGTCTCAAGTCTGAAATTGCGAAGAAGCTCTAAGAGCTATCGATTTAGCGATTTCTGTACAAGGGAGATGAACCATGCCTGGTCAGGGAAAATACACACAGTTTGATCCGATTCCCAGCAAAGATCCTGCTGTGGGCAAGGCTACGGCCAACGTCTCCCGTCTCCGCGGCGCGTTCAAGACGTCGCCACTGAAGAACGACGGCACGAATCGCACCGAAGCAAACAAGCGCGGTGAGGCTTTTCTCACCCCTCCATCAGTTGATGACGGTGGCTATATGTTCGGTGTCGTGGACCTCGATTACAAGAAGGCACCCGATTTCAAGGACGTAAAGACTGGTGGCGCTGGCCTTCCTTCGACAGCTTGGTCACCGAACGTGAACTCTCCGGGTGAGGGAAATGGCGCTGATCCCAAGAAGATCGATGCGATGGATCCGAAAGACGTTCCCGTTGCCAACACGTCGCTTGATCCCGCAGGTGATGACCTCATGAATCCTATCGAGGCATCGAAGCAGGTGTCTGCTGTGAAGCTCGGTGATGCGCTTGTCCCGGGCCGTCGTCCTGGTGCTGTCTGAGGGCCGACTTTTCGATCGTTGAAGCTAGTTATCGAATAGGTGTTCAATAAATGTCAAAATCTATGATCGAAGAGGCACTGATTGATGCGCAGAAGCTCAAGGAGCTTGCTGTTGAGAATGCGCGTCGCGATATCATAGAGAAGATTACGCCTCGAATCAAAGAACTCGTCGAGTCTCGCATGATGGAGGACTCGTCTGCGGAAGATTCTGGCGGTACTTCGGAACTAGACGAGGATGACGAGGTCACTACTGAATCAGGTGACTACGAGATGAGCAGCGAGTCGCTGAAGACGATGGCTCCGATTCTGCGCGCCGCAGGCGACCAGAACAGCAAGCTTGAACTCAGCGTTGCCAACCTGGGGGAATCTGTGCAGCGTGCACTTCGCGTCTCTGACACAAAGAGACAAGAGTCCGAATTTATTTCGGGGATCTCGCAGTTGTTTTCGACAATTCAGGATATCTATTCACACGTGCACGAGTCAAGGACTCTGACAACCACCCGCAAAGCTGCGCTGGAACAGAAACTCGAATCGCACTTTGCTGAACTGAACGAGGGATTCAAGGAGATTTCGATGAAGAAGCTGAGCTTGAGAGAGGCCGATGAGATGCTTGACGCGGGTGCTCCTGATGCCGGAGCTGCTCCTGCGCCGGGTGCAGAGGACGCGCAAGAGGGTCCCGAGGGTGAAGACGTAGTCATCACGCTCAAGGGTCTCAATGGCGTCGATGCCGAGTCTCTCAATGTTGAGGTTGAGGTCGAGTCTCCTGATGAGGAAGAGGGCGAAGAGGGCGGTGCAGACCTCCCGGCAGCTCCTGACGCTGATGGCGGTGGAGACGATGTGTTTGGTGAGGGTGAGGAACTCTCCGGTGACACAATCCTCGAAATTTCGGACGTAGAACTGAAGAAGGAGATCGCTCGCATGCGTAGGTTGTCTGAGGGCGACGAAGATGTCGGTAAGAGGGTTCCCGCAACAGGCAAGCCCAAGCACCCTGTCGAGGACTTCGGCGGTGGTTCGGATGACGGCGATCCGTGGCTCGATCACGATGTGACTGTCGGAATGGCACACCTCGCGGGCAAGCCGGGCAAGAAGCTCAAGGAGTCTGACGAGGACATGGAAGAGTCGCTCGAAGTCGAGGGTGACGAGGACATGACAGAGGCCGAGGATATGGACGAGTCAGATGACTGCGATGAGTCGCAGGAGTTTGGCGGCGTCGCCGAGGCAGCGAAGAAGAGTGTCGTTGCCCGTCAGCTGAAGGCCGAGAAGGCCCGTCAGCTCGAGTCGCAGAAGAAGATTGCAGCGTACAAGACAGAGGCACGCAAGTGCCGCGGAACAGTACGCGAGACGCACCTGAAGAAGCGTGCGGCAGCAGAGTTCAATCGCATCAAGGAGTCTCAGGCGAAGGTCGCGAAGCTCTCGGGTGCACTGAAGAAGGGAGCGTCTAACAGTGGCGCTTCGAACAAGCTCGTCAAGGAAAATGCCGAGCTACGCAACAGCCTTGATGAGCAGAAGCTCTTCAGCGCAAAACTTCTCTATGCCAATAAGCTCTTGCAGACCGAGGGTGTCAAGATCACCGCAGACATGCGCGACAAGATCTACGATTACCTTGACTCGGCGGAGAGCCTGAGAGAAGCGAAGGAACTGTACGTGAAGCTGTCCAAGAAGCTCACGAGCTCGGTGAACGAGTCTGTACGGTCTGCAAAGGCCGGACTCATCGCCGGATCGTCTTCGAGGTCAGGACGTACCGCGGGCACGACTCTCAATGAGTCGGCAGATGCAGAGAGCGTCGAACTGGATCGCTGGGCGACACTCGCGGGCATCAAGTCTTGAAATTGGCATAGTAAACAGGAAGGTTTGGAAAGGGTTTTCTAATGAAGAAGTTTTCACTCGAGCAGCTCTCGGAAGGTATCCGAGACCGCAATCTCTCAGCTGATGGCAAGCGTCTAGTTGAGAAGTGGAGCCGCACAGGACTCCTCAGGGGCCTCGATGGCGTGAAGCGCGACAACATGGCGCGTCTCCTCGAGAACCAGGCAGCGCAGCTCCTCAAGGAGACGAACGCAATCAGCACTGGTGCTGGTGGCCTCACGTCTTCGGGACAGATCCAGGGTTTCGCGAACATCGCGTTCCCAATGGTTCGCAGGGTTTTCGGTGGCCTCGTTGCCAACGAGCTCGTGTCGATCCAGCCGATGTCGCTCCCGTCGGGCCTCATCTTCTACGTCGACTACACCTACGGTAACAACGTCGGTGGTGACTCTGGCGTGGCACTGAGCTCGGGCGCAACGACCCCGACATATCAGCGCGGACAGTCGATCTACAACAACCCGGTGGGCCGCGGCATTCAGTCCGGTTCTCTCGCGGCTGGTGGTATGTACGACCTCGTCGGTGACGGTTACTCCAAGGTTCACCTCAACAGCACGACCCTCTCCGGATCGAACGTCTGGACGGGCGCGTGGACGACCGGTCCTTCCGAGTCGTGGACCGCTTCGGGTACAGTCGGTGCAGCAACTGACTTCACGGGCACAAACGCGGTGAACGCGCAGTTCGACCCACAGGTCGAGGCTGACCTCGCCTCCAACACGCTCGACTTCACGTTCGTTCACATCCCGGTCTCTGACTTCAGGACCGCGATCCCGAACGGCGACCTCACGGCCCTCGACCAGATCAACCTCTACGGTGTCTCGATCACCCAGGGCGCGACGGCATGGGGTTCTTCGTACCAGGCAGGTGCAGGCGTCCTGAACCTTCGCAGGCTCACGCGCCGCGGTAACTTCTCCGCGACAGCGAAGACGTTCACCGTCGATCCGTTCAACGGAACGCACATCCAGTTCGTGGTTCGCCTCACCAACGGTGGAACGGCTCCGAACGTCGGTCTTGCAAACTCCGTGTCAATGGCAACAGCTGACGCAGTGAGGAACGCAGACCTCGGCACGCCGGGCACCGTCCTGACGATTCCGTCGTTCGAGTCTGACTTCGGCGCGACACCTTCTCCGGCAATCCCAGAGATTGACATCAAGGTGGAGTCGATCGCCGTGACAGCGACCACGCGCAAGCTGCGCGCAAAGTGGACCCCTGAGCTTGCTCAGGACCTCAATGCGTACCAGTCGCTGGACGCAGAGGTTGAGCTCACGCAGATCCTCTCGGAGCAGATTGCTCTCGAGATTGACCGCGAGATCCTTCAGGACCTCCTGATGCAGGCAAACGGCGCATCGCTCTTCTGGAGCCGCGCACCTGGCAAGTTCGTGAACAAGATCACCGGCTCACCGGTTTCCCTCGCGAACAGCCTCTCGATCGGTCCGGCATTCACCGGCACCGTGCGCGACTGGTACGAGACGCTCATTGAGACGATCATTGACGTGTCGAACACCATTCACCGCAAGACGCTCCGCGGCTCGGCGAACTTCATCGTGGTGTCTCCGGACGTCGCGACGATCCTCGAGGCAAGCGTTGCCTACAGGCCGAAGGTTTCGATCGACGGCGACGGGCAGGTCTCTGCGACCTTCTCGATCGGTGCGGAGGCTGTTGGCACGCTCAACAACCGCTTCACCGTGTACAAGGACCCGTACTTCCCACGCAACAAGATCCTTGTTGGGTTCAAGGGCGGCGGATTCCTCGAGACCGGGTATGTGTACGCTCCGTACGTACCGCTCATCGTCACCCCGACGCTCTTTGCGCCGGAGGACTTCACTCCACGTAAGGGTGTGATGACCCGCTACGGCAAGAAGATGGTCCGCTCGGACTTCTACGGCGTGGTCACGGTTCTCGACATGAATATCATTTAGCGTCATCTGAACGCTAGACGATAATCTCAGCCTAGAGAGTCCTGATGCAAATCGGGACTTTCGGCATTTAACGCCTGAGATCTTCAGAGTATATTATCTGAAATGGAACAATGCAAAGAATGCAGACGAGAGTGTGAATCGATAGAGTTTCTTTTACGTCACCTGAGAACACACAGGATGAAAGCATTTGATTATGTGCTCAAGTGGGAACACAACGGCATAAGACCGAAATGCAAATGCAAGTGCGGTCGTGAAACGGGATGGAACGTTGCTCAACGAAACTTTGCACAATTTCTTCCGGGACACTGCATGACAGGAACAAAGAGAAGCGACGAGACACGCAAGAAAATCGGGAAGACAAACGCAGTAAACATGGTTCGCTACATGCAAGAACATCCTGACGTGGCTGCGATGAAAGCGACACAACTCGCTAGTGGTATGACACCTGAAGTGTACCAGCGGATTGCTGCCTCGGTCCACAAATTCTGGTCTACGTCTCCACTTGCGCCCGAGCTCCGCAAGCGGGCGTCTGATCGCGCGGTAAAGTTACTCGGCGAGAATAAAATTGGCCCGCAAGCCCCGTACAAGCAAGAGAACAAGTTCAACCCATTTACACAACAAGAGGAGCGTATGCATTCGTCGTGGGAGAGTGTGTTCCTTGATACGTGCATCGAAGACAAGTACCCAGTGACGAAAGATCACAAGATAACGATCCCATACGTTGATGAGAGCGGTATCGAGCGGCAATACATTCCTGACTTCTATGCATTTGAAGATCGTACTCTGTATGAGATCAAAGGCTTCGCAACAGAACGAGATTTGTTCAAGTGGGAAGCAGCGCGACAGTGGTGTGAACAGCACGGAATACAGTTTGCCGTGCTGGAAGAGATGACATAAGTCACCGCTTAGACAGCACTGAGGGACCAAAAGGTCCCTTTTCGCATTTCTGGGAACTTAACTGCCGCGCGCACAGGTTGTACAATCGCGTGGCAGCTAGTGTCGCGGCGACGCCACTACTTAGACACTGACAGTACTCCCGGAGAAGATAGATGGCGCTGATTACGGATCCTGACTCGCTGAATGATGGCTCGGTAGACAACGGATCGACAGAGGTATACATCAATACCTCAAACAGGACGATCAAGCTAAACACGACAGGAAACCTGTCGACAGACGGTGTGACGATGAAAGCGCTGTACTCCTTCCTCAAAGAGGAGTGGAGAAGCGATCCCAACACAAAGAATCTCGCCGCGTTCCCATTCCCGATGGTTCCGATCACCGACGAGTCGTTCGAGGTCGTCGACGGATGGGACTTCTACAACGATGCCGCGCGTTACCTCATCCGAACGAGCGGGTGGACTGTCAAGAATACATCTGCTGCTACGACGCAGAAGTGGTCAGGCATCATCGGTCTAGGATCGATCGAATCAAACGACCAGCTGTACATGGACCAGCTCTCCGGTTCGTTCGACGCGCAGCTACAGGGACAGATCAACCAGGCTGTCCTCATCCTCAGCGACTCGAACGGCGACGGCAACTACGACTTCAGCAAGAGGACGAGCTTCAAGATCTTCGTCCGCGAGCAGGCACAGACGTACGACGACGCTAACTTGGCTGACATCGGTGTTACGACGCTCGACTCGATCGCTTACCGCTTCCCGATTTCTACCGCAACTGACCTAAAGGTCACCAACGCAGATTCGGTGATCACCGGAACGAGCCCCTACACAGAGATCAGCGTCAAGTACTTCACGGGTTCTTTTAAACGCGATGTTGACACGACAAACCTAGCTCGTCACTTCGGTGTGGTGATCGATGTCGGAACGCACTCGGGTGTCGACGGCGCGTTCACGTCCGGGCAGAGCGTTCTTACCTCGTCCGCGGGCGGTATCTCGGGTTCTAACTTCACGGGCGGTACGCTCGTAATTCACTCTGGTTCTGCGAAGGGAACGTACAATCTCAGCGCTCCCGTGGGCGGCGACGGGAATAAGTTCTCGATCACAACGACGTTCCCAGCGACGCAGACGAGCGCGTCCTTCACACTGTACAAGTCGTCGTCACTCGGAGCAACAGCGGAAGAGATCTACGAAAAAGTCCAGTATCTTCTGAGACAGAACAGCAACATCAATGCAATTCCGACGGGTTCGTACAACGTTACGGGAAAGACAGCAGACCTCCTGCTCCGTTTCGTCGGTGATACGCTCGAGGCCGGAACGCTCAGCCCCACAAACCCAGCGTCCGGTTCGACGCGTACGGGTGTTATCATCGAAGGCTTCGCATCCAGCGATACGAACAGGTTGACCTTCCGCGACAACAACGGAACTGACAGGACATATCCGTACGTTGCCGTGCTGTCGTTGCTCTTTGGTTCAAACCTCACGGCAGACGCATCTGCCAAGTACTGGGTCTATTTCACGACACTGCCCGGTGCATCAGACGACTTCGGGCAGTCAGGTGCGACGATCGTAAACGACAACAGCAGTTTGCCGATGTCAGGAAGCATTTCTGGACAGGCCACGATCGAAAAGTCTTTCAACTACGACGGCAACGTTCAGGGTGGCCGCACGCCGGCGACTGACGCCGATGTAACGGTCGTCGCGATCGGGTTGAGCACGGGACAGTACGTGCGTGCGGCAGGAACGATCGCACGGTCAACTTCCAACTCGATCACACTCGTCGCGCCTCTCGAGAGAAATTACGAGAACCCATAAGGTTCACAGTATAAATCCCACGGCGATTTTTCTCGCCGTGCTGCGTGAAGTGATGAGCGGAAGATATGGCGACATTTACAATCACATCATCGATCAATATCGACGCCCTACCGGCGAAGACAGGATCAGACACATACAACATCAACGGTGGATACCTGACTGTCGATCAGGACAGTCGCTACGGGTACAACCAACACTTCAGCGGCGTCCTCGGAAACATCACGCTATCACCGACGTTGGGCGGGACGATTGAGTTCAACGCAACGATGGTGCGGATCGTCCCATTCATCAACGGCACGGGCAACGTCCCACCCTACAACACGATCATCGTGAGCGGCAGCGCGGCATCTGGAACTCTAATCGGCGTCTACCCGAACTTGGGCGTCGCGCCGCTCAACGTCGGCCAGCCGATGTCGGGATCGGGATACATCAAGATCAAGCAGTGGAATAGCCAGAGTTTCGGCTACGGATCTCTCACGGGAATTTCTGCGTGGTCGTCCGGTACAGACGCGCCGGGCTGGATAGAAGTTGTTGGCCTCAACGCACTGACGTGTACTGTCAACCGCCTCAACACGTTCAAGGTCAGGGGCGAGTGGTTCGAAATCTCTAGCGGGACGTCGGGAATCAACACAACGACGTACCAGATTCCCAGCAACGGAAACATCGTTCACAAGCCTGGTGTCTGGGTCGAGACAGACATATCTGGTACGTACGAGTTCTATCCTTGTGCGGGAACTCTAGCTGCACTCACTGCGTCTATGGCCACAGACGAAGTTCGTGGGAAGGTGTGCTGGATTTCGACGGCGGGTCTCCTGCGATTCAAGCACGACGGCACGAACTCAACGGGAGGTTACCTTCCACCCGCAGGTAGAAGAGTCAGAATTCCGAACGTGTTCTTCAGTACTTGCGCGGGTGGATGGGCGATAAATCAGCAGCCGAACGCTGTCCTTGCTACGAGGTACGATTTCACGACGACAGGCGGAGGGGTTATCGACATAGACAAAGCGTCTATGAATTGGTATCCGATCTTTCAGCAGCCATTTTCTGTCACTCTTACGAATACTGGCATCATGACGCAGCTGCTCGTGTCAGAGATCGCGTCGCCACTCGTATGGAGCAACGTTGGTGTGGGGCAAGAGGCGGCTAACTCGCAGATCGGTCTATCGATGGCGACTTGCTTCGCTGGTGGCACGATCACCGATAGCACTTTCACGTGTGCCTCACAGGGCTCTGGCATCTATGGTGCTTCGTTGACTGACTTGAGCGGATTTACTTTTACTCGCGTGAAGATGCGCTCGATGATCAAGGCTTCGAACGCCGCGGCTGGGTCTTATACACTTACTCGAGTAGCCAACAGTTCGTGGGTCGATTGTACGTTCGGTGCCGGCAGAGCACTTATTACAACCTGTAACGATCTGAACTTTAGCGGGACGATCTACTTCGATAACCCAAACGGTTCTACACTCAGCGCGATCCCAATGTACGTCTGGGACATCGCCTCCAACTGTGCTCGACTGACGTTCAACGGGTTGTCTTTCGGTGGGTTGAACCTCGCACACCCATACAGCGGAATCCTCAACGTTGGCGCAGCGGGTTGTACTGACATCAAGCTCAGAAATCTCGGCACGCCCTCTGCGTCTCTTGATATGGGTGCCGCGCGTGTAGATGATGCTCCCTGGACGCGCGTCACGACGACAGCGACAGTTACTTCGTCAAATCACGGTTTGAAAGCAAACGATATCATCTATGCTGTCGTAACAAGTGACCCGGGCACAATTTCTGTCGCGGCAAAAACTGTCGTGTCGGCACTCGATGCAAATAGGTTCACGTTCGCGTGCACAGCTGCATCTTCGTTGACGGGCAGCATCTGTTACTACCCGACGATGGCGGCAAACCTGTTTGTCTTGGCCGCTGGTGCGGCGGCGAACGACGTAGAGGTGAAGAGGTGCTACACGCCACACCTCCGAACTAACCTATACACCGCTGACAACTCGACGAAGAACGTTCTGATCGAAAATGTCGTGGGTGATTATATCAACGCACCCGTCGTGACGCAGCTCAACGGGTATCACAAGGGCGTGTTCGCTACGTTGCCAATGACGGCCGGAACGTCTGTCTACGGATCACACTGGTTCGACATTTTCACAGGTGACATACCGGTGTCGCAGTCTTCTGTGTCGTGGTCCAGGCTCGGTGCTGTGGCGTACATCACGTCATCGGCTCACGCGCTGCGCACGAACCAGCAGATCAACGTAATCACTTCTAGCCAGACAGGTACGCTTACGCTCGGCCAGAAGACGATTACAGCGATTAGCTCGTCTGTTTTCACGTTCGCGTGCGTTGCTGGTGGACCGACTGTCGGAACGCTGTCATTCAATGACTGTAGCGGCAGGATCGGTCTACTGATGAACGAGGCGACGAGCGAGACGTCTTCTTCATACACGCTTGACGCGGGCACGCCACAGTTCACGTCTGCGGGCGGCCTCTACATGCCGACGATCGGGCAGCAGATCACGTTCGAAACACCGAACTACATCATCGGTCACACGTCTTTCCCGGTGACAGAGTCGGTGATGGCTGGTGCTGCACAGACGAACTTCACACTGACGTACGCGCTTGACAAGAATGACGGTGCGGGCTACGGCTCTTTCAGAAATCTGTCTTTCATCACTACGGGTGCGGGTGGTTCTTCTGGCTCTCAGAACGTCACAATGGCTGATACAACGGGTGTTGAGGTTGGCGATTACATCTTCGGAACGAACATCGCTCCGAACTCGTTCGTCACGAGCATTGTGAACGGAACGACTGTGTCAACGTCGCTCGCAAATACAGGAGTGCCCTCAGGTCTCCTAAGATTCTGTCACCTGCCGGGAGAGACTGATATCAACTCGTATCTCGGTTTCAAGATGAAGATACGCATCTTGACCCGCGCGACGAACACCACAGCCATCACGTCACTCTATGTGCTGACGCGCAGCACGCCGAGCAGTAGAGCGTACCAGTATCCACTAGACCTCGTCCCACTCACGATCACAAACCTACGAAATCCGTCTGAGGTCCGTGTCTTTCCGGCTGGCGAAACTACTTCCATCGCCGGACAAGAAGATGTGACAAATGGTACTTTCACAACGACGATCGATGCGGGGGCATACCCATACCTTGATATCGCAGTACTATCACTGGGTTACCAGAACTTGAGATACACGTCACAGGCTCTCGGGTCTGGTCTCACACTTCAGGCTGCGCAGGTGATCGATCGACAGTATGACAACTCATGAGCTATACCTTTGACGGCGCGAATAAGAGGATCATCATTACAGGGACTGATACGTTCTCTGCGACAGATCTCTATTCGCGCTGGAAGGATTGGGTTCAGACATCTGACAATTCGAAGTATGATGAGGCATTTCGCGCCGTTGGCGGCGACCCGATCGGTCCTGGACAGACGATTGCGCCGTACTTCTTTCTCAACACGACAGACGGTTGGAGGATAAGACCCGACGAATCAGATCACGAGCTGCGCATTACGGGTAACCTGTACTCTGAAGACTCGACACTCTCGATGTTTGTTCCGACTGTGGGTGGGTATACCGTGACTGTCGTCATCGAGAGGTCTTCTGCGGCTATTGCTGTGACAGTTGGTGGTGTAGACCAAGCGACTGTACAGGCGGCGCTCACGGCACAGGGATACACTACGTCTAGGTCTGCAAAGATTGACAACCTTGATGCAACTGTGTCGTCTGTCGCGCTAACCCCCACACAACAGACAATGCTGCTAGAGATGTACAGGCTCCTCGGTCTCGATCCTACGAAGCCCCTCGTGCTAACTGACACATCTCGTTCGGTGGGTGGCGGCGCTGGGATCGAACAGACGATCACAGAGGGCCCAGCAAATACGTTCACAGTTCAGAGGGTGTGATGCTTAACGTTCGCTCTGTGGCGGTCGAGGGCATTGGGTTCGGCCCGCTCGCACTCGCGAAGATGGGATTCATCGACCTACTCGAAGAGGCACCCGCGGACGCCGAGACACAACAGGTACAAGGTCCCTGGCGTCGGTGGGGATCTTCTGCGAGGTCTCGAAGTGAGAGAGACGAAAATCGCGAAATCTATGTCGTCGTTCGTCTCAATACGAAACTCATAGAGGGCGAAGAACCACTCGTGGGACGACAGAGAATGAAGATCGACGCGAAACCGATCAAGATATCGACTTCGGGCGTGTCTGTTGAGAGGTCTGAGATCAGCGTCGTCGCAGAGGGACCGACAGTCACTAGAAAATCGCACGCGAGGAAATTTGTGTGATACTTATGCGAAGCGAGAGGGCACAAAATGGAGAGAGTCGAGCTGAAGCTTGATGAAGCTAGCGACCTGACGTTCAAGGTCATGATCGAGGGGACGAAAGAGTCCGCTTCAGAAATTCGCCTCATCTGCATCGGAGACGACGTTTCGTACGTCTTCAAGGGTACAATGACAGAAGAGGTGAACGAGGTCCGCGTTGCCGTCCCCTCAATGAAGGACAAGATCAAAGAGGGTCTCTACGAGACGAAGCTGGAAGTCATCATCGAGGGGCGGTGCATCTCACCACTCCAGTTCCTCACGAATTTCAAAGAGGGCGTGAAGGTCGTCGCAGAATCCGTGAAGATCGCTGAGAAGCCACACTCGTCCGGTCCACAGGTCACGGCTTCTGTCGTCGGGAAACCGATCGTTGTCACGAAGAGGGTCGCGCCCGTCGAAGAGCGACCAAAAGAGACTGTCACAAAAGAAGCGCAAGTAGAGGCAGTTCGACCCGCAGCGGTTGTCACCGAAGAGGCTTCACCACCTGTCACGTTGCGTCAGCTGTATTCGACCAAGAAATCGAAGAAGTAACGCAGGGGTCACCAGATAATTCTGCCCGTGTCATACGTAACCATATGACACGGGCATTGGTACTTTCTGGGGGTGCTTGCAAGGGAAGCTATCAGGTCGGCGTGCTCCGCAAGTGGATGCTTGAGGAGCGCCGAGAGTACGACATCTTCTGTGGAGTCTCTGTCGGCGCGCTCAATGTTTCGCTCCTCGCGCACTACAGGGACTCGCGCGAGGCACAGTTCGCTCTCGAAAATGTGTGGAGGCATCACGTAAGCAATGACGCGATCTATCGGAGGTGGTTCCCATTTGGGAGGGTCTCTGGCCTCTGGAAACACTCGCTATTCGACTCGTCTCCCCTCAGAGAGCTCGTCATGTCTCGCATTGATGTGCAGAAGATCAGGGAGTCAGGAAAGAGACTGTCTGTCGGAGCTGTCTGTCTTGAGACCGGAGAGAAGGTGTTCGGCACTGAGGAGGACGATAACCTCGCCGAATGGGTCCTTGCGTCAGCGAGCTATCCGGTTTTTTTCACACCCGTGAACATCGGTGGCAGGTTCTGGTTCGACGGTGCGGTGAAAAACATGACGCCGCTCGGCAGAGCGATCGAGCTCGGCGCGACCGAAATAGACATGATCGTGTGTAGCAATCCTGATGTGCAGCGTCCGGTTCCGCAGCAACAGAAGTCTTTTCCGCTGTACAGGCAGATTTCGCGCGTCGTTGACGTGATGTCGGACCAGGTGCTGCGGACAGACATGCAAATCACGTCACTGAAGAACCAGCTCTCACGAGCCCGCGGCGACCTCAGACCAGTGACAGTCAGGTACGTCCAACCCGCAGAGCGACTCACAGAAAATTCGTTCGACTTCGATCCTAAGACGATATCCAAGATGATCGAAAAGGGCTATAGAGATGCCTCTGATGGAACTCTGATCCTCTGATGAACATCTTCTGCACATTGTTCTACATTTGCTACAATGATGCGCAAGACACAGGTCACTAGGGCGATCAAGAGGGTCGATCGCTGGCTGCGACTATCAGGTTGGGATGTTGTGCGGTCTGCAAATGTCGTTGACATGGCAGATTTTGACTCTTGCATCCTCTACAACAAGAAGACACGCAGTGACGAGTGCATGTTGTATTCTCTGCTTCACGAGTGTGGTCACGTAATCGACGGTGAAGATGCTGTGAGTAGGATTTCTTTCACGGAGCCGAAGAAGAAGAAGACGAGGAAGTGGCGAGTCGCGGTCGTTGTCGGTGAGATGCGAGCATGGGACTCTGGAGCTCGCCTAGCTTCAACACTTCGAATCAAGATCGACAGGGAGAAGTTTGACACATACAGGGCGCGCTACCTCGGAAAGTACTTCTACTGGGGCGCTCTCGGAGAAAAAAGCCTATTGAAGAGCGGATATTGTGACTGAGGAGAATATTTCTAATTGGACACGTAGTCTAACTGGCAGCGATGGCCGACTCAAAATCAGCAGTGTGTGGGTTCGAATCCCACCGTGTCCACGACAAATAGGCCCGTGATGTAGCTGGAAGCATTGACGATTCCAAATCGTTACGCGCAGGTTCGAATCCTGCCGGGTCTGCGAAAATGTCCCTGTAGCTCAGGAGAAGAGCGGGCGCCTTCTAAGCGCAAGGTCGGGGGTGCGAATCCTCCCAGGGATGCCAAGGAAAGAAAGATGCTAATTTCCCCCACGAAGAAGAAGATCGAAGAGCTGACACAGAGAATTCGCGAGATCAAGAGCGCGAAGGTCCCAGCAGAAGATGTAGCCGAACTCGAGACAGAGCTCAATCAGCTGAAAGAGCAAGTCGAGCAAGAGTCACAGTCGCAGGGTTCCGCTCTTCTCAAGGGCTGATTTTACCTCGTTTACGCTACGGAGTCTAAGATGTCTGAATGGCTGCCCGAGGTTGTCAGGATCGGTGAGGTATTTCCTCACCCAAATCGAGATCACGCCGATCCGAAGTTGAAATGTGATACGCTTTCGCTGACGATGGTTCACGGTGGCTATCCCGTGCTCTTTCGTACGGGCGAGTTCAAAGAGGGAGACCTCGCTGCCTACGTGCCGATCGATTCGGTCGTCCCAGAGAACCACCCGCTCTTTTCTTTCCTGGGTGACAGCCGCAGGATCAAGGCGAAGAGGATGCGTGGCGTATTCTCGATGGGAATGCTCGTGAGAGCACCGGACGGTCTCGCGGAGGGTTCTTCTGTCGTCGAGGCACTGAACCTCACGAAGTACGAGCCCAAAGAAGAGACGCTGAAGATGTCGAGGGGTGTGAGCATCCCGGGACCCTCGGGATGGGAATTTCCGAAGTACACAGACATAGAAGGAATTAGGCGCTACAAGCACGTCCTCCTCGAGGGTGAGGAAGTCGTCATCACTGAGAAGATCCACGGGCAGAACGCGCGGTTCTGTTGGGATCCCGACGACAAGAAGCTGTGGGTCGGATCTCGAACGACGATCAAGAAGCGCGACGCGACCGTGAACTGGTGGCACATCGCAAACAAGCTTGATCTGGAGGAGAAGCTCGCGAAGTTCCCACTCACGATCTTCTTCGGCGAGGTCTATGGCAAGTCGATTCAGGACCTCGCGTACGGACTCGAGCACAAGGATCTTCTCATCTTTGACACATTCGACGTGAAGACTGGCACGTACAACGACTGGGACGCGACAGTCGCTCTTGTCAAGGAAGCCGGGCTCAATCTCGTTCCGACGTTGTATCGCGGCCCGTGGCTCGGGTTTGAGGCACACAAACCCCTCTCGGAAGGAAAGTCTACGATCTGTGATCACATACGCGAAGGGTATGTGGTGAAACCCGTACACGAGCGCCGGGAACACATGGGACGGGTGATCCTGAAATGCGTGGGTGAAGATTACATGACGAGGTGACCGATACATATAAGAATGACATACGAACGAAATTGTCCTCAATGTGCTAAGCAGATTACGTATAAAAACAAGCGTGTCTGTGAACGTGCCGAAGAATCAGGAAAACTCTGTGGATCGTGCGCTCGCAAAGAAGTATGGAATAGAGCTGATAGCTCATTTCGTTCTGATGTCACATGTGCAAAACGCAGCAAAGGGATGAAAGAAGCCTGGAAACGTCCTGATCATGGTAGAAAAAGCGAAGCATCAAAACGCTCATTCTCCGAGAAACGCAGAGCAATGCGTGAAGATCCCACTGCAGTTTACAACACAAAGAGTTTTCGTGACAAAGTATCACAAGGTGTACGTACTGCACTTTCGAGTTCATTGACGAGGATGCTCGCGTCTGATGTTATTGCACGACGAAATGCATCAATAAAAAAGATGTGGACAGTTGAACGTCGAGATCAACATCGTGAACTGATGACTCGTTTGTGGAGTGTGACAAAAACTCCTTGGGAACACGAAAAAGGTTGTTGTGTTTCACAGTTTGAATTGAAATTTAAAGACGCTCTGCGAGAAAATGGTTTCTATCACTCTTCCGAACGTTCTGGATCGCTACGATGCATCGATCGATATATTCCTGACTACGTCGATCATGTGACAAAGCGTGTCGTTGAATTCAATGGCGACTATTGGCACTGTAATCCTAAGCATGAAGTGTTCGGAGATCCGACGTGGTACAACAAGAGTATCAAAATGACTTCTCAAGAGAGATGGGAACATGACAAACGCCGCGAAGCAGTGATCTGCGAACATGGGTTTCACGTGATCGTAATTTGGGAAAGTGAAGCTAGTGATGAAACAAGCGTACTTTTGCGTGTCCAATCATCTGGTTCAATTTGAGACAAGTGAAGCTCAACTAAAGACGTCCCAGAAAGTCAAATTGATAGTAGGTGAACATCTATACTGACCTTGTGTAAGTTCTGAGTGTGGTGAGCTTCAATAGCCACACAAGGAAAGGTACAGAGAATGTCAGTAGAGAAGTATACGCGCCGCCGCGTCACGAACAAGGACGCGAGGATCGTCACAGAGTACAACAGCGGTGCACGCATCACCCGTACCGCTTTCAGGAGCGAGGGCACGTTGAAGGTGAGCGTGAAGACGCAGGACAACTTCACCTCGCTCAGGGTTCGCTTCCCCGATGGGTTTCACGAGTACTTCAATGGTCGCGAGGCCCGCACCATCTACCGCGCTCTGAAGGCGCACTACAGCCAGTTCGGCACCGAGTAGTAGCCGTCAGAAGAAGTAGAGAAGGGCCCTTCTGGGCCCTTCTTGTTATCACGTGACTTCTATCTTTCGTTTCTGCGAACCTTCTTTTTTCGGTATTTTGAGATGTAGCACGCCTGCATCGTATTTTGCTGTCATAGAGCCCACGTCATAGCTTTCGTTCACAACGAACGTCTGCGAAATAGACTTGCTTGTCCCGACGCTTTTCTTTGCAGCGACAGAGACATTACGGCCCGTGCACTCTACGGTGATGTCCTCTTTGAGACACCCGGGAACGTCAAAGAAAATCGTGAGCCCATTTTCGTCAGTGCTCTTTTCGAACTTGTGATATCGATCGTCGTCAGCAAAGAGTTCAGAACGAAACAGGCGAGCGAGCTGAAGTTCAGGGTACATGTTTTTCCTCCGTGCTCGCAACGATAAAACACACACAACGAAGCGTACATACCATGATCACAGAATTTGATCGAAAAATGAAGTCTCTCGAGAAGTTTTCTTCACAGAGCGTTCCCAGTGGGACGTCTTTTGTTGTGAGGCTCGACGGTAGGTCATTTTCAAAGATGACAGAGAAGCACTTCAGGAAGCCATTTGACCCGCTGTTCAGCGCGATCATGGATAGAGTGACTGATAGCCTCGTGCGTGAGTTTGATTGCGTCGCGGCATTCACACAGAGCGATGAGATTTCGCTGCTGTTTGCACCCGAGAACAAGCTATTTGCCGGCCGGCTCGAGAAAATTGTGAGCGTCACGGCATCGCACGCGTCCGCTGTGTTCACGAGGGCGTTCACTGACATCGTTACGTTTGACAGTCGAGTGATCGTTCCCGACAGCATCGGCGACCTGTCTTCTTACTTCACGTGGAGATTTGTGGACGGGTGCAGAAATGCGCTTAACACTGCGTGCTACTGGAACATGCGACAGTCGGGTGAGTCACGCCGTGCGGTGTCGAGGCGACTCGAGAGTGTCTCCCAGAACGAGAAGCTAGAACTTCTTGGGCAGAGGTGGGAGGACATCGATGAGAGGTTTCGGTTCGGACGTGTAACCGTGTGGGAACAATTCGAAGTAGTGGGATACAATCCCGTATTGAAAGAAGAGAGGAAGGCTACGCGCAGAGAGCTCGTGAGCTTTACCGATCCGAAGAAATTCACAGAGCTGCGTCACAAATGGTTCGCAGCAGAGAAAGAGAAAGAAGATGCGAGCAGCCTGGCTATCTGACATTCACCTCACTGACATTGCGGAGGACAGGGCTCTCGCCTTCTGTGAGAAGGTACGTGAGCACGAGTGTGATTCTGTCTTTCTCACCGGAGACATCTCAGAGTCGCCCGTCCTCCTCCAACACCTGAAGCTTCTCGACGCGAACATTCAGAAGCCGATCTACTTCGTGCTCGGAAATCACGATTTCTGGTATTCTTCTGTCCCACACATCTACAACACACTCCCACAGGCGATCTCTGGCCTGAACTTTGTGCGCTGGATGACAAATCTCGGGCCGCTGCGTCTAGATGACGGAGTCTGCGTCGTAGGTCACGACGGGTGGTATGACTGTAGGGCGGGAGACGTCCGCAACTCTCGTTTCATCATGCCAGAGTGGAGCAAGCAGCAGGACTACCAGGGTTCTCGTACGATCGACGACATCATTGAGAAGTCCCAGGCGATGTCAAATCTCTCGATTACACATTTCAAGAAAGTATTGCCAGATGCTATCGCAAGGTTTGACAAGATCTATATCCTCACACACGTCCCACCATTTGAGGAAACGCACTATCACGGTGGCGTGCAAGGAACACCACATTACCAGCCCTACTTTGTCAACAAGATCCTCGGTGAACTCCTCAGAACCGCCGCAAGCCTGCATCCGCGTAAGCAGTTCGTCGTCCTCGCTGGTCACAGTCACGGACGCGTGAGCAAGACAATCCTTCCGAATCTGACCGTGCACGTTGCGGGAGCACAGCATGGCGCGCCCGAAATTCAGCCATTTGTATTCACGTGAGTGATACTTACAGTGCATGATTAGGGACCTCGTTCGAGCGATCATTGTCGAAGAGCTCGAGTCGATGAAGAACGACTACGTCGTATCTCAGGACCTCGCACAGAAGAAAATTCGTCCCGTGACGTCTGAAGACGTCAAGATTCGATTCCCTGAGTTTCATACGCGTGTTGCAGAGGCGCTTTTTGAAGAAGAACGTATTGCTGACCTTCGCGGGATGAAGTGGGCATTCTACGCTAGCTCGTATTCACGGGTGACGCCATTTGCGTATGATCCCGTTACGGGGGCCGTGTGTTACTGGCACGCTCCCTCACAGCGCGTCAAGCAGTCCGAAAATTCAGAGATCGACAACGCGATAATTCAGATGTCTCGGTGACGCGCTGCCCATGTGATCTCGCATACTTAGCGATCACATGGCAAGCTTTGTGACGACGATCCGGCCCACGCCGTTCGCACTGTTCGACACAGATCCCGACTTCCAACGTGAGGCCGATGGGATGGTGACATTCGTCAAGCGAAAGCTGGGAGATGACATCCTTCCCGTTGAGCTCACGTCACGACAGATCTATGCCGCATTTGAAGAGGCAACCGTAGAGTACGGTGCAACAGTGAACATGTTTCAGATTCGCTCGCAGCTCGCGAGCCTGCTCGGATCGCCCACGGGTAGTTCTGGCAGCATGACAAACAAGTACCCACACAACTCGCTCGATTTTCTGATGAGGCTTGCAGAGCCCTACATCCAAGAGACGGGGTTCGGTGGGTCGCAACCCGTTGACCTGTGCTACATAGACATCGAAAATGGCAGGCAGGATTACGATCTCTACAGGGAACTGAAGATCGGTTCTGGCTCTATGAGCGGTTCTCTGTACTTTCCGAACCTTGCGAGTGGCAGTCACTCGCGTCTGAAAGTCTGGGAGGTGTTTCACTTTGAGCCGATGGCTGCGCAGCACTTCCTGCTGAACGCCTCGAATGTGACAAACTTCTTGGCGAACGAGTTCAACTACGAATCGTACGTGAACTCGACAGTGTTCTATGTCCTGCCCATCTTTGAAGACGTTCTGCGCCGCGGCATGATGGAAGCAGCTGCTCGCGTCAGGCGATCAAACTACAGCTACCAGATCACGGGTGGCAAAATTAGAATTTTCCCTGTCCCGACAGAGACGCGCGTAGCTCACACGCTCTGGATGCGCGTCTCACCGAGCGTGACGGACGCTCTTCGCCCGCCATTTCAGGACGATTCGGTGTACGGTGTCTCCGGATTCTCAAACGCTCCGTTCTCCAACATTCCCTACTCGACCGTGAACGACGTGGGCCGGTGGTGGATACGTGAGATGACGTTCGCCATTGCACAGGAGATCCTGGGTAGGGTGAGGTCGAAGTTCAAGAGCCTACCCATTCCAAACAACGAAGTCGTGCTCAATGGTGAAGAACTCGTCACCCAGGCCCGTGAGAAGCAGGACAAACTGCGAGACACCCTGCGAGAGGACCTCGACAAGCTCACTCTTCCCTCTCTGATAAATCAAGAGGCAGACAAGGCTGAAGCCATGTTGAGGATGCTCAGGGTAATTCCTATGCGGTCGCCGATCATTATCGGATGAAAGGGTGACTCATGCCGAGACTATTCGCTTCTGAAAAAGACCTCGCTTTCGTAGCTGATATCACGAAAGAACTGATCAAAGACGTCATCGGACAGACAATAAGGTACTTTCACATCTCTGTCACAAATACACCCGCGAATAATCTGTACGGCGAAGCCCGCGACAAGGTGTTCGATGAGCCAGTCGTGCTTGAAGTTCTGGCGGACAATCCCAAGAACGAGACACACACGGATAGGTTTGGTACGGAAGACGACTACACGATGGAGCTCTACATTCAGTGGAGAGACCTAGTAGACAAGGGCGTCACGGTCGATGTGGGCGACTTCTACCAGTACGGTGAAAACTTCTACGAGATTCACCAGGTGAACATCATCAAGACGATGTTTGGTCAGGTGGAGCACAGGGACGGCGTTCGCGTCTGGGCAAAGAAGGCCCGCGACGGGCAGTTCAGAGAAGATCTCGTTGGACCGACAGATATCAGTGACGAAAACGGAACACAGAAAGAGTTTGTGCAGCAGAGGGGTCTGCCACAGAATCGCCTCGGCGAAACCGGAGACAAGCGCGAACTTCAGGAGCGTGGGTTGCTGGAACCGCCCCTGTCTGGCGCGAAAGAGGTCGGTCCCCGAGGGAATACGGGCACGGGCCCATCGTTCTACTCTGACGATTGATAGTTATCGAGCATGACTGTTAGGTGGGGCGCGGGCGACGAGCGTGGCATTCCGTCCGGATATGCCGGCGTAGATGTGCCCGGCGACATCTCGATCCCATCGTGCGGCATTGAAGACGTAGATCGCGCTCTCTTTCAGACATTTGACAGCGAGATAGGATTTCAGGTCAGTCGGACGACTGACGGTGTCAGGTCGCTCGCAAAGATACCGGTGTTCCTCGGCGTCGGCGAAAAGTGGGCGCTGAATAAGAAGAGGAAGGGTATCCGCGACAAGTCCGGGACATTGATCCTTCCCCTGATCTCTATTGTCCGTACCTCTATCGATCAGAAGGTCGAACAGGACCAGCTGGGCAGGGGCATCAACCAAGCCGTCGGAGACCTCGTTGTGAAGAGGAGAATTTCTTCTGTCGATCGAGAGTACCAGAACTTGGTGAACAAGAATTTGATCCCGAACCAAGACAACCTTCCCACGGGTTCTCTGGGATCGCCCGTTTCTTCTGGCAGAGAGGTGGGACTGGATCGCTGGAATTCGGACGTCCTGAAGGGAAACTTGCTGGCGAACGATCCCAATCGAGCTGTGTGGGAAATCATCACGATTCCGACGCCGCAGTTCTACACGTCAAACTACGAAGTCACGTTCTGGGCACAGTACACAGAGCAGATGAACGAGATGATCGAGAGGTTGATGGCATCGATGCTACCTCAGCTTCCCGCGCTGAAGCTGACGACGCCGAAAGGTTACTGGTTTGTGGCGTACCTCAACGGAGACTTCAAATCAACGGCGAACATCGACGACCTGAACGAAAATGAGCGCGTCATGAAGTACGTGTTCACGCTCAGTGTCAGAGCGTACACAGTCGCGCCGTCACTTCCTGGGATGCCTTCTCCCGTCAGGCGATACGTCTCTTCTCCTGAGGTTTCATTTGACGTATCTGGAGAGGTGCAGGGTGCGGGCGGCAGCGAGGTGCAGTCTCCCACGATCGATGGCGCAGACGATCCAACACTCGGATACACACTAGACGGTGAGGTCACTCCGCGGCCCACGGCGCAGAGAGGTTCATACTCTGTGCGCGTGACAAAGAACCCTTTCACAAAGGGAAGCAGGGCCGAATACGTAAAAGTGGTGTCGGTCAATGCCAAGTCAGGGGAGTCGATAGTAAGATCGATCAACCCAGGAATCGAAATTGAACTTGACTGAGAACTGTGGGTAAGTCTCCATACTTATGGATACCCGTTTCTGACCCAACACACTGAAGGAGAGAGCACCGATGGCAGAACAGACATTTCGTTCGCCAGGATTTTACGAGTCTGAGATTGATGCCGGCAACAGTGCAGCTACCCCAACAGGTACTCCAGCTGGTGTCGTTGGCACATCAGACAAGGGTCCTGCGTTCGTTCCGATTACTGTCGGTTCGTTTTCCGACTTCAAGGCGAAGTTCGGCGGTCTCAATCCCAAGAAGTACGGTCCTTACGCTGTCAAGTCATTTCTCGATAGCAAGAATGCCTGTACGTTCGTCCGCGTCCTCGGCGCCGGTGCTAACAACCTGGAGTCTGAGATTACGACGACAGAGCTCACCGGAAAGGTAAAGAACGCCGGATTCGTCATTGCTGGCACCGCGGCAAATGCGGGTGTCGGTGGAACTGACGGTCGTTACAAGGGTGCGGTTCAGCTTCTTACCGCGCGTCACACGCTTCAGACAAATGAGGCGTTCGGCATCCCGATGTTCAGTGACTCTGACGCATACCTCGGTGCTTCGTCAGTTCACCTCGTCCGCGCGATGGTCCTTCTCGCTTCTGGCACGAGGATGATGGTTGTCAACGGTGATGAGCCCGTGACAGGAGTGTTCGGTTCTCTGGTACCCGATGACTACGCGACGGTTGCCTCTGGCAAGTTCAAGCTCATCCTCTCTTCGACGGACGGAACTGCATTCGGTGTTGCTGATGGCCTCTCTGGCCTCAAAGTTTACACCGCGTCGCTCGATCCCTCGAGCACCGATTACATCGGCAAGCTGCTCAACTCTGATCCCGATCGCTTTGCTACCGATCAACACCTTCTCTACGCAGATTTTGCCGTCGACAATGAGGTCGCGACAGCTACTGCAGTCGGCGTTGCATCAGGCTCTTCGAACACATCACAGACGTCCGGAGACACTTCGCTAGCATTCCGCGAGGCTTTCGGTCGCTTCGACACACGCTACACGACTCCGCGTACGACGATGTTCATCTCGCAGCCGTTCGGAAAGGTCGAGTATGACCTCTTCTACTTCGAGACACTGGACGACGGTGAGTACGCAAATACCCTCTACAAGGTTTCGATCTCTAACGTAAGAGCGTCTTCCGATCCGTCGAGCCCATGGGGCACGTTCCAAGTGCTCATTCGTTCGTTCGATGATACGGACGCAAATCCGAAGGTCCTCGAGCGCTTCCCAAACCTGACGCTCGACCCGAACTCTGATCGCTACATTGCGAAGGTGATCGGTGACCGTGAAGTTAGCTACAACTTCGACGCGACCGACATTGCAGAGCGCCGCCTTGTCGTCTCCGGCAAGTACAAGAACGCTTCGCGCTACTGCCGTGTTATCGTAAGTGATGCCGTTCGCGATGGGCTTGTCCCGCAGAACGTGTTGCCTTTCGGCTTCAGGGGCATTCCGGTTCTGAAGACAAATGACAACCTTACCGATGTCGGTTCTTCGAACCCGCGTCGCCTTGGCATGTCTTTCGGTCTGAACGTGACATCGTCACTCTCTGGTAGCATCGTGCCGCCCGTTCCCTTCCGACTGAAGGTCACAAAGGGAGACGTTGGCACCTCGGGCTTCACAGGAAATCCCGGTGCAACGGAGATTGTCAACGCTTCATACTACTGGGGCGTGAAATTCGAGAGGAACACGACCCCTCTCAACCCGAACCCTGCGACAGAGAAGAACACTCTCATCGGATCGTTTGCGAAGTTCCTTGGAATTTCGAAGCTCGATACGCTTCTCACCGGTTCTGGTGCGGATACACAGAACAACAACAAGTTCACGCTTGCAAACGTCGCGTTCTTGCAGCAGGCCGTGTCTGAGCTCACGGGTTCTCCTGTTCAGCACATGCGTGATGTTGCGTACATCAGGAACGCGCGCCCAGATCCGACATCCTACACCGTGAACGACGGTGTGATCACAAGAAGGATCACGTTCGCGACTCTTGCTGCACAGACGTCGTCCGTCGAGTTCAACAGGTTCACGGCGTACGCGAAGTTCACGAACTTCTTCTACGGTGGGTTCGATGGTGTGAACATCCTCGACAGGAACGCTCGTCGAATGAACGACAAGGCGAGTTCCTTCTCGTCGTATGGTGGAGCAGAGTCTTCGTACGTGTCGCCGGGCCTCAGCAGCAACGTAGGTGGAGCGGGCGTGTCAAACAACGTCGTCTACTCCTACAAGATTGCCGCAACGATCATGACAGATCCGATGACGGTGAACACAAACATCCTCGCTCTTCCTGGCATCAGGGAGTCGTACATCACGGATTACGTCGCCGAGAGGGCAAAAGAGTACGGTCTTGCACTGTATGTCCTCGATATCCCGTCCTACGACGAGGACAACAACCGCCTGTACGATGATTCTGTCGCGCGTCCGAGCGTCGACAAGACGGCGAAGAACTTCGAGTCGAGGGCCATCGACAACAGCTACCTCACGACATACTGGCCGGATGTCTCGCTCGATGACACCGACAATAAGCGTAGGGTCACGACTCCCGCTTCTGTCGCTGCTCTTGCGGCTCTCGGTTTCAATGACAAGGTCGGCTACCCGTGGTTCGCACCCGCTGGCTTCAATCGCGCGGCACTTGACTTCGTGAAGAATGTTGGCGTGAGACTGTCAAACTCTGACAGGGATCGCCTGCAGGACGCGCGCATCAACCCGATCGCATCGTTCCCGAAAGAGGGATTCGTCATCTACGGTCAGAAGACGCTTCAGCAGATGCGAAGCGCCCTCGACAGGGTAAACGTGAGGCGCCTCGTCCTCGAGGTGAAGAGGCTCGTTGTCGAGCGTGCTCGCAAGCTCGTCTTCGAGAACGGTCTCCCAGAAGAGCGCGACAATTTCGTGAAGGACGTTACGACACAACTCGGCCTCATTCAGACACAGGCCGGTCTCGAGTCGTTCAGCGTCACAATGGACGACACGAACAACACACAGGCTGACTTGGACGATCACAGGGTGAACGGCTCAATCGTTCTCGTTCCGACGAAGACGATCGAGTTCATCAGCATTGACTTTGTGATCGCCAACGGGCAGGTCACGTTCGTCTGATTACGCAAAGGCCGATACTTAGACACGATTAGGGAGTGACATAAATGGCAGGGTCAAAATTCAGCAGTGCCGGTGTTTCCACGACGGAGATCGATCGGTCCGGTCCTCGGACAGTCGAACCGACAGGTACGCCAGCAGGCGTCATCGGTACCTCTCTGAAGGGCCCAGCCTTCGTTCCTGTGACTGTCGCTGTGGACGATGACTTCTACTCTGTCTTCGGAAAGACTGATGGAAAGAAGTTCGGACCTCTCGCGATGGTTGAGTGGCTACGTAACTCTCGCGCAGGTACATACCTTCGCGTCCTCGGTGCTGGTAAAGCACAGCGCAGGCTCACGAACGGAGCGAACGTTGGCAGCGTCGAAGGTGCGGGGTTCGTTGTGGGAGCTCAGCTTCCAGACTCCAGCACGGGTGCTCTGACAAACAACCCGTACGCAAACCTCAACGGTCCCCCAGGAAGGATGTACTTCTTGGGCGCGCTCATGTCGGAGTCGCTGAACTCTACGGTGTTCTCGGACGCGGGACTTCAGGGTCCTGGTGGTAAGGCACTTCACACAACGGCATCAATCCCGATCGTTCGCGGTGTTGTCATGGCCGCTTCTGGCGTTCTCCTGAGGATGTCTTCGTCTCGCGATGGCACAAACTCTGCGCCTGCTTCTACACTTGCTGGTACAGACGCCGGTTCGAACGGTCAGATCATTGGCGCGGTGAAGCTCCTCGAGTCGGGTGTTTCGAAGCAGGAGTTCGTCATTCTCTTGAACGGACACAAGGGAACTGATGCATCATACCCGAACGCCATCACGGCGTCCTTCGATGTGACAGCACCAAACTACTTCGGTAACGTCCTCAACAAAGATCCCTACAAGATTGCGCAGGCCGGTCACTACCTCTACGCACAGTACGACATTCACGGCGCGCAGGCGGTCGTGACGGGTACTGGAATCGTTTCGACTGCTCTCTCCGCTGGCGGTGGTATCGCTACTGGCTTCGAGGAAGCGGCGTTCATCACGTCGGGTTCTGCCGCCCGCAATACGGGTGCGGCGAACATCCCCAACTACGAAAACTGGGAGGATCGCTACGACACGGGTAAGACGCCGTGGGTGATCTCGCAGAGGTTCGGTGGTTCACCGGCAAACCTCTTCAGATTCTGGATGTTTGACGACGGTGCTGACGTCGCAAACAAGATCAAGATCTCGATCGAGAGCATCACGCCCTCGACAGATCCTACGAACAAGTACGGCACATTCGATGTCGTGATTCGTAGGTGGGAAGATCGCGACACAGACGCGAAGATCCTCGAGTCGTACAGGGGCGTCAACCTCGATCCTTCGTCTGACAAGTACATCGCGAAGGCGATCGGCGATCAGAACATCTACTACGACTGGGAACACGTTGACGACGCGCAGAAGCTCGTTGTCCTCGGCAACTTCCCACGCGTTTCGAACTACGTTCGCGTAGAGGTAGACTCGCAGGTCGACTCCACTGAGATGGACGCGACAGCTCTTCCGATGGGCTTCCGCGGCGCTCCTCACCTCATCACTTCTGGCTCTATGCCGCTCACGAAGGGGTCAGATACGGCCTTCGTCTCGACGGCAACGGGATACGTCGGAAGGGCGGTCCAACCACCGGTTCCCATGAGGGCAAACATCACAGCTGGATCCGGTGCCTCGCGTGTCGTGAACTCGTCGTACTACTGGGGCGTCCAGTTCGAGCAGGTATCGAACCTCGACCTCCCGAACGCGTCGTCTGTCCAGAACAAGACGGTCACCAACCTCACGAAGTACTTCCCAAACTTCCAGACGGTGAACGCAAACGTTCTCGCCGAGGACAACTCGGGCGTCGCCGAGTCGACAACAATGGGCGTTCTGGACGTCGATAGGTTCAACAACAACCTGTTCTCTCTCGAGAACCTCCAGGTTGTCACGAACTCTGCGGGCTACGCAGATGCGTCCCAGTGGGCATCTGCTGCATACGTCAGGAACGGCGCGATCGCGGCGTCCGATTCGGCGAAGACCCGCGCGTTCAGGCTCACAGACCTCACACAGCAGTCGAACAGGAAGTTCGCAAAGTTCTCGCTCTTCGTACAGGGTGGGTTCAATGGCGTGAACATCTTCGACAGGGACGCAGCCGAGCTCACGAACAACGCAATTGCGTACGAGATGGCGAACTCCTCACGTGGCCTCACCGATGGTCCAACGGTGAAGACGTACCGCAAGGCGATCGATATCATGAAGAGCACGACAGATGTCGATGTGAAGCTCCTCGTGGCTCCTGGCATCAGGAACCCGATTGTCACCGACTACATGATCAGCGCCGTCGAGGATCGCTTCGACGCCCTCTACATCATGGACATCGAGGAGAACGACACACACAACCTCCTCGTGACATCCTCGGGACAGACACCGAACGTTCAGTACACCGCGGCTCGCCTCGCGGACCGCGCACTGAACACGTCCTTCGCGGCAGCTTACTACCCCGACGTCATCATGACAGACCCGAACACACTGACGAACGTCGTTGTGCCACCCTCTGTCGCGGTGCTCGGAGCGTTCGCTGTGAACGACTCGCTCGCACACCCGTGGTTCGCGCCCGCTGGCTTCGCTCGTGGAGCGCTTGCATCGACGCTCGAGGCGACGATCAAGCTCAGCAAGGACAACATGGATACGCTGTCCGACGTCGACATCAACCCGATCGTCGCGTTCCCGGGTTCTTCGCCCACGGGTGCGGATCCAAAGCCGGGCGGCGTCGTGGTGTGGGGACAGAAGACGCTGTACTCGGTCGCCTCGTCGCTTGACAGGGTGAACGTGCGTCGACTCCTCATCGAGATCCGCAGGATGGTCAGGGAGATCTCCAACCTGATCGTGTTCGAGCCCAACCGCGAGGCGACGCTGTCCCGCTTCTCAAACCTCGTGAACCCTCGCCTCGCGAAGGTTCAGGCGCAGGGCGGTGTCACGAAGTTCCTCGTGAAGATCGATACATCGACCACGACACAGAACGACATCGACAACAACACAATTCGCGGTCAGATCTTCGTCATTCCGACGAAGACGATCGAGACGGTCTCCATCGACTTCATCGTGTCAAATCCTGGCACCTGATCTTGGGGCGATGTAGATGAGAGGCTGCGAATTCCCTAGTAATGACGAGCTCCTCTTCGATGATGAAGATCTCGAGGAGGTTGCTCCGTCACACCGGGTCGGGAAGACGAAAAAGAAACACGAGGGAGCGACAATGAAGATCAAGTGGAATAGTTTGCGACGGCTCATTAGGGAAGAGATCAAGCGTAGTGGGCTCCTCACAGAGGTTGCCTGCCCGGTGTGCGGCACCGAGGGCGCGTACGTGGGACTCAACAACGTAGAGTGCACAAACAAAAAGTGCAAGCACTACGTACCGTCAGAGGCTGCTCCCGAGGCATCCGCAAAGAGCATCAAATTTCACCCTTCAAACGATCCATACGTAGTGAATCACTTGATGCCTTACTTTGAGGCGGGAGAAATCACACCATGTCCTGGTGCTGATTATTACGCAACGGGTTACGGTTCTCTTGGTGCCTACAACAGTGAGGGCACGTGTGTCGGACAATGGCAGTGTGATACCGAAATACCCGATTGTGAAGCCAACGTCCAGCGGAGTCCCGATTACAGCGGACAGTGGGGACCCCCGTGAGAATCAGACTCTCAGCTCTGCGACGGCTCATCAAAGAGGAACTGTCACTCTTGGCAGAGTCCCGGTGTCCCGTCTGTGGTGCAGAGGGTGCGTACGTGGGGCTGAATGACGTAGAGTGTGTCAACCCGAGCTGTACGCACTACAAGCGTCCAGAGAATGTCATTGGCACTGCTGGTTTCAAACCAGGCGACATCGTTAGATACGATGGGTCATACGAAGGTGATGTGCCCGAATTTGGCATGGTTGACGAGGTCGAGGGAGACCTTCTTGTTGTTACGTCGCTTGACAATCCCGGAGAAGAGCGGGAATGGGACGCCGAGACGTGTCAACTTGTCCCGGAAGACGCGTATCCCGGAAAAAAACCAAGAAAGAAAAATCGGCCATGAGAATCAGACTTAGCCAACTGCGTAAGATCATCAGAGAAGAGCTGTCTGTCGTTCCACGCTTTGGCGGTGAGCGGTACGAGGCCGGAACGGGCGGAGATCCGAGCCGCGAGCGTTCACAGCTCCAGCGCAACAATCCAGAGGCACTCGCTGCGCTCGAAGATATGTTCGGCGACACGAGCGGGATAAAAATCTGGGAAGAGATGGGTCGTCTCCACGCGATTCCACCCGGCGGCCGTGGTGTCGGTTCGATGCTCATGTGGGGTGCGGACGGTCAGTGGCACAGGGCATACGATCGCAGGAAGCGCGTCCGCGCGTCGGTCGATGGTTAAACTAAGAAAAGTGTAGGACAATGAAAATCAAACTCAGCAAACTGCGTCAGATCATCAAGGAAGAGCTCATCGCCACCCGAGGGGACGACGCGAGCTTCACATACACTTCGCCAACGAGTTCTCAGACGCGGTCATCGAGATGATCAACGACGATCTCTTGCAGTTCTACGCAGAGAACCCGGAGTGACGTCAGTGCGGACGTGACTTTCGTAGGTTCATCCAATCTGATTCCCACATGGTAACGACGACATAGCCTGCTTCTCGCAGGATACTTTCGCGGTCTAGCGTATATTGCAAGTGTTGTGACATTGGTGCGCACGACATGTGATTGATTTTGTCGGGTGCCTGTGTCTTCGGATTGCCGTGCCAATAGTCGCCGTAGTACTCGTAGATCGTGCTGTTGATGAGCCCGTCAACGTTGAAGCGTCGACCTTCTACATGAACCCACCGATTTCGACATTCGGGTGGAATGCTGAGAGAGTCGAGCCATTCTGTTTCGCCCTTTGAGATAAGAGGCGAACAGATGTCACATCGATCGTTCAACAAACCGACGTAGTCTCGAAGCTTTTCGTTTCCGCAACTGTTACATCTCATCAGCAATGTCGCGTAGCACGCAGCCACATAGTCGGTTTCACTTCCAACAAATGTCAAGTTTTTGAGCTTTGAAAACGATTCAGAGATCTGTGACCAGGGGATCCTAATGAGATTGCGATGTCTCTCCATATCGCGACTGTTTGCCCACGTTATCAAGCGAGGCTCTGTCTCTTTCGTTTTTCCCTTTGACCAAGCTTGACGCTTCCCAGACGCAAAATCGTCTCGTTGCTGTTGTGCCCACTTAGCAACGCGTTCGTCTGTCTCTTCTGTAAGTCCTTTGTGCCACGCATTCCGTTCGCCACTAGCGTACTGCTCTTTGAACATTTCACTCATTGCGGCAACACGTTCGTCTGTCTCCTTTGTTTTGCCTTTTGACCAGATCGTGATTTCACCAGCGTCCATAAGCGTTTTCCGCGTCTTGCTCACTTTTTTTCCCATTGCCGCGAGGCGTGGATCAGTGTCTTTCGTTTTGCCCTTCCATGGAACTCCGTGACCATTCACGTACTCACGCTCAAATCCGCGCGCCCACCCATACCATCGCACGTACTTTCCACACCCACACTTGCAAATGGGCCTAGCACCGCCGCATTTCGTATCGACGTAGACTTCGATCGGATCAGTAATCCCGTGAGTCGTGCCGTAATGTTCGGTAATTTTTTCGTTCATCCCGGCGCGAGCTGTCACAAAATCGCACTTGGCACACTTGATTGGGTTTCTTGCCGACGTCTTCATTTTGTGATGATACAACGCTCTTTTCACTTTGTTTATTTAATTTGTCGAAATTGTAAACGAGCGCATATCTAGTCCTGTGTGACACTGAGTTGTTTGGTGTCCCAAAAGAAAGTTGGATGCGAAAATCGCTGAAGTTCTTGACGTTACAACTCTCCTTCCAAATAAGTACGAGCCAAAGCGAAAAGGGCGATGGTTGCTTGCGATAGAGGGTATTGACGCCTTCCTCTGCAAGACAGCCCAGAGGCCGCAGATCCAGACAGAGCGCCTCGAGATCCCGTTCATGAACTCACGTCGGTACATCGCGGGCAAGACGACGTTCCAGGAGATGTCAGTGACGCTCATGGATCCCGTCGCTCCCTCGGGCGCCCAGCAGGTCATGGAGTGGCTGCGCCTGCACTTCGAGTCAGTCTCGGGACGTGCGGGTTACGCAGACTTCTACAAGCGCGACGTGCAGCTCAAGTTGACAGACCCCACGGGAACGGTCGTCGAACTATGGGACGTGAAAGGCGCTTTCATAACCAACGTCAACTTCGGAGAGCTTACGTACGAAGACCAAAATGCCATCGAGATTCAGCTGACGTTGTCTTACGACAACGCTGTACTTCAGTTCTGATCTCGACTCTGGATCGTTGCACCGCTCGAAAGGCCCTACGATGGGCCTTTCGACGTTTAATTTTGTTCTTGTTGGAACGATGAGATACAACTTGATCATGTTCAAATGTCCTCGTTGCGATCGCGAATTCTGTTGGGCTGCCAAGCTCGAAAAACACATTGTAGCAGAGCATGGACTCGATCCCGAAGCGTTGTACATCGAGACACAGTGTGCTGGGGGAGTACCACAATGCGGGTGCGGGTGCCTCAGCAAAATCCCGTGGAACGGGTGGAAGCTGGGATTTTCCTCCAAGTTCCTCCGCGGGCACAACGCGTCATCCCAAGGAAATTTCTCCAATCCAGAGATTCACGCTGCAGCACAGGCAACCCGTGTGAGCAACATTCGTTCCGGGAAGACGAAAATCTGGAACGCTGGAAAGACGAAAGAGACGGACGAAAGCCTGGCTCGAGCTTCTATCAAGAAGAGCGCGACAATGCGCGAAGGGTACGCTTCTGGTAGGATCAAAGCGCACTGGCTTGGTAAGACAAAAGAGACGTGCGATGCGCTCGCGCGCGGGTCTGCTACCAAGAAGCGTAACTTTCTAGAGGGCGTCTCTAAGGTCTGGAATGAGGGTCTTACACGCGAGACGTCAGAAAAGTTAGCTGGGATTGGCGACAGAATCTCTCACACGCGGGTGACGAATTATGATTCGGCGACGCGATACACGAGAGAAGATGTCACAAAAATAGCGGAAGAAGCGGGATTTGAACTGCTATCAAATCCCGATGATTACAGAAACAAGTACCAACTACTTCACGTGAGGTGTCTAGAGAAGGGACACGACTCGCAACGAAATGTGATGATGTTGCAAAATACACCGAAATGTCTTATTTGCCACCCGAAAGAATCGTGCGCTCAGCTAGAACTCTCTGCATTTGTCAGGTCGCTCGGCGTCGAGGTGTACGAGTCGACGAGACGGGTTATCCCTCCCCGCGAGATCGATGTCTACTGTCCCGCGCACAAGTTTGGAATCGAGTTCAACGGACTGTTCTTCCACACAGACGCGACGAAGCACCCGCTCTATCACGAAGAGAAGACAGATGCAGCAACCTCTGTGGGTGTCAGACTGTTTCACGTCTTTGAGGACGAGTGGCGCGACAAGCGACGGATCGTAGAGTCGATGGTGCGAGCTCGCCTGGGCATCGCGCCGCGGAGAGTCTTCGCTCGCAAGTGTGTCGTGAAGGAAATCACCCCAGAGGTCAGGCGAGAGTTCTTCGAGAGGACACACATTGATGGTGACGCTAGAGCGACGATCGCGTGGGGATTGTTCTCGGGCGATGAGCTCCTCTCTGTGATCTCACTCAGAAAACCGATTCGCAAATCTTTGGGTGTCACTGTATTTGAGCTCGCGAGATATTCTAGTGAACTCAACACATCTGTCGTGGGCGGTCTGGGCAAGCTTCTTGCACAGTGCAAACTCTGGCTCAGGGGTCGCGGCGTCAGAGTGCTGATGACCTACGTTGACAAGCGACACGGTGATGGCCACGGGTACGAGAGGCTCGGATTTGCGTGTGTCGGAATCACGGGTTCTCCACGATTCTGGTGGACGGGTGGAGAGGTGGGACCGAACCGCGTCGATAGGCTGACATACAGAGCAGATTCGGAACGTGGACTCACCGAGAAGCAGGTGGCGGAGGACGCGGGGGTCAATCGGATCTACGGGTGCACGAACAAGGTGTATGAGCTCTCGATCGACTGAGCCGTTGCTTGTACGCGAGTATCATAATTACTCGCATGAGAATCTCGCTAGATGACCTGCGCCGTGTGATCTCAGAGGAGCTCCATCGCCTCGCCGAAGCGCCCCAGACGGATCCTGAGGAGCTCGCGGCCTCGCCCGAGTACGCCTCGCTCGAAGACTTTGTCCAGTTCAAGATGGACGAGGACGAATTCGAGTTTAGCTTCATAGACCTGCAAGCGTTGAACATGTCGCTGCAGCGTCCCATGTCTTCGATCAGGGCTGAGCTCGAGGGTTACGGCATGAAGCTTTCTGCCCGCGCTCCAGAGAAGAGGACGCGCGGGTTTACCACGTCTTCGAACGATCGTTGGTTTGGCCCTGGCAGCCTCAAGACTCACGGTGGCGCGGGTATTGACAGCCATACAGGAAGAGCGACCACGAAGGGTGGGATCTGATGGGCGCCGGTGACCTCCGGACGCTCGTTCGTGAGGCTGTGATCGATATCACTGGTCGCCTGCAGAAGAAGAAGTCGGACGCGTTCGCTGACAAGGTGAAAGACCTCGCGAGCTCAATCACGGGTGCGTTTGACCAGCAGCGCGAGCAGGAAGCAGCTGTCAGTGACGCGTTTGATGAACTACCCGTGGGTGTGGACAAGATCGTGGGACAGAAGAGGTTTCGACTCGCCTGTCCGCTCGCATTTTCGGGCGACGAGGGGTGGCCACCGGACACGTCCGTCTATACGATTGTCTCGCTCTTGCACCCGAGAGATTACTCGTACGAGCAGGTCGCTCGCTATATCGCCGCAAATGCCGATGTTTTTGCCGACTCTGTGCGGTGGCTCGACGATACCATCACCGGGTTAGAGAAGACGTTCGACGCGATGGACTGGCCCGCACCCTGGCGTCGCTACACGTCGTGGGGCAGTATCACGCGTGATGTGCAGCGATACACGGATATCGTTGAGGACATCACGGGACAGGAGATCGTCTGATGGATCCGAAGCACACGAGCCTTCGCAGGATAATCCGCGCGACAATTGTTGGGGCCACAAAGGGTGAAATTGACGAATATCGCAGTGCGGCGGGCGGCGGAGCGAGGTACCCGCGGAGGTTCGACGTTTATCCAGAGGACGGTTATGCTCCTGACGAACCAGCGATCGACGATCCCGAAGAATCGGACGGCGAAGGTGATTGCGGGTGCGATAGAACGTGATACTTAGCTGGGAGCTAGCACCCAATGGCATTTGATAACCCAAGAGCAGGATTTAACGCGACAGCAGAGTTCCAGGTCTCCGCCCTTCCGTGGATGACCTCCTCTGTCGTCACCGGTGGGACGGTGAAGCGGTACGACTTCACACACTTCACGAAGTTCGTTATCGTGAAGAATACGACCACAGGAACTGTCGCGCAAGTCGCTGTGAACCTCAACGGCTTCTCGCGATCGAATTACTTCGAGCTTGTCGGCGGCGAGTCTGTGTCACTTGACTGGCGAATCAGGCAGCTGTTCGTGTCTGGCTCTACTGGATCGCCTTCTATCTCGGTTGTCGCGGGTCTCACTGGCATCGAGGCGAAGCAGTGGCCCATCATCACGGGCTCTATGGGATTTGAGGGGGTGGGCTGATGCCGGGTTTTGCATACTCTGCTGTATCTGGTTCTGTATCTGCGGGTTCAGGCTCTGACGGTTCAACGGGTACGTCTTCGTCGACGACAGATGCGCGCAACCAAGTGTTCAACGGAACGGGCTGGGATCGTCTGCGGGGCGGGTTCCCGGTATCTGGTTCTAACGTCACGAGTTCGAATGGCGCGATCACGAACTGGCAGGGTGTCGGACACGTGGCACCCTTCGCGAGGTACCACCTCACGAGGAGCGTCATCCCGGAGCTCGGCGGTTCTGTATTCAACTCGAACCAGAGGGGCGACATCACAGTCGCAGAACAGTTCATCCCGTCGTACGAGGACAATTCAAATGGTCTCGCTCACGTCCAAGAGCGAGCAATGGGCGACTCGTTGGGCGCTTGGACGCTGTACTCGTCTGGCGCCACGCGAGTGGGCACAGCGGGTGTCTCAATAAAGACAACTGCCGGTCGCCTCCGCAAGATTGGTGCCGTGAGCGTTAACGGTACAACGAACTTCTGGATCGTTGTTGTGAACAAAGCTTCGGCACCCGTGAACGGAGACGCGGCTGTCTGGGCATTCCCACTTACACACACTGGTTCTGTATCGATGTCATTCGGCGGTTCGCCGGGAATGTCGGTCGACTTCCCTGGGGGCATGTACCTCGGAACGGGAATTGCGTACGCGGTCAGCACTGTCCCTGAGAAAGTCTCACTTGCCGCCGTGTCAGACTGCACGGTATTCGCGCAGTACGTTTGAGGTAAGCACATGAGATATGAAGTAATTTGGGAGAAATTTGACGAGGACGGTCGCTTCACGGGACGCGTTGAGGTCTTCAGCGATGATATGTCGTGGAGGTCTGGCCCGTCTGACGTCATTCTCGAGGCGACGACAAAGAATGGTATCGAGCGAGCGCTGCGAGACTACGCAGATGCACACGACTATCTCGTCCCGAGCGGGACACCGAAGAAGGTGAAGCCACCGAAGGTGACGCTCACGAAGGGCATCATTGACTCGAAAACGGGTACAGTTGCGCTTCCACCGAAGGTGCGCGACAAAGAGGGCAAAGAAGTCGTTGAGGGTGTTGGCGGAGCGGTGGCCGAAGCACCGGTGGGGTGATCGGCAATGCAGAACCTCGTTCAATGGTCTGAAAATCCTTCGCGGTCATCGTGGACAAGTACAGCGATTACTGTAGCTGCCGTACCGAGCGTCGCGTCGCCTGACGGTAAGTTTACTGTCTACAGTTTGACAGCGACTGGTGGCGCGGGAAATCACTTTACAGAGAACATAAATTCGGCGATGCCGATTTTTAGTCCCGTCGCGACGGTCGCCAACCTCAACCGCAACAAGTCTTCTTCGGTGTGGGTGAAGGCAGGGACGACAAACAAAGTTGTCGTAGGCAACGGCCGACACACGAACTGGTACCGTGCCCTCTTTGACCTCGGAAACGGCGTCGTAAACTTCGAAGAGAACTGTCGCGGGTACATTGAAGTCTACCCAGACGGGTGGTTCCGTTGTACAGTCGCGTACATAACGCCCTTTGGTGAGGCAAATGCCACACAGGATTCGGTTGTCGTTGCTCCTGTTCCGTCTTCACAGTCAGGAACAGCTGTATTGTCTTTCACATCTGCAAACGAATCCGTATATGTGTGGGGCGCTCAGCTAGCGTGTGCGTACGGTCCCGTCGCGTACATGAAGACAGAGGGCACGATAATCGAGTATCCGGCTCCGCGCAGCGCAGCATACCAAAACCTTGTCCCGTCTTCAAACAACATTGCCAACTGGGTGTACTTCCCGTCTTCAAATGCTACACTGACGCAGGAAGTCGGTGTCACTTCGCCATCAGGTAACCCAGTGATGCGTCTTACTGAAGACGCGACTGCTGGCGTAGCACACCTCGCGTACCCAAACTGCAACTCACTTACACCAGGTCGCGTACACACATTTTCAGTTCTCGTGAAGAAGGGTGCTACCACACGAGACTGGTTTGTCTTGGCACACAGTGGTGGTGGCACGACCCGAGCGTACTTCAACCTCACGACGGGCCAAGTCGGAACGCCAGACGCGCCGGTTCTTGCGTGCGACATCATCCCGATGGGAGATGGGTGGTTCCTCTGTTGGAGTTCTGTTGTCCAGACAAATACGTTCGCTCCGATCTTGTATCCTAGCACAGCAGACGGTACAATAGCCTACAACGGTGACGGAACTAGCTATCTTTTGCTCGCCGATGCTCAGCTTGTAGAAGGGTTCGGTTATTCTCCCCTCACGAAAACGACCACAATCGGTACTACGGGTGTGAAGGGTAGGGGCCCTCGCGGGTACGCAGGCAGACAGAACTACATCGTTCAGTCGGAATCAATGGGCGTATCGCCTTGGGTGAACCCAGGATCTTCGGTGACACACAACGCCGTCTCTGCACCGGCGGGTCTCATGGGAGACGCGATCATAGAGGACGCTTCGACGGGATTTCACGGTGTCTATCAAGTCGGTATCGCTCCCTACGCCCACTTTACCGTTCACGCGATTGTCAAGGCGGGAACGCGCACTTGGTGCACACTTGCTTCGCTCGCGGCAAACAACGGAAGTTACTTCAACCTAAATGGTGAAGGAGCGTTGGGCACAGCATTTGGCACTGTGGGCCATCGTGAGATTACTGCCCTTGGTGACGGTTGGTTCCTTATTTCGTTCACAAATATCGGTGGTACACCGACGAGCGGCAACAGAATATTCGAGTTGTACGCTGCTACCGGAGACATCGGAGGATCGTACACTGGCACAAACGGTAATACAGCGATGTATGTCGCCACGTCGTGGGTGACTCTTACTTCAGGAAGAGCTCCCTACTTCAGGACGGGTTCTGCCGCGATCAAGGGTAGGACACCCCGCACAGAACATCCCAAACAGAACCTCTTCTTGCGCTCACAAGAGATGCTGAATACGACTGTGTGGCCTCCCTCCGGAACTGTGACACGCACAGCGTCGTCAAAGATGGCTCCCGACGGAACGATGACAGCTGTTCAGATCAGCGATCAGAGTGCGGCTGAATTTCGTGGTGTACAACAGTCGATCAGCGTATCACGTGATACGAGGTCTGCTGTCGTTTCTATCTTTGTCGCGAAGTCTGTTGGGACGACGAACCCGTGTGGGTTCAACGCTACGTTTGTTGGTGGTACATCGGTCGGAATTTCGTTTCGAATCGACACGACTACGGGCGTGTATTCTACTGGCGGCGCGCAAGGTGGCCTAGAAGACTACGGAGACTGGTGGAGGATCTGGGGTAGGGTCACAAACAACGGAACGAATACGTCGCTAACATTCGGCATGTATGCAGCGACTAGCACGACTTTCTTGGCCGGCGACAGCGTTGCTGGTACAGGTGTCGCTGACATCTGGGGAGCACAGATGAATTGGGGCAACGGTCCCGCCGAGTATGTGAAGACGGGTGCTGTAGCTGTGAATACCGGCACACCTCGCAGGATCGCTCCCAAGCAGAATATGGCGTACAACTCCGGTATAGACGGGACGTACTGGTCCCAGAGCAACCTGACGCGTTCAGCCGGTCCAATCTGTCCTTCCGGGCGTGCGTCTGTTCTTCTCACTGAAAACGGACTCAACGCTGTCCACTTCACTTCTCAGACAATAACTCAACTTCGCCCGGGAAGCATCGCGACGATGTGTTTCTTTGCGAAGCGTCCCAACTCGTCCTCTCGCGGCTGGATTGCGTGCGCGGGAAACTCTGGCAACGCGGCGCGCTGGTTTGATCTCATCAACGGAGAGAGAAGCACGGCGGGTGGCGGTACGTGCAGCTACACAATCACGCCCGCCGGTGACGGATGGTGGTACATCACTATTTCGTGGATCGTAGACGCCGCGACACTGGGCGTAAACATCTACCTGTCAGACGCTTCGAGCAGCGTCACGTATACGGGTGACGGGGTGTCGGGTCTCTACGTCGCCGATGTAATCATCGCCGAAACGAATGGCATTCCCGAGATGAGACCGACCGTGTCTATCCCGACGGGAGGACAGTCGTGGGAGTATGATCGCGGTTCGCGCGGCCTCATGGGGTGATCCTACCTCTTCTTTGATCTCTCGGCGACCTCGTGCGCGCTGTGAGCGATCTTCAGAGACAGCGCGCCACTCACCTCGTAGAGGTCAACTTCAGAGCCATATGTCTTGCGACGCGGATCGCTCGGGAAGAGCTTCTTCAGCACGGGTGCCTCACCAAAGAGACCGAAACACATCTCGTTGAGAACCTCTTCTGTGAGGTCTAGACTCTCTTTTATCTCGCGAGCGACCTCACCGATGAGCACTGGCCTCGCGTATTTGTGAACGACCTGGGTGATTTTGTCACGGAGGATCGACTTTTGCTGCATATCAAGCTCATCGAATTTTGCCATGGCTTATAGCTAGTGTACGGCGCGCTTTACGATCTGTTCAGCACGTGTAGTATTTCGTACGTATAGGGAGTCAAATGGAAGAGCGAGCGGAGAAGAACCAAGTTTTCGGAATGTCCGATGTTGTGAGGCAACTCCAAACGGATCAGATCAGAGCACAGATGGGAGCGAACCTACCTGTCAGCACGATCCCGCTGCCGTCCCGAGGGCTCGTTTACCCGGCTGAGTCTGCGCTACACGGTCTTGAGACCGTCGAGCTGAAAGCGATGACTGTGCAAGAGGAAAACATTCTTACCTCGAAGGCGCTCATCAAGAAGGGCACTGTCATCACAGAGCTCATCAAGTCGTGTATCGTGAACAAGGCGATCGACGTCGGACAGATGCTGTCGGGCGACAGGAATACGCTCATGGTCGCGATCCGTTCCGAGGGATACGGTCACCTCTATGACGTCGAGGTGCGCTGCGCAGCGTGCGGAGAGTCTGCCGAGCAACAGTTCAATCTCAACGAATTCGAGCTGAAGCCTCTGGAGCTCGTGCCGCTCGAGGTGGGCAAGAACGAATTCCCGTTTAAGCTCCCGAAGTGTGGGAAGAATGTGACGTTCAGATTCCTGACGGGACGCGACGAGGAAGATATCGTTGCGACGCAGGAGAACCGCAAGAAGGGTCTGAAGGGCGGGTCGACGGTGCTCGATGACTCGCTGATCCTGCAGCTCCAGTACGCGCTCGTTTCTGTAGAGGGTAACTACAGCAAGAATGACATCTCGAACTTCGTTCGCACGATGTTTGCTCGCGACTCGCAGGAGCTTCGCAAGTATATCCAGAAGCACCAGCCCGGCATCAACATGGTCCAGAACATCACCTGCCCGCACTGTGAGCACACGGAGAATGGAGTAGCGATGCCAATCGGCATCAACTTCTTTTGGCCTAACCAGTGATCCTGAGACGATCGCAAACTACCTCGTAAACTCTGTGCTGGAACCCACGTTCCTCCTGCAGTACTACATGGGTTTCTCGTTCACAGAAGCGATGAACCTCCCACTCGGCATTCGAAGGTGGTTCATCGAACGCATCCAGCGCGAGCTGTCCAAGACAGGACCGAACGGCGAGAACCCGCCTAACCGGACGCTCGAGGGAAATACGGCAGAAGCGCGCACGATGCAGGGAATGCACAATCCAGTAGCTCCGGCGCGCCTGCGTAGATTTACGTAATCGCATAGTTAGATGTGAAATGGAAAGATCACCCGAGAGTGTCAGCGGAAAGAGGCTCGTTCGTGCCGCTCTGGCGGCGTGGGCTCGCGGCAGGAAGCCAGCGCTCAGTGTCCGACTCACGGCAGAACAGGTCGAAGCGCTGTCGGAGGTGCTCGGCGCGACAAAGAGATTTGAGGCGGCACTCGCAGAAGCTCGCAGCGTCGATTCTCTCATGACACTTCTAGAGGCGAAGCGTCACTCTGCAAGCAATTTTTACCGGGTCACTGGGATCGCCTGGCCCCTCTGAGGAAGAGAGGCCGTAAGTGGCAGACGACAAGTCACAGCTAAAAGTAGCAGAACAGCTAGCGAAGGTCCTGGAACAGCAGGCTGCTAGGCTTGAGGGCATTACTCGCGAGATCAACGCGCAGTACGAGATCACCAAGAAGATCATCGAGACTGTGAAGTCTGCTGGTGATCTAGAGGATCCGCTACAGAAGGCAAAGGACGTAAAGGGCGCGATCAAGGAGATCTCCGAGGAGACAAGCAAGGGTAAGGACCTAGCGACACAGCATGGCGAAGCGCTGAAGGACGCCATGACCAAGTCAGAGAATTCTTCTCTGTCATTCCTCAAGGCACTACAGAAAGTCGGCGGACAATTTCCTGTGATGAAGACCGCTGCCATTGCAGCGACGCACGGCATTGTTGAGGGATTCCGAGCGGCGGGTGCTATCACGAGCTCTTTTTTGAAGACGACAGCGTCAATCGTCACGGGTATCGGAAAGATCGGTATCGCGATCCTCTCGATCCCGTTCAAGATCTTCCAGGCGTTGATCGACAAGGCTGAGTCGGGTGGCGGTGGAAATGAGCTCGCAGCGGCATACGAGAAGGTCAGGAAACAGTTCGGTGACTTCCGACAGGATGCCGCACACAACGTCATCAAGACTGCCCACGACATAGACAAGCAGTTCAAGGAGACGGGCCTTAACACGTTCATGGTCTTCGGCAACCTCGCGCAGAGACTCGAAGAGGTGAACAAGATCGCGACAGCGATGGGCGCGACATGGGACGTTCTTGGCAAAGAGTTCGCAGAGAACTCTGGTCACCTCCTCGCGTACCAGAAGGGTCTTGGTGTCGCTGAAGAGAACATGAAGGATTTCGCGCAGGCTGCGATTTCCTCTGGGAAGCCAATGCAGGAGGTGATGCGCGAAACGGCATCGCTGTCTCTTTCAATGCAGAAGCAGTTTGGCGGTTCTGCGAAGCTCTACTCCCGCGACATGAGCAAGATGATCAACGATGTGAAGCACTTCGGCGGCGTCTCGCAGAAGATCATGGTTGAGGTCGCCGTCTACACACGAAAGCTGGGCCTCGAGACAGAGAAGCTTCTTGGGATGCTTGACAAGTTCGATACGTTCGATGAGGCGGCTCAGAGCGCCGCGAAGCTCGCGCAGACATACGGCGCGCAGGTCGACGCATTCAAGCTCATGACGGCTGAATCTCCCGTCGAGCAGCTCGACATGATCCGAAAGGCGATGTTCGAGGCGGGCAAGACAGCAGAGACGATGGACAGGAAGGACTTCAAGTACATCGCTTCGCTTACAGCGATGGATGAGGCTTCCGTCAGAGCGGCTCTGTCCTCAAAGAACATGGGTGTGTCCCTCGACAAGGTGAAAGAGGGATCTGCGAAAGCAGAGAAGCAGCAACTGTCACAGGCAGAGGCGATGGCAAAGCTCGCGGGTGCCATCGAGCGCATGACGTTCAGCGGACAGGAGAAGTTCGGCGGGTTCATCAAAGCGCTCATCAAGGGATTCAACGACGGCATCGAGTGGTCGCAAGACTTCATGAAGGTGATGTTCAGCATCCGGCAGGACATGCGCATCATGTACTGGGCGGGCAGAGAGCTCGGTAAGGTGTTCGTTGACTCTTTCCCGGGAGTAAAAGACATCCTGCAGGGCATCGGGGAGATATTCGATCCAAAAAAGTTCCAGAAGCTTGCGAACGGAATTGTGGAGGTTTTCAAGAAGTTCTTCACAGACATGTCTGACAGCCCAAAAACGGCGCTGCCGGAGCTTATGAAGAACCTCAAAGCAAAATTCTTTGACTTCTTCAACTCTGAATCCGCTGCGGGATCGAAGGTCATTTCTGGTTTTCGCAAGTTCCTCATGGCTCTTGGGCAGATCGCGGGCGGTGTAACGAAGTTCATGCTAGAGAGCCTGCGAGACGGGTTCAAACTCATCACAGATCTCATGTCTGGGAAGGGTGCCGCTCAGATCGGGGCTGGAGCGTCGGGCGCGAAGAAGTTCATGATCGAGCTCTTCACACCTATCTTTGAGGCGATTAGGGACGTCTGGCCCTCTCTAAAAGACGCATTTGTCACGATGATTGAGACAGCCTGGGACAAGATCAAGAAATCTGGTGTCATTGAGAGGGCCTGGGAAGGTCTCAAGAAGTACATGCTTGTTGTCGGCATGGGTGCGATGGGTGCAGGAGCCGCGAAAGGAATTGGGGCGCTGATCCTCGGTGGGCTCGCGAAGGGTGTCGGTGGTGCTGTCGCGACGGGTATGGCTGGACTGATCGGAAATGCAGTCAAGAATGCTGGCACAAAAGCCGCAACCGCGGGCGGAACGAACGTTCTTGGGTCTGCGGCAAAGACACTCGGCGATAAACCCGCTGAAAATGCTTCAAGCCTCACTGGCGCGGCGAAAAAACTAGATGAGGGCGGGAAGTCTGGGATCAACTGGAAGGGTATTGGCGGGTTCTTGCTCGGCCTTGCAGGTGTTATTGCTGTCGGTCTCGCGTCTCTGTGGGGTGCGATTAAGATCTTTGGCGATGTACCCGTAGACAAGATTCTCAAGGGTCTACTCGTGATCGGAGGCGTGGCGACAGCGCTGCTGCCCGCAGCCGGCGCAGTTGCCCTCATTGGAATCGCGGGAAGGACGATAGACCCAAAGAGCGCTGCAGTTGGCGTCGGAGCGATTGCCCTAGCTGTGGGCGCGATGTCTCTCGCTATCGGTGCGATTTATGGTGCATTCTCTCTTCTGAAAGTCGATTTTGGTAGGCTCAAAGATTTCACGTCGACAATCCTCGAGATGTCGAAGGTGTTCATTCTTACAGGTGGCGTCGTTGCTGAGGCGATGATAATTGGTGCTGTTATCACAGCAACGGGTGGTGTCGGCGGTGTTGCGGCTCTTGCTGGATTTACTGCGATTGGACTTGGTGTTGCTGCGATGGCAACGTCAGTTACTGGCATCATTAAAGCACTCGCGACGGTTCCTTTCGCGGCCGACATGAAAGACAAGGTCGATGCCTTTGTCAAAGTATTGAGTGCGACAACAGAGTTCGCTAAAGTGTACAGCGACATTCTCACTGCTTCACGACCGACATTCATGCAGCTCGTGACGGGAAATTCAAAGTCTGCCAAAGACGATCTTGACGCAGTGACGAAATTCGTCAGTACGATGATCGGGCCCCCGGGTGGAATGATCGGTCTCGTCACGACGCTCATGGACGCAATCACGAAGTTGAGTGGAGAAGACCAGACTGCACGTAAGGCCGCCGAAACGATGGCCGGTCTCCTTTCCGCGCTCGCGACGATGGCAGGTGCTATCGCACCCCCGAAAGAACTGTTTAGCAACGGTTTCAAACTCATCGAGACTGGTGACGCAACACGCAACGCCTTGCAGGGTTCGCAAGACTATGTCTCTACAATGACGTCATCGATTCAATCGTTGATGGACAAGGTCAAGACATTCATAACGTTCATGAAAACAGGAGGAATCTCCGAAAAGGACCTACAAACAGCTGCTCTGATAGGCCCGCTGTTCCAAGCAATAGCACAGATCACTGTTGCTTTGAAGCCTACACCCGAACTGATTAATGCTGCGAAAGACGCAAAGGGCGACGTTCAAGGGAACGTAATGGTCCAAATTGGCGACCTCATCAGAGCGCAGGGTAACCAGGTGAAAAGCGTCGTAGAATCGATGGCCAATAGCATCATGCCCGCTGCTAAGTCGCTCGGTGGGCTCGACAAAGGGCAGATCGAAAGTTTGAAAGTCGTCGCGCCGCTGATCGACAGCCTCTTCAAAGCTGTTTCAAATATCACAGGTGCATTCACGACAATCTTGTTGTCAAAGAACCTGAACACAGGCATCGACACGAAGAACAACCTCATCAAGGTCATGATGAGCAGCGTCGGGACAATGATCCAGAGCGTGGCCACTGAACTGCCGAGCATCTTTACGTCTCTTTCGGCGATGCCGAAGATCGCCGAGAAGGGTGCCATCGAACAGACGAAGACGTCGCTGAAGGTTGTGGGTGACATGATCGCGTCGCTCAACTCGCTCACTTCGATGCTCTCTGACGGAAACCTCACGAAGCTAGACGTCGCGCCGAAGCTCGAGGCAATGGCGAAGAAGGTCGGCCTCGGTGGCAGCGGAACCTATACCATCACACACAAACCCATTACGATAACGCTGAACCTCGATATCCACATGGACGCGAAGCAGATCGAGTACGGCATCATCAACCGCAACGGCCTCGGACAGAAAGTCGTCGTTGTCTACGACGAAGAGAAGCGCAAGAACAACGTATGAGAGACGACGTGCTAGAACGCCTGAGGGCCCACCCTCTCTACAAGAAGTCCATTGAGGGACTCTCGGAAGCAGAACGACTGAAGATCGAGGAGACGGTCGAGTCTTTTGTCGATCAGCTATCGTCCGCGTTTGTGTCAGTCGCCTCGCGAGCAAAAGCGGAGGCAGCGAAGCCAGCGGGAATTTCCGGGTCACTTGGTACTTAGCTGACGAGTACCAGACATGCCAGCGCCTCCGAAGAAGCCCGTTCAGAAGAACGTTGACGAAATCGATGTAGCGTCAGATCTTTTCTCACCTGAGGGAGACGAGACGAGGACAATCGGAGGTGAGGCCGTTCCGAACTTCATTCGCGAGGGGAATGACATTCCACTCAAGAAGAAGAAGACACTCGCGCAATACCTTGCCGCAAAGACGTCGGTGAACGAGTTCCCAGTGACGCCTGACCTCTACGTCGAGTCGAGCGCGACGGGACCCGATGGACTCCCGACTCCGCTGACAACAAAGTTGCCTGATTTCCAGACGTCCTTCACCAACCCGAACAAGGGTACCAATCCCTTCACTGGCAATTCGGACCCACAGAACGACCTTGACACTTACTCTAATTCGGGCGCCGGAACGTCTGATGCTGATGCTGTGTCGTGGGTGCAAGAGAACGTCATGAAGGGCAGGGGCGTCGGGAAGCCCTACAATGGACACACGCTCCTGCGGTACGTACAGGGGCAGGAACAGCAGACAGACGGCAAGTTTTCTGATCCAAAGTCACAGGACAACGTAGCAAACCACTACACGTCGAAGGTGCTGAGTCACAATAGGTTCACACCCATCGAGCCATTTTCTACACAGCGAGACTCTGCGGGAAAAATCTCGCTCATGAGGCAGACGAAGTTCGGTGTCTACGATCACAACGCCCCGAAGATTACGCCCGAGGCAGCAGACAAGATCGGTTCTGTGCTCGCGCTCCGCGCAGCCGGTGAGCTCGGCGCAGAGGACGCTGGCTTCAATCCGCCGAACAAGATGAACCTGCGCACAATCCTTCCCGGGAAGACGCAGCTTGGTATTTCGCGCGTCGAGACCGCAGTGTTAGAGGCAGAGAGCGTGCTACGAGACATTGCTGGTGGCGTTCCGACAAAGGTGGGACTTGAGTCGTCGCTTGTCACCGATGCTCTCTCTGTCGGGCAGATCAACACGTACGCGGATCCTTTCTCTGGACTTCTACCAGCGGGAATGTCAGCTCTCGCAGTAGCGCTGCTTCTTGCGGCGCAGATCGCTATCGATGTGTTCTCTCTGTTGATGAACACGGTCTCCACCGCGTCCTCTACGTCATCGAAAACAAAGGACCGTCTCGGGCGCTACATGCCGGGCAAGTCCTACTACAATGATGGTGCAGAGACATCTCGAATCGGATTTCCGCTACCAGCTCGCCTCTTTGGAATCGAGAAGACGCAGAACGTCTACGGAGAGGCGGTATCGAAGGGCATTGAGGTGTTCTTTTCAGTTGGTTTGGGCAGGACGATTGTAGAGCCCGGCTTCTTCGTTGTCTTCCTCAGAAGTATCTTGGCTTCGGCACCTACACTCGTGAGGAAGGTCGCGGAGATATTCGGGAGCGGTAACCCGTTCGACATCATCAGTTCTATCACGACGTTCATCGAAGCGATCAGATCCTCAAAGCTCCTCGCCGCAATGAACGTCTTTGCACACATTGGTGACCTCGCGCTCTTGGCAGAAGATGCTGGGTACGTCGATAATACTCGTATGTCTGACATCGACGCTCTCCCTTCGTACCTCCCGGGTTCTGCGATCGCGAAGAGCAGGGACCAGGACTCGCTGCGCCTCGCGTGGAGAGCTTCTGCCTCGCCGATGTCAGTCCTGCTTCCTGCCACCCTGCGAGCGGCGGGTTCGGCAAAGGGGCTGTCGAGGAAATTGTCTGGCATCAACAGGGCGTACGCTGGCATCAATACGATGCACTCACCAGTGGGAACGTCAGAGAACAGGATCCCTCTCGACAAACTGCACGCGCTTGAGGCTCGCCTAGAAGCCGAGTACGTTCCGTTCTACTTCCACGACACCCGCACGAACGAGATCATTGCGTTCCATGCTTTTCTCACGACGCTCACTGACAACTACACGACAAACCACGACACTGTGGACGCGTACGGTCGCGTCGATCCGATCAAGATCTACAAGAATACGACCCGCGCGATCAACGTTTCGTTTCATGTCGTCTCTACGAATGAGGACGATTTTGATTTCATGTGGGCCAAGATCAACAAGCTCATCACACTCGTCTACCCACAGTGGTCAGAGGGCCTCGTGAAGCGCGACAAGGGAGGCAACTCGTTTACGCAGCCGTTCTCGCAGGTCCCAGCGGCTTCACCGCTGTTCAGGCTGCGTGTGGGTGATGTGATCAAGTCGAACTACTCTAGGTTCGCGTTGAAGCGTCTCTTCGGATACGGGTCTAGCAACTTCTCGTACAAGGACGAGAGCACCGGTGAGACCGTCAACGAGCAGTCGCTGCGTGCCGAGGACAAGAAGAGCGCAGACAATTTTGCCGCGTCCAGAAGAGCACAAGACAATCTAGCGGGTGTGTCGAAGCAGCGTTCCGAGATAGACAGTGTGCGAGTCGGCGACAATTACCTACTTCGCCCCGCGCCTCTTGGGGGCTACCCTTCTCGTGGGTTGAAGACACTTTCGAAAAATCTGAAGAATCGCATCAACACCCTCGTGAAGGTCAGCGCGATAACGCTCGACAACGAAGTGTATGTCTCAGACGATTCAGGTGGCACGTTCACAGTTTCTGCATCTGACCTCATTGAGCTGCGAGACGGCGATTCCGCAGAGGTACGCGGGCAAAATGCCGCGTCAAACAAAGGCAGAACGGACGGGCTCGACAAATCGTTCTTCAGCCCTGGTTCTAACCTGGGCTCTGGTGCAGATCCCAAGGCAAATACGATCGTCAGGTCGTTCGAGACAGCGATGTCGCGGGGTCTACCGTGTGTTATCAACTCGATCAACTTCAACTGGCTCGAGGGCACGACTTGGGAGACAGAGATCTTCGGTTCGCGTGCACCGAAAGTCGTGAAAGTCGACCTCTCGATCACACCATTCCACGACATCACGCCAGGTCTCGATGCGTACGGCGCGAACAGAGCGCCGATTTACGGCGTCGGTCAGTTGTCAAACGCTTATGCTGATGATGACATCGATGGGGAGAAGCAGTTCGATCGCCTTCGCACATCGATGCGGAAGAGGAAGTGATAGATGGCATTTGATCGCTACACCGGCGTCGATACGATCGGGTTCGGAGATCGAATCGGAACGTCACGCGCTCACATTTCGATTCGCAATGCAGTGAAGAACGGGACCGTTGACTACGAGACGATCACACTGCGCGGCTTCGAGAGGCTGGACACAATTGCCGGCAGGTACTACGGCGATGGGCAGTACTGGTGGATCATTGCGTCTGCGTCCGAGATTGGGTGGGCACCGCAAGTCCCGCCTGGCACCGTACTATTCATCCCGAACCTTTCGCAGGTAGCTAAGCTGGTGACCTGATGGCCGGAACGAAATTCAGTGCAGAGGCGGAGTTCGCCGTACAGAAGCTGCAGACATACTACAGCTTCCTCACGCCGACACAGCTTGTTGAGAAGTACGCTACGACGAGCGTGAAGAATTCGTCTAACTCCGTTGAGAATGGGCGCGTGACAAAGGTCATCATGGACGCTCTCTTCAATACGTCATTCAAGGGACTGTACACGCTACAGGACCTCGCCACAGTGTTCGAAAACAACATCAGACCGAACTCGGGCGGAGCGTCCGGATTTGAACAGCCCACGTCGGAGCTCGTCGAAGAATTTCACAGGCTCATTACGCTGAGAGCAGACGGTCTGAAACTTTCTAGCGATACAGCAAAACCGGCGCCGCTGTCGAAGCTCATGGCGGTGTCGTCCAAGAAGACTGACATATACAATCCCGACTTCAAGATCGGCTATATCGCCTGCAACTCACCTCGCATCTCGCTCGCCTCGCGCGACATCACGTCTGTGGCGGCATTTCTCAACACGATACCCACGATGGAGTTTTCCAGGGCGATCCCATATCTCTCGATAAACTTCAAGACAGGAAGGAACACCGTCACAAATGGGGGCGGATACATGAACGCGCCCACAATCCTGAGGTTTTTGAGGGGAGCTGACGCCGCTGCACCCGGTACAGTCGACAGGTTGATGCTCGACGCCACGTCAAATTCTGACGTGGGATCTGCTGGGTTCGATCACATGGGAATGGAGATCTTTACGTCTCCGATCTCAATGACTCCTCTGGCGTCTAAAGCTGATGGTTCTCTGCGCGCAACAACTATCAACGATCCGAACAGACCTATCATGTCTATCGAATCGCTCACGATAGAGGTCATTCCCACGATCGGCGTCTACCAGTACAAGACAGCGGCACTGAACATCATACTTCACGACAAGTCGCGGCTTGGTGAAGTAAGCGATCTCGTGAGGCCGGAGGCGTTCGGCGGCGGGAGCAACAAAGCCGGAATCGAAATAACGTACGGGTGGAGCCACCCAGACGACATTACGACCGGCAACGTCTACGGTGTCCTGCTCAATCGAATGCGCGTCACCGAAGTCTTCTCGATCATCAACGCGAAGTTCACGTTCACGAACGAGGGACAGGTGAAGATCAACCTATCTCTCGCGACAAAGGGAGCGTACGATCTTCACCGCGCAAAGATCCTCGACAGTGACATCGACAGCGAAGCGCAGCAGCTCGTGAAGCTTACGTCTCGAGTAAAAGAACTTCGAGAGCAACTGGGTCTCAGAGCGACGTCAGACACCATGAAAGAAGTGAGGGTGTTTCAGGTGCTCGACGCCGCTGAGGCAGCAGAGAGACCCGACCTCAAGGAGTTTTCAAAGAAGCTCGACGAGGCGTTGAAGTCACTGAAGGCGATCGGAGACAAGTCTGGCAAGGGCTCTGCCGCGAACGCGAAGAAAATTGCGTCTGAGCTCTCTGACACGCTTCTCGAGCTCTACACAAAGAAAGATTCTGCTGGCGCGGGTGGTGGTCTCCTCGGAAAGATAGACCGCAGTGTTTCGAGCGCGATCGCTGGGAGATTCGATTACCTCTCGAGAGTCGAGGATCCGTTTCTTACGCCGCTAGAGAAGAGGAAAAATGGGCAGAAACTTCCATGGGACGAGGACCTGAAAAACTTCAACACTGACGCCCCGTCATCACCTTCCGTGAAGAAGAAGAATTTTCTAGTGAGCCTCGGCGCCCTTCTCATGACATTCGTCGGCCTTCCGATGATGGCCAATGAAGGTGTGCAGGAAGTGCAGTTTGTCTTTCACACGTTCAACGATTTCGCCGGCCGCGCCGGGGGGCAGAACCTGTCTCTATTCCCGATCGATCTTGAGTATTTCAAGGATATCTTTCAGAAGCTCGCTCGACAGAGAAGGGACCCGAATTTCACGCTCGAGGAGTTCACGCGGATCATATCAGATCACATCATCAACAATCCCCGCTCTGTGGGATATGGAATGCGCTCTCTGTACAGCGTCTCTAACGACAAAGAAGACGCCGACGCGTTGCCAAAGATCGAGCTCGCAAAGAACGTTAGCGGCGAGGCAGTCGCGAACCAGATGACGAGGATTCTCGATGGGAAGGGCGGGACGTTCAAATTTCCGATCCTCGAGTCGTTCGTCGAGACGCTCCCACGCAGGAAACTAAAGTCAGATGACGAGCTCCCTGAGATTGATTCGAGCTACAGCATCATGAGGATTCACTTCTACGACAAACAGTGCACTCCTTACGAGCCAGTGTTTGACCTACTTGCCGCCTCGCGCGGAGAACAGACACAGCAGAAAATCGACGAGACGAAGCAGAAGGGCGACAAAGGAACAGCTGGCACGCTTAGTACTGACGTAATTGTCAGAGCTTTCGCCGCGTACTGCGCAGAAGTGAAGAAAGCTCCCAACGCCGAAGCAAAGGCGAAAGTCCCAGTCCCGCCCGAACTCACCTCCGCTGGTGCTAAATCGGCATTCAAGTCGGGTGGAAATATCATTGTGCCCGCAGCTGCGGATCTGGTGAGGAATTTCATCCGCGAGACAGTTCCCACGATAACACACGGATCGAACCTCTCTGCCGTGAAGTCAGCAGACGTCAGCACGCTGCAGGATGCACAGCAACAGGCAATTTTCATGAAGGGCGCCGCGAGGGGAAATCCCACGCAGCCGAACGGCTCTGACGTGGGTGGGTTGCCCGTCACCGTCCTCCCGACGACCGTGAACCTCACGACGCTCGGCTGCCCGCTGCTCGCGCTCATGCAGCAGTTTTTCGTTGATTTTGGCACCGGAACGTCTGTTGACAACGTCTACTACGTTACCGGCCTCTCTCACGATATCCAAGCTGGAAAATTCGAGACAAAGATCAAGATGACGCCCGGCGAGGCGTACGGCAAGTTCAAGCCGATCAAGGATGCGCTGAAGCAGATGTCAGAGAAACTGAAGATCGACGAGGGCGGAAACACCTAATTCTGAACACAGTGGCACTGAGACAGAACTATTAGGATGTGCGCTTCCTGATTGATTCGCGGTCGCTCGGAACCGCGAAGACGCTGTTGTGTGACGGCGGCAAGCTATCGTGGGTGGGTTCTGACGAGCCCTCTGACGGCCTGCTTCGCTGGAGGTCGACGGCCGATACTTCTACACGTGATGACCTGAGAACAGCGATGTTACTCTCGGGCCACGATGTTCCCTGGCAGTTTGACAAGAAGTACATCAACGCGCTGCGCATCACGCTGCCAGACTACGAGTCGCACGACATTCCGTGGCACCTCATCGCCCCCGCACACGTGATGTCTGCGACGATAAAGTCCATCGTGTCGGGCGTGAAGTCCTGTTGGACTGACATCGATACGACGTTCTACAACAACGTGTTCTCGACTCAGACGTCCATGTTCGAGTCGCTTGTGGGACCGACAATCTCGCGCAAGCGCATCGAGAAGTACCTCAAAGAGGACAAGAACCGCTCTACATTCCTTTCTGGATTCCTGCCCGACGAGGGCGATACGCTTCCGAAGATCACATATCACCGCGTGAAGACCGATAGTCACGGCGGCACAGTGACCGGTCGACTCACTACAGCGACCGGACCTGACTTCCTGACACTAAACAGGGAATACAGGAATATTCTGAAGTCACGATGGGATAGAGGTACTGTCTGGTACCTCGATTATTCTTCGCTAGAACCGCGCACGTTCCAAGCTCACATCGGGAGGAAGCTTCCCGAGAACTTTTACTCTGACCTCGCGGAGAATACTCTCGGCGATCGCGGTAGGGTCGCGGACGCGAAGGCGATGTTTCTCAGAAGATTTTACGGGTCTGGCATCGATTCTCTCCTCGAGCTCGGCGTATCGAGCAGGGAACAGGTCACGAAGTTCGTGAAGCACGTAGACGAAGACTTTGGCGTCCGTGAGATGTCAAACAGGCTCGTGCGCGAGTTCTCTGAGACTGGGAAAATCAGGAACAGGTACGGACGCGCGGTGCTGGTCGAGAGGGGCGCGCCACCGCACCTACTGTTCAACAACTGGGTGCAGTCATCGGCGGTTGACGCGGCACTGCTAGGATTCTCGGCGATCACATCAGCTGTCAAAAGGTCAAACCTCGAGATCGAGCCGCTGTGCGTCATTCACGACGCAATTGTGATAGATGTACACCCCAGATGTCAGAAGTACGTTGAAGTTCTGAAAAGTGTTGGTGCGCGCATCCCGGGGTTCGAGAACTTTGAATTTGAGATGCACGCGGAAAGAATAACATGACAGAAGAGAACGACGATCTCACGAAGATCGTGAAGAATTACGAGAAGTTTGTGGCATTTTGTTCGAAGCTCGGCGATCGAACCGCGAGCGTACAGGCTCTCATCGATCACCTCGGCGATCGGCTCGTTACGTGTCCCGCGTCTTCTCGTGTTGCATTTCACAATGCGTGGCCCGGTGGTCTCGTCGATCACTCGCTGCGTGTCTTGACGCTCGCTGTGAAGCTTACGAAGACGTACGAGATGAGCTTCCCGCTGGAGTCGATCATCATCTCTGCACTGTTCCACGACATCGGAAAGGTGGGAGGTCTCACAGAAGATCACTACATCCCTGCTGATGACTGGCAACAGAAGCGCGGGCAGAAGTACACGTACAACCCAAAGTTGCAGTTCATGTCATCGGCACACCGGGGACTGTACCTGCTCCAACACTTCGGAGTTTCACTTAGTGAGGAAGAGTTCCTCGCGATCTTGCTGAACGATGGCCCTGAGGCGAGCGAAAACGCGCTCTACAGTATGAAAGAGCCAACCCTTGCAGTGATCATCCACCAGGCAGACAGGATGGCCTGTGAGCTCGAAAAGAAGATGCAAGAAAGTGGAAAAAGTCAGGGCTAGTCTTGGCGTGAACCATATTTATTCATCGTGGAGTCATTGCTCCGTGAATATGTACGAAGCGTAGTTTCTGAGCTAGAATCTAGCGAGGAGCACGAAACAGATGATGTCGATGAGATGTCGTCTGCTGGTGCAGCTATCGGTACAATGGCACCACCTACAAGAACAACCAAGAAGCACGTCAAGAAGTAACAACACAAGTTCTGTACACTCGTCACATCAACGTAGAATCATTCAACAACAAGCAACACGGAGACATCTAACATGGTAGACATCGAAGCAATCAAGCGTAAGTTGGCACAGCTGAACGGTGAGAAGGGTACGAGCGAGTTCGGAAAGACGTGGTGGAGGCCCAAGGGAATTGGGACGCACAACATCCGGATCGTGCCCTGGCAGGACAACAAGGGCCAGCCGTTCAAGGAGATGTGGTACTACAAGAACATCGGCGTGAAGGACGCGCGTGGCTACGGCCCGTTCCCTACGCCCACCCGCGAGCAGTTCAAGCTCAAGGACCCGATTCAGGAGCTGATCAATCACCTGCGTGCGGATGAGGACGGCGCGACGGCAAACAAGGCGTTGCTGAAGAAGCTCTACCCGAAGATGTCGGCTATCGTTCCCATCATTGTCAGGGGCGAGGAGGAGCTCGGCGTGAGGCTCTGGGCGATTCAGGACCTCAAGGGAGTGTATCAGAACCTCCTTTCGTACTTCGTCAAGGATTCAGTCCTCGAGGAGACGCACGATTACACTGACGTGAAGAAGGGCTTCGATATCGAGGTTACGATCTTCAAGTCTGATCGAGTGTGGAACGGTAAGCCCGTAAACGAAATGAAGGTCGAGCTCGGTAGGAAGCTCTGCCCGCTCTCGAAGGATGAGAAGCAGATCGAGAAGTGGATCTCGTCGATCCCCGATCTTTCGAGCATCGAACCAGTGCTCGAGTACGATCAGTTGAAGAAGCGCCTCGATGACTGGATGAACTCTAGTGACGACGACGCGAAGGCATCTGCTGATTCGACCGAGGAGCGCGGGAGCACTTCGGGTGCAGATGACCTCGATGCTCTCACTGAGTCTCTTGGCGCGACGGACGATTCTTCAGCTGAGAAGAAGTCGAAGAAGCCCGTAGAGAAGGCGGCGGCAGCCGAAGAGGAGAAGCCGGCTCCGAAGCCCGCAAAGCCTGCCGCGAAAAAGAAGTCTGATGAGGTCGAGAAGGGCCTCGATCAGATGTTTGAAGACCTCGAGAACGGCAACTGAAACCAACACCGGAGAAATGAATGGCTGCTCGAAAGAAAAACGAGGGGTCATCGCCTGTCGCCACCGCAACCGCGGTGGCGACCGCGTATGACGACTTTGCTGACGAACTCATCGTGTCTCTCAACAAAGAGCACGGTTCTCGAATCGCGTACAATCTAGGTACAGACACCTCTCCTACACACGTGAAGAGGTGGATCTCGACGGGTTCAGTCTTCCTAGACTACATCATCTCTAACAGGAAGGGTGGAGGCATTCCCGAGGGACGAATCATCGAGATTTACGGCCCGCCCTCGACTGGAAAGTCGCACATCGCGACACAGATCGCTCGCTCGACGCAACAGCTCGGTGGCATCGTTGTGTACATCGACACAGAGACAGCGACATCACCCGAGAACCTCGGGATGCTCGGCGTCGACGTCTCCAAGAGGTTCATCTACGTTGACGAACACTGCACAGAAGAGGTGTTCAAGGTCATCGAGTCGACGATCCTGAAGGCGAAGGCGCGCATGAAGGATGTGCCCATCACTATCATCTGGGACTCGGTCGCGGCGACGTCACCGAAAGCCGAGCTGGACGGAGAGTACGACAAGGACACCATCGGTCTCCAGGCACGCGTCATCTCAAAGGGCATGAGAAAAATCACGGGAATCATATCAGAGAATGATGTGACGCTCGTGTGTCTCAATCAGACGCGCACGAAGGTCGGCGTGATGTATGGCGATCCCATGACAACACCAGGTGGCATGGCGATTCCATATCACGCGTCGGTACGTCTCAAGATTACGGGCGGACAACACGTGAAGAAGAACGACGGGTCGGTCATCGGGATTGACATCAACGTTACAGCAGTGAAGAACAAGGTCGCACCTCCATTCAGGCAGGCTTCATTTGCGATTCACTTCGGACGCGGAATTGTCGAGCACGAGGCGCTCTTTGACACGCTTCGAGAGTCGTGTGACAAGGAGAAATTTGTCATCGACGGGAAGCAGATTTCTATCGAAGGCATGGGATCGTGGAAGGCACTTGTGGTAACAGACGTTGCAACCTCCAAAGAGGTCGTCAACAGGAAGTTCTACAAGGCCGATTTCATTGAGGTCATCAACGAGCCAGAGACAAAGAAGTACGTCGAAGATCTCATCGAAGCAGTCCTCACCAAGAAGCTCGGCGCGAAAGTAGAGGATGCCAGCGCCAAAGAAGAGGCGGTGACGTCGTGACATTCTATCTCAAGAAGACGCACGAGGCCGCGATCGAACCCACGACGCGCATAGGATCCGACGTGGGTCACGATCTCTACACGGTAGAGAGTGTGAAGCTCTACCAGGGCGTCGTCACGAAGGTCAGGACCGGTCTCACACAGGTGAATGCGGAGGGACACTCACCTTCATTCTTGAAGATAGAAGGCAGGTCTAGCCTCGCAGCCCGCGGGATTTTTCCAGTCGGTGGGATCATAGATCCGAGTTATCGCGGTGAAATCATCGCGCTGTTCATGAACATGTCCGGCGAGACGGTCGAATTCCCGAAGGGAGTAAAATTCGCGCAGCTCATTCCATATCGCGTCCACGCAGTCGGAGACGGGATCAAAATTGTGTCTGACGCTCCGACTCCGACTGTTCGCGGCGCGGGAGGATTTGGGTCCACCAATGAGTGAAGAGAAGCAAACAGACGAACTCTTCACGTCCGGTATCGGAGATCCCACTCGTGGGTGGGGTGCGACGCGCGTCGAAGATCTCGTACCACACGAGCACACCGAGCCCGTGACATTTTCAGCTAGTGCAAAGGAATGCAACACGGCACTCGACTGGTACTCTAGACACTGCGTAGAGAAACACAAGATCGAATTTCCTTACGCTGGTGCTTGTGGCGGAGCTCTTTCGTGGATCTTTACTTCGACGTCTATCGGACAGTGCGTCGGTGTTGTGTGCGGATTTTGCCAAGAGAAGTTTAACGCGACCGACTATGACGAGTGGTGATCTACATGGCGTCTTCGAAAAAGCTAGTGCGAGCCGCATTCAGACAGTCTGTTTTCGACCGCGATCGACACAAGTGTAAGATGTGTGGTGCTGTCCCAGAAGACGGCGACGCCGGCCTCGATGCACATCACATTACAGATCGCAATGAGATGCCGAACGGAGGCTACGTCGCCGCGAACGGTATATCGCTGTGCAGACAGTGTCACAAAGCCGCAGAGGAGTTTCACTCAACGGGCACCGCCGCCCCGGGCTTCTCTCCGGAAGATCTGTACGCAGCTATCGGTTCCTCACACACAGAGGCAGTAAGCGAGTCACAGAGACTGCGATAGTTATAGAACCCACATGCAAGGCTCCCGTAGGTTTCGCAAGAAAGTGGCGTCTGCGCGGGGAGCATGTGGTCCCGATTGTAAGGTATGTAATCCAGACATCGACTGGGAGCGTGTCAAGCACAGTGACGCTAAACGTCTACTTTCTGCCCGCGAACAGCTCTGTGAATGTGTCAGGCACACAGAACCTGAGTAAGATCGCTGTACTATGAAGCAACCGATTCTCATCGTTGATGCGTATAACACATTTACGAGATCGTTTTGTGCATTTCCCGCGATGGACCCACGTACGGGCGAACACGTTGGAGGTATCGCAGGATTCATAAAGACACTGTCGCGAATCGTCGATGAGATACAACCTTCGCGCGTATTTGTCATCTGGGAGGGCGGTGGATCTTCGCGTCGCAGATCTCTTTACTCTTCTTACAAAGCCAACAGAAAACCCGGAAAACTGAATAGATTCTACGAAGACGACCTCCCAGACACGGACGAGAACAAGCTCACGCAGGTGAAGCACCTCGTTCACACGCTCAAGATTTTGCCCGTGTGTCAGCTGTACGTGAGCGACGTTGAAGCAGATGATGTCATCGCGTACCTCGTGGGTCGCCATTTCAGGGACTACGACAAGGTGATCCTGTCAACAGACAAGGACATGTACCAACTTCTCGACGAGAAGACGCGCGTCTATGATCTCAACAAGAAAGCGTACGTGACGCACGAGACGGTTCTGAAGGCGTACAACATCCATCCCAGAAATTTTGCCCTTGCGAAGACTCTTTGCGGAGACGGTTCAGACAACATCCCGGGAGTCAAAGGATGCGGTTTCAAGACTGTAGCAAAGAGATTTCCGTTCTTGCTTCAGGACAAGGATGTTCTCCTGCAAGACGTCATAGACTTCGCTTCCACACGTGTCGATGAAGCGGCAGTATATCGCAACACAGCAAGTTCTGCGGCTGACTTGAAAACTTACTGGAGACTGATTTACCTTGACGGTTCAATGATACCAGCTCAGAGCATTGAGCGCCTCGAAGTTATCATAAATTCGTATGTGCCCGAGCTTGACAAGCTGGAACTCTTGAAGAGATCTGTGAAGTTTGGAATCGTGAATCACATTGATATCACGGCAGTGACGAATAGCATGAAGTTTCTCTTCTTCGCCCACGAGGCAGAAGAAGAAGGAACAGACACCGACGAAAAGGAAGAAGAGCCAAATGAGTGATGAGTCGACGCCAAGCCTAGCGAAGTTCGGTACATCGTTTCAGGAGAAGACAATGCAGGCTCTTCTCACCGATCGGAGGTGGGCCGAGCAGATGATGGAAGTGTTCGATCCCGAGTACTTCGATCAGAAATACCTTCAGTACCTCTCTGACAAGGTTTTTGCGTACGCTCGAAAGTATAAGGACTTTCCGACCCTTCAACTGCTCGTCACGATCATCTCCGACGACCTGAGACAGGCGGGCACAGACGCGGCCCTTCGCGCGCAGATCGTCGATTACCTGAAGAGGATCAGGGCGAAACCCGAACAGAACGACCTCCCGTTCGTAAAAGAGAAGTCGCTCGAGTTCTGCAAGCGCCAGGCTTTGAAGGCAGCTCTCGAAAAGTCCGTCGATCTCATCAACACCGAGAGGTACGACTCTGTCGTTGAGGTGATCAAGAAAGCCGTGCTTGCGGGTGCTAGCACGTCAATTGGCCACGATTTTGACGACGATCGTGAAGCGAGATTCATTCGTACTGCTCGCAACCCGCTCTCAACCGGCCTCCCACACCTCGACGCGAAAGACGTGATGAACGGCGGTCTCGGCGCCGGCGAGCTCGGCGTTGTGATGGCACCGACAGGCATCGGCAAGTCACACTTCCTCACATTCCTCGGCGCAAACGCGATGAGAGCGAAGAAGTGCGTGCTTCACTACACGTTCGAGCTCTCCGAGACGAATGTCGGTATCAGGTACGACTCGAACCTGTGTGATATCGTGTCAAACGAGATCATTGACAGCAAAGACGCCGTAGTGAAGCACTACGCCGAAAACAAGTATGGGAAGCTCATCATCAAAGAGTTCCCGATGCACTACGCGACCGTGCAGACGCTTAGGGCACACTACGAGAAGGTGCTGATCACGAAGGGCGTCACGCCTGACCTCATCATCATAGACTACGCTGACATCATGAGGTCCTCGCGGAAGTACGATGACCTTCGTCACGAGCTGAAACTGATCTACGAAGAGTTGCGTTCATGGGCGTCAGAGATCAAAATCCCGATCTGGACTGCCTCACAGACGAACAGAGCGGCGACAGAGAGTGACGTTATCGGCCTCGAATCGATCAGCGAGGCATACGGCAAGGCGATGACATCCGATGTAATCATCTCTCTCTCAAGGAAGAGAATAGAGAAGGCTGGTGGTTGGGGGCGACTCTTTGTGGCGAAGAACAGAGCAGGTCGCGACGGTCTCCTTTATTCGATCAAGATCGATACCGCGAAGTCAAACTTCTCGATCGCTGCTGAGGAATCGCAGGAAAGAGTGACAGTCGAGGAGGAGAACGAAATTAAGCGCGCCATCCGTGACAAGATGAAGGAGCTCGAGGCAAAAGGCGAGCTCAAGGGCCCAGACGACGCGTGAGAAAATAGCTCGTCGTGTGCTGTACAGATAGTTAGAATCCCGCAAAATCATGACACAAGCACAGCAATCACAGGCAAAGAGTTTCAGCAGTGACGAAGTTGTAGAGAGAACGGCAGAGTATTTCGGCGGCGATAAGATGGCAGGAGCTGTATTCTTGAAGTACGCTCTGCCTGCAGATGACGGCGGTTTCTTGGAACTGTCGCCGCCTGACATGCACGCTAGACTCGCTAGAGAATTGGCTCGGATAGAGAACAGATACTCTAACCCAATGTCCGAGGAAGAAATTCTAGGGTTGCTCAGCAGGCCCTCGCACAGGAAGCTGGGCATGGGTCCCATCATCCCGCAGGGCTCGCCGATGGCGGGCATCGGAAATACGAAGCAGTTCCAGAGCATCTCAAATTGCTTCGTGATCGACTCTCCTTACGACTCTTTCGGGGGAATCTTCCATACTGACGAGGAAGAGGCCGAGATCATGAAGAGGCGCGGGGGTGTCGGATTTGACGTCTCGACGCTTCGCCCGAAAGATGTGAAGACCTCGAACGCTGCTGGCACGACAGACGGCATCGGTGTGTTCCTCGAGCGCTACAGCGCGACATGTCGCGGCACCGCACAGAACGGACGCCGCGGCGCGCTCATGCTCACGATCTCAATCAGACACCCCGAGATCGAGACGTTCATCAACATCAAGCGTGACCTGAAGAAGGTGACAGGCGCAAACATCTCAATCCGTGTCACAGACGACTTCATGGTTGCCGTCGAGAACGATGAATACTTCACGCTGCAGTGGCCGGTAGACGTGCCGCTCTCAGAGGCGAAGATCACTCGAGAAGTCAGAGCTCGTGACATCTGGGACCAGATCATCGATGCGGCCTGGAACAGCGCCGAGCCCGGTGTTCTCTTCTGGGATACCGTGAAGAGAAATTCTCCGGCTGACGCATACGCCTCGGTTGGATTTAGTTCAGTCTCGACAAATCCATGTGTTGTAGGAGACACGTTGATCGCTGTTGCTGACGGTAGAAATGCTGTGTCAATTAGACAATTGGCAGAAGAGGGTCGCGACGTACCTGTGTATTCTACTGATATTGCTACAGGAAAGGTTGAGATCAAGTGGGGAAGATCTCCTAGACTGACAAAAGTTCAAGCAGAGGTTTGGAAACTGACACTTGATGATGGCACGTGTGTCATTGCGACACCTGATCACAAGATTTTGCTTAGAAATTTGACGTATGTGAATTTGCAGGATCTCAAGTCAGGTGACTCAATTTTCCCATTTTCGACGTTCGACTCTAATGGATATCGTCAGGTATGCAATACTGGCGTACCCATGACGGGTGGTGCAAGGCGGAACAGACGTCAATATCGACTGATTCACGAATTTTTTAACGGGAGCACTGATTCAAAGTTGTTTGCGATTCATCATTGTGATTTTGATTCTAGAAATGACAGAATCGAAAACTTGAAAGTGATGACGCACGATGAACATCGAGAACTACATTCGCGCCTAATGATTGGTGATAATAATCCGTATCACAGGATGTCATCTGAATGGAAGCTAAAGTTTGCAAAACATTCTGGCGAATCTAATGGTAGATTTTCGGGCCACACTAACGAGCAGCTTCTAGAAGCTGGGCGTCGTGTATTCGAAGAAAATGGAAAGATAACACGAGCTCTTTGGAAAGAATATGCCAAGAAGCACGCGTTCCCGCAATTTCTTGCAAATCAATTTAGATTTGGAAGTTGGCAAAATTTTGCCAACCAAGTCTCGAGCAATCACAAAGTTGTTTCTGTTGAAAAAATCGGTACAGAAGACGTTTACAACATCACCGTAGATGACAATCACAACTACCACGTCATCACTTCTTTGGACGAAAATGGTGTTGTCTCTTCTGGTATTTGTGTCAAAAATTGTGGGGAAATTCCTCTTTCGAGTGGGGACTCGTGCCGGCTACTCGTAATCGATCTCACACATTTCGTCGTTTCGCCATTTACCCCCGAGGCTCACTTTGATTTCACTGAGTTTGAAAGGGTCGTCGGAAAGGCCCAGCGACTCATGGACGATATCGTTGACCTCGAGGTCGAAGCAGTCGACAGGATCATCGAGAAGATCGAGTCAGATCCAGAACCCGAGTACATCAAGGCACGCGAGCTCTCACTCTGGCGTCGAATCAGGGACACTGGGTTGAGAGGACGCAGGACCGGATTCGGTGTCACCGCGCTGGGCGACGCCCTCGCTCTTCTTGACCTGAAGTACGGACAGTTCGATGCGATCTCGATGACCGATCGAATCTATCGTAGCTTGGCACTGGGCGCCTACAGGTCGAGCGTCGACCTCGCGGAAGAGCGGGGCGCGTTCCCGGCGTACGATCCGAAGCTCGAGGCCGGTCACCCGTTCTTGAGTCGCATCCGCGCTGAAGATCTGGTTCTCGCAGAGAAGATGGATCGCGTCGGGCGTCGAAACATCGCGCTCACGACAACCGCACCAGTCGGCTCTACCTCGATGCTAACGCAGACGACAAGCGGTATCGAGCCGCTGTTCAAGCCGTTCTACGTCAGGAAGAAGAAGGTCAGCGGCGCGACAGAACCGAACGCAGAGCTGATCGTCGACGAGATGGGCGACAGGTGGCAGAAGTTCAATGTCTACCATCACTACCTCAAAGAGTGGATGGACATCACCGGGAACTCTAACATTGACGAGTCTCCATATGCAGGTGCTTCGGCAAACGAGATCGACTGGCTCGGGTCTGTCGCGATGCAGGCCGCTGCACAGAAGTGGGTGTGTCACAGCATCTCAAAGACGTGCAACCTGCCGAAAGACGTGAGCCATGATGTTGTGTCTGACGTCTACATGAATGCGTGGAAGACGGGTTGCAAGGGCTTCACGATCTACAGGGACGAATCTAGAGACGGCGTGCTCGTGTCTGAGGACGCTGTGATGTTCGACGTGAAGAAGCGCACGGATGGCGTTCCCACACGTGAGCTCGAGCGACAGGTCGAGATCGGCGAGCGCTTCGCGAAGTACATGCCGCCCGGGTATATCTCGTTCCTGCAACAGGTGAGAGACGCAATCGCCGCGCGTAAAAACCCATCGCTCGGGGCTGTCGTAGACCGCGTAGTCGAGACGAAGCTGCACTCAGAGAAGAGACCCAAGGAACTTCCTTGCGAGATTCACCGTGTCAACGTGAGGGCGAAGGACGACAGCGGCGACATCACGACACAGACATACATCGTGCTTCTTGGTTTGTTGAACGGGAAGCCCTATGAGATCTTCTGCGGCCTCTCTGAGCACGTCGACGTTCCGAAGAAGTGCAAGAACGGCGTGCTCGTGAAGAACGGTAAGAAGGCGGGCGTCGCGACGTACAACCTCAGAATCCCGATCGGAGACGATGACGACGCGATCGTACTGAAGGACGTCGTGAATCTCTTTGAGAATGCCACATACGGCGCTTTCACAAGGATCCTGTCCCTCGCGCTGCGCCACGAGATTCCGCTGCAATTTGTTGTGGAGCAACTGCAGAAGGACAAGTACTCAGACATGCAGAGTTTTTCTCGTGTCATTGCGAGGGTCCTGAAGCACCACATTCTAGACGGTACGCCCGTCTCGGGTGAGAAGAAGTGTGATAGCTGCGGGGCCGAGGGGACGCTTGTCTACGAGGAGAAGTGTACCAAGTGCACCGCGTGCGGGAACGGGAAGTGCGGATAGTTCTCTGTAAAAGAGAGCAAAATCTCGGTATAGTCTCACGAAAGAAAGGCACGCTAGACATGGGACACAGCGCTCGAGTCATCGCTGACTCTCGGACTCAGTGGGGTGAAAGACTAATCTCGCTTGAGGTAAAACTGCCCCGCGTAGTTTTGGCCGAATTCAATACTCATCGTGTGTTCTCACGCAACTCTGCGTCATCTCGTGCCATCCCAGTCGAGAAGATGTTGAGGATGGTCAAGGAAGATCCCTACATCCCGACACACTGGGGGCAGAACCAGAAGGGCATGCAGGCAGACGTAGAGCTCGATGAGGCGTACCGGGCGTGGGCCATTTGCGAGTGGATGCGCAATCGAGATGAAGCGATACGCGGCGCAAACGAGCTGCTCAACCTCGGCGTTCACAAGCAGATCACGAATCGCCTCCTAGAACCGTTCATGTGGCACACTGTCGTCGTGACTGCCACGGAATGGAGCAACTGGACGCATCTCCGCGACAACAAGATGGCGCACCCAGAGATCCAAGCGCTCGCGGTGTGCATCTCGGACGCGATTCGCGCCTCGTCTCCGAGATCGCTTCGAGACGGTGAATGGCACCTACCGTTTGTGTCGGAGGACGAGGTCAGCGAGAGAAATGACGTCAACTTCTGGAAGAAGGTTTCGTCAGGACGGTGTGCGAGGGTGAGTTACCTGACACACGACGGCGTGCGTGACCCGCAGGCAGACGTAGACCTCCACGACAGGTTGCTGACTGCGGGTCACATGAGCCCATTTGAGCACGTCGCTAGACCCATGGGACCGATTGAGCGCGAGTGTACGAAGAGGTTCAACGTCTTCTTCGAAGACGGTACGGTGCTAAATCAGGTCACGCTTCCCACGCGCGAGTTCTGTGACAGTTACGGTCTTGCAACCCCGCGCACGTGGGAGGACTGGACCGGGGTGAAGATCAAGCGCGTGCAGGAGACACACTTCTGCGGCAACTTTGACGGGTTCATTCAGTACAGAAAAGAGATCCCTTTCGAGTGGGACATCATGGGAGAGAAATCGTGAAAGCGCTGATCTCAATTGAGGGAGGAGATTCAACAGGGAAGGCGACGCAGGCTATGTTTCTCGAGGCGCGCCTGCAGTCAATGGGCGTCTCGGCGATTCGCTCCGAGATCCCTGCGCACGGACCGATCACGCGCCCGCTCATCTACTTCATGCTCTACGTGAACCTAGCCGGGAGGTTTCCGCGCGTCTTCCACACGTTGCAGTTCATCAACAAATTCCTGTTCCAGTTCTTCGTTCTGAGGTTGGTCTCGCTCTTCTACGACTGTGTCATCCTCGATCGCTGGCACGGTTCTTACTGGGTGTATGGCATCGAATCCGGTCTCGATCGGACGAGCACGCTCATGAAGATGAGCTCGTTGCTAAAAGAGCCGGATCTGATCTTTTGCCTCTCGGGACCCCGTCACGTCGTTGAGAGGCGAGACGAGTACGAGCGCAACGATGACATGCAGTCTCGCGTCGCTCGTTCGTATGTCGAATGGGCTCGTTCGAAGAACAACTGTCACATCGTGAACTCAGATCGCGACAAGTTGTCTGTACATCAAGATATTTGGAACGTAGTTTCAGAGAAGACAAACCTTTGAGAGGGTGAAATGGCAAGCGAAGAACTTCAGGTGAGTGATAGCGTGTGGCAGCGAGTCGTGCAGATCGTTCAGGAGGGCATGCTCACGATGACGGATGTGTCTGACGCGCTGAGGCTCGTCAGGTTGCAGGAAGTCGATGGGAAGCTCGAGCTCTCAGATTCGTACAAGGGATACGTCGCGACCCTTCACGACAAGCTCGTCGAAGAGGGAAAGAGACTGAGCGCATCGAGGACGTCTGATGACTGACAGTGAGTTCAAGGGCGTGCTACGAAAGTGGTCAGACTTTGATCCGAATGATGGTCTGGAAGACGTGCGCACGAGGAGGGGTGATTTCCTTCTAACGATGTTTGAACAGCAGTCACAGTTCATGCAGCTCCTCGAAGAGAAGCGCTCGTTTCCGAAGTGGCCCGTTGACCTCACGTCGAAGGTGGGACAGCAAGCGTGTCGCGATGCATCACTGGGTGGCATCGAAGAGTGGTTCGAGGCGCTGAAACACCTCAAAAATTGGAAATCGCACCGAGCGACAGAGGTGAAAGACGTCGATCGAGCAGAGTTCCTCGAGGAGATGTCTGACGCGTTGCACTACTTCGTAGAGGTAATCCTGCTCGCAGACATCTCACCGGAAGAGCTCTACGACGCATATATGAAGAAAGGTGCCACAAACGTGGCCCGAATCAACGGAGGATACTGATGTCGTTTCTGAAGGCAATCGGGTGGGTAGTTCTGGGTCTGTTCGCAATCGAGGTCGCGGGCTGTGCGTGGGTGTTCTCGCAGCACGAAGCCTGTCCGGATGGTTACGATCCCCAGGTACAGGGTTGTAAGGGAATGCCGAAGGCGGGCGCGTCTTCGTCGGCAACTGACGCAGGGAGTGACGGATGATCAACGTTTCATCCACGGCACCCATGTGGACGGGCGGGAATACATTTCCGCTCGCTAACGGGACAGGTGTTAGACCGCTTACAGTCGATCAGACTGCAAAACCCCTTCGATTCGGAGACGAATCCACGCCAGTGCTTCCGGACATGTGGCCAATGCCGTATGAGGTCATACCTACCAAGAAAATCGTGCCAAATCCACCGGCGAGTGAGGAGATCTTGCGGCGGTGGATTTCTATGCAAGGTGAGCACAACAATCTCGTTTCTAGCTTTAGGACGGAAACTGTAGGTGAACGTCTCATTGCTGCGATTGACATCCCGGGTGTCAAGAAGGGAACAGTTGATGTATCACTCGATGGTGCTGTGATTTCTGTTGTGTGCACGCGAGCTGATATAGGCACGCTTGTCAGCGCGAAATATACAGTCCCGCGCGAGTATTCTGTGTCACCTGACGATATCGAGGCGTGGCACGATGACGGTGTTCTCTCGATCGCGTTTATGCGAATTTCGCAGGGACGCGTCAAAATCGGTGTGAAGTAATTCCTTTCTGAACACACTGCATGCACTCTGTAATATGAGTGCATGCAGTTTGACGTTTCAGAGCGGACGATTTACCTCGCAGTTCACGGCAGTACCGCGTACGGCACGAATACACCCGAGTCAGATCTTGATATCAAGGGTGTGTGTGTTCCACCCGCGTGTTACTACACGGGTTTTTCGTATGTCTTCGAGCAGGAAGAGCGTATGGTGTCGAAAGGTCACTCAGAGGACAGGGTCACCTATTCCGTGGAGAAGTTCTTCTCGCTCGCAGCGGATTGCAATCCCAACATCATCGAGGTGCTGTTCGTTGACGATTCAGACGTCCTGAAGTGCAATGACCTCGGGAAGCTGATGAGGGAAAATCGCGATCTCTTCCTCTCGAAGAGAGCGAAGCACACATTCAGTGGGTACGCACACGCGCAGCTTCACAGGATCCAGACGCATCGCAGGTGGTTGCTCGACGCCTCGAAGTACGAGTCAACGCTTCCAAAGCGCAGCGATTTCGACCTGCCCGAATTCGAGTCCAAGAAGGACGCGAACCAGATTCTCACCGCCCTCGCTCTTGTCCAGAAGAGGCTCGACGAGTGGAACGTTGACTTCAGAGAATTTGACAACGCCGAGAGGATTCGCCTACAGAACAAGCTCGCCCAATTTTTCGTGGAGGCTGGCGTCCTCGGCGATGACCTCTGGTCTCGAGCGGCCCAGGCTGTTTTCGGCGTGGACGAGAACCTGATCCATCGCCTACAACGCGAACGCGCGTACGCGAATCAGTGCTCTGACTGGGAGAAGTACGCTAACTGGAAGCGTTCGCGCAATCCGAAGCGCGCTGCTCTCGAGGCGAAGTTTGGGTACGACACGAAGCACGGCGGCCATTTGATCCGTCTCATGAGGATGTGCAAGGAAATCCTCTCAGGACAGGGCGTCATCGTGAAGCGACCCGATGCCAAGGAGATCCTCGCGATCAGGAACGGCTTGTGGTCGTATGAGAAGCTCATCGAGGAGTCTGAGAAGCTCGAGGCAGAGTGCAACGCGCTCTACGATACGTCAGCGCTTCCGCACAAGCCGAACGTTGCGCGACTTAATGAGTTGTGTTCGCAGATCGTGACACTTGGGATAGTGAGGTAGCATGTCACACTTTTCTTGGCCCGAAATTGACGGATTTCACTCGGTGAGGCGAACTCTCGTTCACTACCCGCACCTTTTGGGCGGAAGAAATACAGTCACGTACCGTGGGAAGGTGAAGCTTCACGGCACAAACGCGGGGATTTACTTCCGTGCGGGCAGATTCACGGCGCAGAGCAGGACGGCTGTCATTACGCCGACGTCTGACAACATGGGATTCGCGAAGTGGGTCGACGAGAGGACAGACGCGCTCGCGGAAGCATACAAGCGCATGGACAGTGACACGGTCATCTTCGGTGAGTGGTGCGGGCCGAGCGTCCAGCGCGGCGTTGCGCTCTCACAGCTCAAGGAACGCATCTTTGCAGCCTTTGCTGCCTACAAGATCTCCGCTCGCGGCGAACCGACAGATGCTCTCGTTACTTCTCCCGAAGAACTCGCCAGACTGGTAGGTGGTATCCCGGGAGCGTATGTCCTGCCCTGGCACGGTGACACGTTCGACGTCCCGTGGCTCGATCCAGCAGAGGAGCTCGAGCCGATCGTTGCGCGCATCAATGACGTTGTCGCTGATGTGGAAACTGTCGACCCGTGGGTGCGCGATACATTCGGTGTCGAGGGAACGGGAGAGGGACTCGTCTACTACCCTATCTCACACGGCGGGCGCGAGAACTTCACGAACATGTCCTTCAAGGCGAAGGGCAAGAAGCACAAGACAGTCGAGGGTGCTCCCGCACAGGTGAAGCCCTCGAAGGCAGAGGTGGCAGAGGCGTTCGCCACACTTGTCCTCACGGAGGCCCGCCTCGAACAGGGCGCTCGAGCCGTGATTCGTGGCGGTGGAGAGCTGACATTCGACATGAAGCTGATGGGCCCATTCATCGCGTGGGTGACAGGTGATGTTCAGAAAGAGTGCGAAGCAGAACTGGAAGCGTCTTCTCTCACGTGGAAAGCAGTATCGCGTGAGGTCGTAGACGCGGCGAAGAAGTGGTACGTTTCGAAGATCGAAGGAAAGTGAGGAACAATGGCTACGAGAAAGAAGAAGCCCACTGGTACGAAGACCGCCGCCCTGGCGCCGAGCAACTCACAGTTTCCCGTGAGTGACGATCGTTCGCCCGGGAACCGGCCCGTCGCGGCGCCCGCCGAACTCGCAGACACCAATCGCGAGATCAAGCCTGGACACACGTACTTCACCTACATCCGCGACGAGCGCAAGCAGCCTATCGCGACGCTCGCGATCATTGCCGACGAAGAGCACATCGGATGGTGTTCTGTCGGAGTCGCTGTCTGTGCACCGGGTGACAAGTTCGATCGCAAGGTGGGTCGCAATATCGCCGAAGGCAGAGCGAAGAAACTCCTCACCGACGACAGTCGCCTCTCGCGCGAGTTCTCGTTCTACGAAAACGAGAATGACCTGAACAGTCACCTGTACAAGTCGGGAATTCCCGCTATCCTCAGCTCACTTGCTCTCGGTGGCCTGTCGAAGGCCAACAAGCAGTACAGGGCTCGCGAGGGTTTCAGGCCCTTCCCGCGCAGGGTCGCCACAGCCGCTCTGCGCCAGGCAGTCGAACAGTCGTTCTAGGAGAAGATAATGCAACAAGTCATCATGACGGTTGGAATTCCCGCTAGTGGGAAATCGACCTGGGCGAAGAAGTGGGTTCTCGAGTCGTCGGGCGATCGGAAGAGGATCAACCGCGACGACCTCCGTCTCATGGTGGATGCCGGTGTCTGGTCGCCTGACAACGAGAAGTTCATCCTGAAGCTTCGCGACCAGTTCGTCCTCGCCTCACTCCGCGCCGGGAAGAGCGTCGTGATCGACGACACGAACCTCAGGAGCGACAACTTCACGAAGCTCTGCACGCTGATCCGTGGCGCGGGTCTCACGGCACTCGTACTCGAGAAGATGTTTCCTGTCGACGTCGAAGAGGCTGTCGCTCGAGACGCGAAGCGCACTCCGAACGTCGGTGAGGCCGTCGTTCGCGATATGTGGAAGAAGTTCATCGGGAAGCACGGGAAGCTCCGCGACCCGCGCACGGAGGCGATCGTCGCCGCGTTCCCGAGCAACGAGACGATCGATCGGATCGAGGGAATCAAGGATGCGATCATCTGTGACCTCGACGGTACCCTCGCGCTCATGGGAGATCGATCGCCGTACGACGCGAGCAGGTGTGACGAGGTGGACCTTCCGAACCATCCAGTGATCGAGTGTGTGAAGGCAATGCACGAGGCGGGTCACGGCGTGATCTTCATGTCGGGGCGTGAGGACAAGGATCGTGCCGCGACAGAGAGGTTCATCTCGAAGTGGGTGAAGGGTCGGAACGGCGATGTCATTCCACACGCGCTCTTCATGAGGCCCACAGGTGACCAGCGCAAGGACAACATCGTGAAGCGCGAGCTCTTCGACACTTGGGTGCGTGGGAAGTACAATGTGAGGTTCTGCCTCGACGATCGCGATCAGGTCGTCGAAGGGTGGCGGGCGATGGGACTGACGTGTTTTCAGGTTCAGCCCGGCGCGTTCTGAGAAGTAAAAATAAGTCGTGCCCTACACAAATGTCGATCAGTGGGACATCGTACCCGGAGACGTCGTCTCGTCGGTGAACAATGAGACGATCGCTGACTACGAAGCACCGTGTGGTCGAATTGACGACTGGCGTCTTCACCGCGGCACAGGTGTATGCAAGAGGATCGCCGAGATACAAACCAAACGCACGGTAGAACGGTTCTTTCAGATTAAGTGGCTTGAGGGTACCACCGTGTGGCACAGATTCGGAGATCTTAGGAGAGTAACCTCCCGCGCCGGAACGAAGGAGTAAATTATGATCGTTACGACGTCGACATCAATTAAGATTGAAACAGGAAGTGCGCTTCAGATGCACTTCTTGCGTTCTTCGGAGCACCCGGGTTGTGTTCAAGTGACAATTGACGGTAACGTTTTTCAGCTCCCGGGAAATAAAGAAGAGGCTGAAATGTTTATTGCTGCTTATCGCAGATGCATCAACCATGAGATCGGTTACAGGAAACGAGAGGTCGAGCGTTAAATTCTTGCTTGTGACGTGAGATGTACTTATTTGTCGAAATGAAACCGAAAAACAGCACTTCGCCGCGTGAGGTGCATCTCACAGCGCCGTCAAATACGCTCCGAGCCAACGCGTGGGGACAGGCCTTTCACCTGACAGAACCCGCGCCACCGTATGACGGTACGCCCGAGTCGATCCTTGCGATCGTATCGTGGTTGGGTGTAGAGAAAAGCGGGCGCTGGCGGCCCAAACCCGGGACGACGTATTGCAACGTCTATGCGTACGATCTCTGCAACGCGATCGGAGCATATGCCCCTCGCGTGTGGTGGGGCAACAAATCAGACGCTGAACCCGTTCTGGGCAAAAATGTCTTTGAACTCAGCGCAAATGCCCTCTACTCGTGGTTTGTGCAGCACAGCGAAGAGTTTGGTTGGAAGAAAGTTAAGACCCTAGACGAGCTGCAGGATGCGGCCAACGCTGGCAACGCCGCGGTCATTGTCGGGAAGAACAAGAACGCACAGGCAAGCGGACACATCTGTTGTGTCGTTCCCGAGTCTGGAAAGCTGATGGCAAAGCGCGTGGATGGGCAAGTCGTCCTACCCGTGCAGAGCCAAGCCGGTGCCTACAACTACGAACTGTCACTCATCAGTGAGTGGTGGAAGAGCCCGAGTTTTGCGGAGTTTGGGTTCTGGGTTCACTCGAAACAGGTTGCTGTACAACCCGCAGAAGAGCCACAGCCCGTAACGATCGTAGTGGATGCGACGCAACCTGTTCCCTATTTACCCCACATGGGAACGAAGAACGCTCCTTCGGGATTCGGCGTCTGGATCGCATTTCAGGGAATGATCGGTTCGATCGACGAATCGATCAGGCGCATGAAAGCGATCGGTGCAACGTGGGTCGCGCCTCGCGCGGGCGTGGGCTCGAAGCGTGACGGAAACTGGACGCCCGAAAAAGCTCGTGCGGCGATTGCAAAGTACCACGCAGCGGGCATCAAAGTTTTTCCGTGGGTCTACTCGCGGCCCGACAGTTACCTTGAGGAGATTCCTGTCTTCAAAGCCCTCATGGATGAGGGCGCCGACGGAGTGTTCATCGACGCCGAAATTGAGTGGGAGGGTCCTGGTGGCGTGCACCGCGCCGCGGCGGCCGATTTCATGGAGAGGCTCAGAACTGAGCTCGGTGAAGGGTGTTTCATCGCTCACGCGCCCTTCCCGTACGTTCTCTGGCACCAGGATTTTCCGTACGTCGAGTTCGGAAGCAGGTGTGATGCCGTCTGTGACCAGCTCTACTGGACAGAGATCAACGGCGCGAGCGCAGCTTCTCACGTCGAGAACACTGGGAAGCAGTGGGCTGAGTATCTCAAGAAGAATCCGACAGCGTGTAAGCTGCGTTCGCCGATCGGTATCACCTACGGCTCGGAGCTGAAGGGCGTCGCGAAGCCGCCCCCGGGCAAGATGCGCCCCGAGGACCTCAGATTCTTCATCGAGTGGTGCAAGAAGCAGTGCCTGCCATTCTACTCGATCTACTCGCTTGAGGCTTCGACGCCCGAGTCGATCGCAGTGCTCCAGGAACTCGCTGGGACGGATACGTCAGTGTGCTTCGATGCGCCGCCAGAGGGATCGACATTTCCGCAGAGCAACTGGTCGACGTACCGCAACATCTTCAATGCGTGGCAGACACGCGATGACGCTCACGACTTGATCGGTTCGCTCGCGGGTCCAGACGTACCAGAGCAGAAGAAAGAGGACGCGCTTCTCGCGCCAACAGATGTGCAGGGCCTTCCGTGGTACATTTCGTTCATTCGTTTTATACTTGGATTGCTAGCCGCACTCTTTAGCAAGAAATCAGGGTGACGAGCGCAGCGGGACACCAAGATGTACGTCTCCTGTACCGTAGACCCAAACTTGCACATAGACGTCGAGACGTGTCAGGTCAAACAACCTATCGTTGTTCGTGTCAATGAGTTTGATGAGAAATCGGCGCAGATCTTTGCGAGACAGGTTTCTATCGCAGAGGACATGGGACAGCCAATAATCCCTGTCGTGATAGACTCATACGGTGGAGATGTCTACAGTCTCCTCGCGATGGTGGACGTCATCAAATCTTGCAAGGCGATCGTGGCTACGATCGTCGAGGGAAAGGCGATGAGCTGCGCTGCCGTACTGTTCTCTTGTGGCACAGAGGGCTATCGATTCGTCTCCGAGCACGCGACAGTGATGATCCATGACACATGGCAGGAAGACGATCGCCCGCGGAAAGCAGAGGATCTGAAGGTAGACGCCGCAGAACTCGGGCGTATCAACAAGCTCTTCTACGAGATCCTCGCGGGCTCCACGGGTCACGATCCACAGTATTTCATCGATATGCTCTCGAAACACAATCGAGCGGACGTGTACTTCAGTGCGCAGGAAGCTGTGAAGCACAATATTGCGAATCACATCGGGATTCCTGACCTGACGCTCGAAGTGGCTGTGTCGTACAAGATTTCACTGACTGACGCACCCGAACAAGCTCCGCTCGCCGCATTGGTCTCAGACTTGCCGAAAAAATCCGTGCGAAAGAAAAAAGAGGCGGCACCGCGATGAACGCTGAGAATCGCAAGAGGATCGTAGAGGCGGCACGACGTATGGGCGACGAGCTGAACGGTCGCCTCCCGGAACACCGAAATCACCCTGACGGTAGAAATTCGTATGCCCACGTCTGGAGCGTCCTGAAGTCGCGATTCGGTGACTACAAAGAGCGGCCTGACGATGAGTTTGACGATATCATGCGCGCTATCGAGTCGTGTAAGTCAGATTTGTAAATTTCCCACTTGAGCGGTATGATGTGCCTACTATGGGCGACCGTACTAGGGGGAAGAACTGACATGGGCGGGAATGCAAGGGCGATCGATCGCGCCACAGGCAAAGAGATGCTCTTTGAGGGCAAACTCGCACACGCCGAGCGCATACACACCACTGCATTTGACGGGAAGTTCGCTTGGTACGTTCTCAAGACGCTTCTGCTGCTCGATCACGAGTGTGATAGCATCTGGGCTCAGAGCTCATTTGCACACCACGAGCTCTTCGGAAAGTGCCGGGCGTTCTCGGGTTCGTCAAGGTTGCTAATGGCATCTGAGACGAGCGGAAACAGAACACCTGAGCACTTGAGAGTGTTAGGTGATATCGATGTGATGATCCCACACGAGAAATTGGGTGAGCTGTTTGACGTTCTCGCGAGACTAGAGGGAAAGTCGCTGTGGCACAATCGTGTAACGTACGTCGGGCAGAACAAACACCAGCAGTCGGGACATCAGATCAACGCGATCTTCGCGTTTGCGCATCCGGAGTCGAGTTGGGAGCAGTTTGTTCAAATCGATTTTGAGGGTGTCGAATTCGATGCCAACGGGGTGCCAACTGAGTTCAGCGAGTTCGCACACTCCACATCACCCGCCGATGCTGACGCTGGCATCAAGGGCGTCGCGCACAAATATCTCCTGACAAATTTGATCCGCGCCGCGTCAGAGCTGCAAGATGCGCTCGTATTGACGGAGAAATCTCCACCCCCGCCAGACTGTCGCATCTCGATGTCAAAGAAAATTCCCAGAGAATACGCGTTCTCTGTCGATCGCGGCCTCAGAAAGAAGCTCGAACCGGTCATGTACAACGGCGCGCAGTTTCGTGTCGGTGATAAGAGGGTATTTCGCGAGCTGGCGACAGACGAAAGCATCTACGATACTAACATCGCGAATATTGCGAAAGCTGCGCTGGGGAAGGGCGTTCACCAGAGCTACACTCATCCCTTTGATGCGGGCGCGTGGACAATGTGGTCATTCGTGGGACTGTTGTTCCTCTGTCGTCACTACAGAAGCAACGCGATTATGTCGCGCGCGTTCGAACTGATGCTCGTAGAGAACCTCTACGGACCCGGTGCGCAGAAGCTCTCTCGTACGAGCTGTTGTGTAGATCAGGACGTGAAGAACAAGATCATCGAGAGGATGTACGTCGCGTTCCCGCACCTGAAAGAAGAGTTCGGTGAGCGTGTCGATGAGATGTCGCGCAAGTTTCAGGAGAACTACTTCGATGCTCGATCTCTCGATTAAGAAGGCAAACCTATCACAACAGCTGCCCCGCAGTTGTGAAGTCACAGAGAAGTACGACGGCACGAAACTGTCACTGCTGCGTGCTGGAGACGAAACTCTCCTGTCTTACAAGGGAATCATTATCGATCCGGTCGTTTTCCCGCGCGAGAAATCGGCGCTCGATGAGATTCGCGAGTTCTCGTGTGGGTACTCTCAGTACGCTCTTGTAGCTTCTGATGCACAAGGAAGCTTCGGTGGGTGTTTCGACGGCGCGGAGATGCTCTTCGAGTTCATCCAGCGCAAGCCGACAGTACTCCGCGAGTACGACAGATATCACGATTTGATCGCAATCGCCTCAGCAGCATCAGATTATTTGCTTTCAGGCCAACGAGTTTACACTCTCCCGAGAACAGTGTGGTATCCGTGCTACCCAGAGAAGAACGGATGGCTTCCCGTCTTCCAGACACCAGCGAAAATTCTAGTTCCTGGGCAGGTGAGAACATACATTGACCTCAAAGAATATATTGAGGGCACCCAGTCGTCACTTGGAGGTGTTGCAGAGGGATGTGTTGTTCATAACGGGGCTACGGGTGAACTCACAAAGATCGTTCGAGACGACCAGTGCGATCGTACGGTAAGAGCGAAGAAAAAAGCCATGACTGTTGGGTTTGATCGCGATCAGAAGTATTGGAACGCTGTGATCGGTTCGGCCTCACGTGTGGTCTCGAATTTCGAACACCCGTTTTTTTTCGACGGAGCACGACTGGAAGCGGCCCACGCTGCAGAGTTTCACGACTTCGTCAACGTGTCGCCACACAATCGGATGCGCGTCGCCGACGACATCTTCTTGTCAGCGACAATTGCGAGCTCGACAGTGAGGACATTCCCAGGCAACAAGATAGGATTTTACCCTGGCGCTTTCAAACCCCTGCATCGCGGGCACTGGAACGTCATCAAGCGTGCTTCTGAAGAGTGCGACACCGTGTTGGTCGTCGCTTCTGAGTCGGATCGCTGTGAAATTTCGCACTCGCAGATGTTCTTGGCGTGGAAGAAAATCTTCTTCGAGAAGTTGCCGCGCAATGTCGTGTTTCGCTTCTCGAAGAATCCGATACAAGAGTGCAAGAACGAGATCGAGAACATCCAAAAATACACGGGAGCTCGTACGACGATTTACACGGGCGAAGACGATGCAGACAAGCGACGGTCTGCATTTTTGGGTCAGCACGTCTCGATTGTCCCGCGCAACGGTGTCTCAAGCACAGAATTTCGTGCGGCGCTTCGACAGAGGATCCGACGAAGTGCACCCGACGAATTCATGCCAGAGTGTCTAAGCAGTCTAGAGTCGCGGCTGTACGTAGAACTTTTCCGTGACCGTTGAAGTTTGCCATTTCACGCTTACTTATCGTAGGTGGAAATCAAATGAAAATCAAGCTCAGCGAAGTTCGCAAGATTGTCAGAGAGGAACTCGCGGCGAAGTCGCAGAGGTCGGGCGCCAAGAATCTCAATGAGAACATCGGGTTTGCCACTGCACGCCCAAAGGGCGTTCTTCCGCAGACGTACGAGGACTTCCGCAAGTGTTTCGAGGCATCGTTCGTGAAGCTCTCACTGCACGGCATCGCCGGGAAGGTGATGAACCTCAACGAGAGCAATAGCGTCATTGACGTCCTGAGTGAGATGTGGACGATTGTCGAGCGTGAGAACAACTCTGGACTCACTGGTGCTCCGAAGCCACACTTTGCCGAAGGAAGGCAGTTCTGGGACTATTTCGGACCCTCGTTCGAGGCACCCCTCGCGAGGCTCATCGAATCGCAGCTCCCGGGAACGTCTCTTGCGAAGTCAAATACCAAAGAGCTTGCAAAGAACGTTATCGACATTTTGAAGGCTGGGTCATGACAGCAAAGAAGAAAGACGATAAAAAGGACGCAGACGACAGCTGCCCTAGTGTCATGTCTGATGACACTGATATTTTGCTTGACGATGAGCTGGAACGCGAGAGCAAAGAGGGCAAAGAGAGCAAGCTTGTCGATCCGAAGCTGCGCATGCAGATCAGACAGTACCTCCTAGCGATGGGACTGGCCGGAGTCAAGCGCTCTCACGTCCGCGTGAAGTAAATCTGAACTTGTGACCCGGAGTGATGTATAGTCACTTTTATGGGTTTCAAAGCACAGGTACTGATCGCGGATCCCCCGTGGGAATTTGACGACGAACTGAAGGCGATGCGCGACGGTACGGATCGAAGCGCAGTGTCGCAGTATCCCGTCCTGAACCTCGATGAGATTGCGAAGCTCGATGTTCGACAGTGCGTCGATACGTCTGGGTGTGTCTTGGCGCTCTGGTGTCCCAGCGTGCTGATCCCAGAGGGACTGCGTGTGATGTCGTCTTGGGGATTCAACTTCAAGGGCACGTATGTCTGGGTGAAGTCAAAGAAGACTGAGAGCGCGCTCGAGAAGATCGGGATCACGAAAGATCTCAATGACATTCTCGGGTTTGGAATGGGAAGGCTATTTCGACAGACACACGAGGTGGCTCTCATCGGAACGATGGGCAAAGTCTACGCGGGCCTCGCGAACAAGTCACAGCGGTCAGTGTGTGTCGCCGAAAACAAAGGACACTCGATCAAACCAGATTCGCTTCACGAGAGCCTCGAGCTCATGTTTCCGGCAGCTCAGAAGCTAGAGCTGTTCGCGCGTCGCCCGAAAGACGGTTGGACGTGTATTGGCAATGAAGTGTGCGAGGGCGAAGACATTCGTGACTCGCTGAAGAGACTCGCTTCTGAATGAAAGACTCGCGCGCAGATGGCAAAGTCAAAGAGAAAATTCACAGACGCTCAAAAGAGAGTGCTGCTTCTCAGCTGTAACTACGAGGTACTGAACTTCGTCTCGGACGTTCGCGCGATTCTCATGCTTACACGTGAGAAGGTGGACGTCATCTCGCACTGGGACGATCACACTTTCAATACACCGAACGTCAAACTTCCGATTCCATCGATCATCCGTCTCAGATCGCCGATCCGTCGCAAGCACGGGCCCGTGCGGTATCACAGGATTGTAGTGTTTAGGAGAGATGGTTGGCGCTGCCAGTACTGCGGAATTACTGTCTCGAAGCGCGACGCGACCATCGATCACGTGAACCCACAGTGCAAGGGTGGGCGTACAAACTACAAGAACTGCGTCACCGCGTGTCGTGCTTGCAATCACAAGAAAGCGTTCAAGACACCCGAAGAAGTCGGAATGGCACTCATGTCAAAGCTCGAGATGCCGAACGTGCTTCACCTCTACAACATTGACGTGAGACACGGGTGGCACCCGTCATGGGACGATTTCATCGGGCACCTCAAGTCTACTTGAGTGCCGCTCGTACGTCCCTACAAATTTCAGAATATCTGGCGTGTAGTTCGCGGTACAGGGGCCAATTTCCCCTAAGGAGACGATCACAGTGAGCGTAAGATTCGGCACCAATGGTCTCGAGAAGTGCTTGGTTTTCGATATCGGGTCCAAACATCACATTCTTGAAGTACAAGCTGTCAGCAAACCCCTGCACAGTAGCGAAATCATTGACATTTCTTGTTTTCGCCCACTCGATGACTACAGACCGCTTTGCGTCGAACAGGATGCTGACGGATCTTTCATGGTGGTTGCTCCCAAGAAGATTGATGACATAGTCGCGTGTGTGCTGCTCGACAAAGGATACGCCTCGTAGGCGATCTGAAAAGTAATCGCAGAGAGACGTGTGAAGCTTCATTAAGATACATAGGAGTGAAATCGTGGAAAGAATCAATACGCTGCGCCAAGGGTTGGCACTTGCCAACGACGAGCCGATCCCGTTGAAGTTTGGAATCATGTTCCCACGCGGGAACATGGCGATCGTCGCAGGAGGGGCGTCACAGGTCTCGTACGAAAAGAAGACGTTCATCTGCCTCGACCTGATGCCTCCGCACCTGCAAGAGCAGATCAATACGTTTATCGAATTCGCTTCGAAGCCCTGAGCTTCAGCAGATCGAAGCGCGTCTAAGCAGGTATGACGCTCTCTCACGATCATCGATGAGCTGCGAAAGCATGTTGTCGATGCCCTTTGAGAGCGTGCCTGCCGACTCCATTTTCATGATCGCGTAGTTTGTAGCGCCCACGAGGCATTCCTCTGCTGCGAGGCTCAACCTCACGAGATCGGTGTCAGACGGTATCACAGACGTTTCCGAGCAGTAGATCGCCTTCATCCACTCTGTTACAGTCGCGACCAACCGAGCGACCCGCGTCATCTCGACGAGAGCAGCGCCGCCAGCTCCGACAGCCTTCTCAGCAACAGCGTCAACGTGCTCGAGCACCGATGAGTAGACGTCCTCAAACATCTTGTGATCGCCGAAGAAATCCTGCCCCCGTGCCTGCCAGTGGTGTGTCTGGTGAATGTGCGCGACACACTTGGTGAAGACAAGGACTGTCGCGAGCTCAGAGAACTGTGACTCCATGAACTCAATTTCGATTTTATCGAAAAGCTCTGTCACGTTCCTTGCCTGTGACTCTTCACCCGCTCCGACGACCGCAAACGTGTTGAACGGTGAGAACATTCGCTTCATGTCGATCCTACCTGTGCGAGTAAGTATCTCTCTTCTGGATACACTGTGTGAGCACACCGTAAAATAACAGAAGGTTACCGTGACGCGATGAAAATACACACGCGATTCATAGTTTACGTCGTGTTGGCATTTGTGTGTGCGGTGATCACAGCCGTGTCTGTCACCATTTGCATCGTTGCGCCGCACATGATGAAGCTTGTGTTCCCGTACGTCGTATTTTCGTGCGTCATCTCTGGATTTCTGATCGGAATGATCGTAACGAACATTTCGTTCATCTTCTACGGAAAGAAGAGTGATGTCTAAAACTGACACTAGGTCTATCGTCCTCGTCACCGGCGGCGCGGGATTTCTTGGTTCGCACATCTGTGACAGGTACAAGGACAAGTATCACGTTGTCGTCGTCGATAATTTCATGACAGGTAGGCGTGAGAACGTACCGGCGGGGTGTGAGGTCATCTCGATTGACGTCACGAGCAGTCTCTTCCTCGAAGAGATGCGAATGCTGTATTACAAGCGCGATATCTCGAGGATCTTCAATTTTGCGTGTCCGGCCTCGCCGCCGAAGTACCAGCTCGATCCCGTTCACACGATGATGACGTCTGTCGTCGGCACGAACAACACACTGAAGCTCGCGCGCGATTTCGGTTCGATCTTCGTACAAGCTTCAACGAGTGAGGTTTACGGCGATCCGGAAGTTTCTCCGCAGGTAGAGTCGTATCGAGGCTGTGTCAACACGATCGGTCCCAGAGCGTGTTACGACGAGGGCAAGCGCGCCGCCGAGGCTCTGTGCTACGACTACGCTCGAATGGGCACCAACGTGAGGGTCGCTCGAATCTTCAACACTTACGGTCCGAGAATGGATGTCGATGACGGTCGCGTCGTCACGAATTTCGTGAAGCAGGCGCTGCTCGGCGACGACATCACGATCTACGGTGATGGTTCGCAGACACGATCGTTCTGCTATGTCAGGGACCTCATCGACGGCATCGTTGGCCTCGCTGAGACACTGAGCCCGCCTCAGCATCCCGTGAACATCGGAAATCCCACCGAGTTCACAATTCGTGAGCTTGCAGACAAGGTGCTCGAGCTGCTACCAGAATCAAAGTCAAAGATCGTCATGTGTGATCTCCCGACTGACGATCCGAAGCAGCGCAAGCCCGACACCAGTTGTGCAGAGAAGTACCTCGGGTGGAAAGCGGGAATTAAGTTGGGCTGGGGACTGTCGATGATGATCGATTACGTTCGTGATGAACTGAAAAGGATGGGACGCCTGTGAAATCTCTGACACTCAAGCAGTTTGCCGACTACTGTCAGCTCGTGATGTCGGTTACGGGCGC